TTCTTCCTCAACTTCTTCTTCCTCAACTTCTTCTTCGGCTTCTTCTTGCTCTCGAAGATGCGGAATAGAATTTTCGCTTAAGTTTTCAAGCTCTTCCTGGGCCTGGTCCATGCTCTCACTTACAAGGCGCTTCAGGAACTTCTCAAGCTGAGATCCTGTTGTTATCTTCTTACTCATTTTTTTCTCCAGACCGTCTTGTTACCGGGATTTTCTCGGTAAAGCCTGTTGTATTTCTGCTGCGGTGTTTCACCTTGATCGGCTACGCTTTTGTGGCGCGCTATATTCTTCTGCTCTCTCTTGAGCTGGTCATCAATAAACTTATCAAACGGTCCCGGAGGAGTGGCCTGCGTATTTTTTTCAGCGGGCTTTGGATTTGATTTCTCGTTAGCCATTTATTATTCCTGCCTGGTTCTTCGAAAAAGATAGTGTCACCTTGTAGTTAGATGACCCAATTCTAATTATATCCCAGCTGATCTCATATCTCGAAAGATCCCGGGTTATTTCATTTTTTCCGCAGCGCAAATTAATACCCGATGCATTTGCGTCAAGTATTGCCGGCAACATATCAGCGCTGCAATTAAAAATCATAGTGACGCCGGTTGGCCCTTCATCATAAGAATGAAGCTCATATTCCTGGCCTCCTGCCATTAACGCAAAAGAACCTGCTGTAGATCTTCCTTCTAGTAAATCGGGTGTCAAAGTTCCCTGGAGGCTTTCGGAAGCGAAAAACCTCTCTTCGTTCTGATTAATCACCGTAATACTCCAGGTCCTGGTAGATAAGATCAGCCATCTTGGCGTACTCATAATCTAGCTCTGTAAGGCAGTTCAAGTCCTTGGTATAGACTTCAATCATTACATCGCCATGATTGATTCTAATGTCACCAGCGTGATTTGTTTTTCCCTGATATTCTAAAAGCTCATTTATAAATTCCTGCATTTTTTTGCTACTTAGGAAGCTATATGATCGTGCAAGACGCTTTGGTGACTCCAAAACTTCCCATCTTGATCTAAAATTTTCTCTAGGAAGGACAGGCATTGGCATCTCAGAAAGAAGCCTCGAAGTATACTGCTGCTTTTCAGCAGCACCCTGCCTAAGTTCACTACTAAGCTCCTTTAAGAAGCGCTTATTCATGCAATGCCCTTCACAAGAAGGAGGGCTTTGTCTAGGTCGGGATTTACCGGAGCAGATTGCAAGATAGCATCTGCAGGTGTCATGGATTCAGATATCTCAGATGCTGCTCGTCGGCGGAAAGTTCTGCCGCCTGCTGAGCGTTTAATTGTCGCGGCAGGACTAGCGTCCGGCTGGGGTTCTAGGGCTGGTACTTCCTCTTCAGCTTCTTTGGACCGCCAGGGTTCAATCTTCCAGCCCTTGCCTAAGTGGCCTGCAACTGTCTTCTTGTTCTTTGGATCGTTAAGAAGCTGTTCAAGATTATCGTAGGCTTCTTTTTCGCCCCTCCGAATAAGGCCAGATACTGCTTTCTCTAGAGCATCGTTTCCAACTTTTTTGTTGAAGTGAAACTTTGAAGATTTTGCTCCAGGGAAATCAATATCATTAGCCAAGTAAAGAGTTACAAGATGTTTGTACTGGTCGACTAGGTCGCTCCCAGCGGATTTTTCACGAAGCTGGTCCAAGACTTTTTCGACACCGCCTGCTGTGGGGTTCGACATTATTCTCGCCACATCAGTGTGCTTTATCAGGAAGCTTCTAATTTTCTTAGCATCCTCTGGGGGAGAGATTATAAATTCAACAAACTTCTCATCAAATACATCGGGACCAATAGCTAAGCCCAGCATAAATTTCATGAATGCAGAATCTTGAAGGTTTCTAAACACACTAGACTTCATTGGCTCACCACCGCCGAGAAAAACATCTGCATAGCGTGACTTAAGCTCGTCAGACATTTCACTAAACTTTGCTGATCCTGCCTGCATTGACTGGGTGAACGCATCAGTTGACTCAAGCTCTTCTTGAACTCTCTCAAGCTCGTCAAAATCAAGAACTGTATCTAGATCGTCACCTTTCGCGAGTGCTGCATCTATAGCACTTGCCTTGCTGGCAAACATTTCTTTTGCGATCTCGATTCTCTTAGCTAGGCTTTTATCTACTAGCATCTGAGAAACTACACCCTGTTCTTTATCAATAACAGCCTGAGCTTTTTCTGCAGCCTCCTGATCTTTTCGCATCTTTTCAGCTTGCGCTGAGGACATTTGGCTTCCGATCATTTTTTCAAGATCAGAATCGGGTTGTTCGTCATCAGTGCCGAATCCGGCCGCTGTTACATCTCCCTTTGGAGCATCTACAACTCTTCGAGGGCCCGGGGATGCGGGAGAAACTTCTATTTCTTCTTCTTCGAACTCTTCATCTTCTTCGGCGAATTCTATGTTCGCAAAAGGATCTGTGGGATCGGAAACTCCTTTAACTAAAGAGCTATCCATGCTTACTCGGCCGGGCTCATAAGGTGCTTCAGAAATAAAGTATACTAATCTTTCCAGGCTTGTGCTTTCGCTTAAGTCAAGGATATCAGCGGGTTCCTCAGTAGAAATAGGATCACCAGGCTCGAAGCTACCGGGTATGACAACTTCTACTCCCGGGCTGATCTCAGACCTTTGCCTCAGAACGCTGTGCAGGTTATCCAGGGATTTTCGAACTATTTTATAAGCAGTTCCGATTGCAGAGTCAGGAACATCATCTAGAAGTTTTCCAACTGCAACTTTTAACTCAGGCATTCCATCGGGAACGTAGGAAGGATCTGCAGTGGGTGGTCCAAGCTCATTATCAACAACTTGGGGATCTGCCTCTAAAGGAGTATCCGGTTTATCCATCGGTATTTCAGATACTGCAGGTGGATTTGTCTCCTCTGCGGGAGCATCGTCTCCTGCTTCTTCTAGAAGCATGTTCCTTACAAATTCTCGCAAGGCAGTTTCAGTGATCTTAACGGCCATTATCTACTCCGGTAACAGTGAGTCGAAATAAATATGGTCTTGCACTGCTATTTTATCTGGTTTAAAGTCCAAGCAGATGCCATAGTGACTGCAATTCCTGCTACAGTACCTGCAACGAAATACCAGCCAGGGCGCTGTGACTTATCAAGTTGAGTTACAAGAAAGTTAATCTGCTTCTTCCGCATATCCTCTTTTAACTCGTGAATATTCTTTATTGTGAGGATCTCAACATCGCGCTTACCAAGCTCTCCGGTGCATATAGCATCGGATTTTTTCTTTTGCTCATCTACCCGAAGATCACACTGCTTCTTAGCATTTTCTATATCAACTACAATCTTAGCCATCGCTGCTGCTTTTACATGCACGCCGTCACACGGCGCTGTTTGCCCTTGATTAAGCGGGGTCAGATCAGCACACTCAGCATAAGATAGCTGCGGTGCAACAATCAGTGCTGCAGCTAAGAGAAATCTCACTTCAAGCCGCCTAAAGCTAATACTGTCACGAGTCCCGGAAGATCATCACGAACATAAATGCCTGAGAAAAGCGTATTGGTTCTTCCGCCCACGTAGGCAGTTGATGCTTCAAGGTGACCGCTGATACTTACATCGTTAGCATGATCTTCAGTGATTACTTGCAGAAGAACACCTGTCTCAGCATGCCCCTTTGGCGTCGGGCAAGGAGAATTATTTAGGCAAGTCTGGTAGAGCTGCACACCTAAGTTAGGTCCTGGTGCACAAATCGAAGAACCTACAACCATACGGCCGGGTGAGCTTAAAAATCTCTCAAGATCCTTGCCGTCAAACACTTGAACGGGTGAGGGTTCGTCAGCAAGACGAAGAAGCTGCCAAAACATCTTGGCAAAAGCTTTATTTGCTGCCGGGTAAAGACCTAGAACACCAACGCGGCCGCGGAAAGCATTGAGCTGTTTCTCATTGTCAAGAACAACGTAGGGATCTTTTTGAACATCCTTCAGAAGGGATGCTGCATTTTTCTTGATGGTAGAATTAAGCTTCTCTTGTGCAGTAGGCTGGGAGATAACGTAGACAACTTTACCAGTTGCCTCATTGGTTTCTAGGAATCTCTTGAAAACGGGGTCCAGAGTGTAAGCAGATGATCCTGTACCACCACCTCCGCCTGCACAGACGAAGAGCCAATCAACTTTACCTAACTTCGTACGAAGAGCGTCTTCTACAAAGGCGCTGTTCTCAGACAGAACTTGTCGACCGAGCTCAATGTTCTTTGCCAGACCATCAGCACCAGGGAGAGCAACAAGGTGGTCCTCATTAATACCTGTCTGGAAATCCTTAGTTGTTGTGTTCAGCAGGATTGTCTTGGTAAAGCCTAGATCTAAGAAAGCCTTGGCAATCTTGCATCCTCCGCCGCCGACGCCAATGAAGGCAATGTTAATGGCTGACTCTGCAGCATTCTCAGCAAGAGTCTCAAGATTAGCTTGAGGCTCAGCATAATCATCAATAAAATCAAATTCGCTCATGATATCTCCATATCAATCTATTCTACATCGTTACTAGCTACGGATAAACCTGTCAATTCACTGAGTCGCCTTGCTAGCTCACTCGGATCACCGTCGGTTTCCCGTACTATTCTTTTTACTTCTTCTTTTTTGTCTTGTTCAAGTTCTTGATTCTTTTCCCTGAACTGCTCTTCTATCTCTGCGAGGCGCTTTTGTGTTTCCTCGTCGATTCTCTTTTCTTTTTCAGATTGAGATGAAAGTTCATCTTCAATCTTTTCTTCTAGCTCTTCTTCGTCCTTGCGTATCTTCATGAGTGCCCTGAAACCCTCGGAGACAGGACCTTCCCTTAGCGCAAAAAATGCGGCGAGGAATCCTACAATGAGACCGACAACCAACTTCCAGGACTTTTTGATCCACGCCCATGCCTTAGAGAGAAAAATCACTAGGATTTACCTTTCCACTGGAGGAAGGAGTCGATGACCGCCTGCGTTCCAATATAAATCATTGAGATGTAAACCCACTGTTCACCGGTGATTTTGCCATACATTAGCAAGGAAGTAGAAGAAAGCCACACAAGAAACTTTCGTGAGATGAATTTTTTAAGCTTTGAGTCTAGAAGTGATTGTACCATTTTTCGCCCTAGTGGATGATGTCATCATCGTCGTTCGCCGTAGTGATCGTGTATTTAGTATTTATAAGCCTATCAATGACTTTTTGATGTTCAAGTACTTTTTTTAAAACATCTGCAAGCATCGCCTGCTCTTTCATTAGAGAAATAGCGTTGTTGGTTAGTTGAGTGCAAAGCAGCTTTAGGTCTCTCACTTCAGCTTCAAGATCTTTTATCTTCCTAGCGTTTCTAAACATCATCCCTCATAACTTTGATTATCTTCTATTGCATCAAAAAGAGATTCAACGTCTGTCTCAGAAAGCTTTTCAATCTCCCGATTTCTCTTTCTTTTCTCAATTGTCTCTAGGACCCGATGGGCAAAACCGTCTCCAGACACAACCCTTTGAGCAAAATCCTCAAAGACTTCCTGCATAGACAGCTTCTTTTTCATGAGTTCAACTCTGAATGCTGCATGAGTCTCGGTATAAAGCTTTACATGGATAGACTTGCGTCGATCAAAGTCCTTGTACTTAGCCACTCAGCCTCCGGCGCCGCCTCCTGGGCCTGCTCCAACTGCTGGAGGTGCGGGTAAATCAGAAGCAACAAGCTTTTCAACTTCTTCTTCCGGCACGGCCAGCTGAAACTTGTCCATTAGAGCAGTCTCAAATTCTTTTGCGACATTCTCATCGTAATTTGTCTGAAGATAATGTATAGCGCGATTGATGATCGCGTCTTTTAGATCTAAAACCTTCTCAGGGATCTCTGCGAGGCGTGCCACTTTAGTTGCAAAAGTAATGACGTCAAGCTTAGGCATTTTTTCCTCAACCTCTACTTCTTCATCTTCCTCTTCAGCTTCAGCTTCTTCTCCACCCTCATCGTCGCCTTCTTCTTCGCCCTCTTCTTCGACGTCGACTTCAACATCAACTTCTTCTTGTTCTAAAATAAACCGAAGAGAAGTAGTAGTCAAAACTTCTTCAAGAACCTCTTCTTCGTCAGGAAGAGAAAGCTTTTCATATTGCAGCAAAAGCTCATCAATCTGGACATCTACTGAATCTGGGGCAGGCACATCAGGTTCATCACCTGTAGGCACTTCTTGAGTTTCTTGTTCTGATATTATTGCAGCAAATTCCTCTGCAATCAATTTTCTTAGATCTTTGTCGTTCATCTTAACCTCTCATAACCTGGGCGATCTTATCAGTTCGCCCAAACCTCTGCTCAATCACGTTCCAGTTTAATTCCTTCATCATGTTGACTGTATATGCAGATACATCCTTTAAGTAGTCCTTGTAGTAAGCATGCTGCCAGACATCCAGAACAATTACGGGAATGACACCAACGGGCATGTTAAGAGAATGAAGATCAACAACATAGTTCATGTAAGTGTGAGTAAAAACATTAAATCCAGTGATAACCCAGCCGCAGCGAGATGACTTTGCGCAAGCAAGAAAATCCATTTGCCATGCGTCAAAAGAACCGAAGTCTCTTTCAAGGCGCATGAAAGAAAGCGTATCCATTGTAATTTCGCTCTGCAAATCACCGATGTTAGCAAAGTAAAGCTCGTGCAAATACGTGGCATTTAAATTGTAGACTTCATCTATTTTCAAGCTTCTAAACGCTGAGTGATTTGATGAAGCATTAGATCTGTCTGCACCATCGAGTTCTGCGCTTATTTTGTTAAAATCTTTTGCGTAAGTCTCGTACAGGCTGTAATGATTTCTAATGTTTTCGCCTGAGAGGGCTTCTGTTGGAATAGCAAACGGCTTTGCTTGAACTACTAGCGCCTCATCGAGGCTCTCAGTATTTCTCATACCCAAAGATTCACGGATATTTTTTGCCACATCTTTCTTCTTCATATTAATCTAACCTATAACCTTTTAAAAGTTGTTCAGCTGGCATGGGATCTAGGCTATTTCCCTCTGGGTCTACCAGTATGAACATCATGTTTTTGCCTACTTTTTTCCTTTTGGCAACGTAGTAATCCTTATTAGATTTCTTGCAGCAGACTCGTAATCCTTTGCTGATTAGATCTGCCTTCTTTCCTAGGGAGTGCTTCTTGCTATTGCAAAGATCATCTTGTATCTTTTGTCTTTCCTCGGCGATGATTGCCAAAACTTTTTCGTGAGTAAGCGGATTAGACATAGAGCACTCCCATGCTGTAATAAATATGAACTCTTTCAGCTTATTACTTAGGCTGAGAAAATCTTCTAACAGTTAATCCTGCGGACTTCATGATTTCTATTCCTGTGGAATCTCTGTATAGATCATCATAAATCACTTCATTTACGTTTGCGTTAACTATCATCTTAGCACAGTGACTGCAAGGTGACAATGTCACATACATCTTCTTTTTCTTGGGATTATTGTAATCTAGTTTTATTAATGCGTTCTGCTCTGCGTGAATGAGACCAGATTGGCCAGGGACCTCTGATTCTACTTTGTTTGGCCCACCTTTGTAGTTGCCATTATAGCCTAGAGAAAGAAGCTGGGTGTTATCCTCCGTCACGATGATTGTTCCCACCTGGTGTCGAGGATCGACAGACCTCTCAGCAATAGTATGCGCCACACGCATCCAAACTTTGTCCCAGGAAGGCCTACCATCTTTTTCATGCTCAGGGCATGCTGGCGTGGTGTTGCATCCACAATTTCCGCATTCAACGTCGATCATGAGCTGTCTTTTGATTTTGCAGAATCAGTCTTTTTAGTAGATCTTTTGCGCTTCGGTTTTGGCTTGTCAAATAGCTCCTCGATACCTTTTTCCCAAGTAAACCCTGCTGCTGACTTGTGACCTCCGCCGCCGTACTTCTTGGCAATCTCTGACGCGTCGATGTTGTCGTGGAAAGCTCTTAGGCTTACCTTGATCTTCTTATCCTCGTGATCGTGAAACCAGATCATCGCAAGATCACAATGAGGAGACAGCGCATTTCCAACCTCAGACATCCAATGTGATGCATTGACCACGAGGGCTTCGTGTCCGGCAAGTTTTCGTGGGATAGCCTTTGCTGCAATCTTCTTCACAACAGTCTTTGAATAAGCGAGAATGTAAGATCCACGTTTCACTGCATCGTCAAAGACAGAATCGTCAACGAATTTGTCGAAATCTTCGAAGTTAAACTGGACCATATCAAATGCTGCAGCGAACTCACGTGAGTAAGGAAGCTCCCACTTCCACAAATCTCTATCCTCAATATACTGGACAAACTTTGGAACGTCCTTGCCCGGATGGAAAAACTCCCAGGTAATCACAGCTCCTGATTTCTCCATATTGAAGATGGCGTCAGGAATATCGTGCAACTCGACCATTGCTGATTTGTGGTGGTCAAGAATAACCAGGGAGTCAGCGTCCTCGATCATCTTCTTTGTGACGTCATTTTTAAATGAAAAGTCGCAGATGGCAACATTCTTGCCTTTAACATTGGGTGGATCTTCACCGTGAGAGCATGCAAGATACTCGGCTCTATTGCCTAGAAGTCTCCATGCTGAATATGCAGCACCAAATCCATCAGTGCAATTTTTATGGTAGATGACGAGATCTACGTCGCGCGGATTAGGAATCATGAGCTTCTCGCTGGTTCATTAAAGGGTGATGATCAAAGCAGCGAGGCTCATAAAGCTCGGCTCCCCCGATCGCGATCTCAATTCCGTCATCATTCTTCTTGTAAGTGTAGTAGGCATCCTTACTGCAGACGGGACAAACGGCTGGGCACTTCTCAACATGGGTTGCCCAAGGCATCATTTGTTGTACTTCATCAAAAGGATTGCAAGCAGCAGAAAGATCTAGCGTAGATACCACGATAGTCACTCCTTTGCTATACAGCCACCGGAGCACATCGGACACACCCTCGATGAGAAAGGCTTCATCCACAGCAACGACGTCATAGACTTCGTCGGACTCGGCCAGATGTTTATAGATATCTTCCGCGTCGAAAACTGTTACTGCAGGGATCTTGCCCCCGTTATGAGTGACAATATCTGATTCATCATATCGATCGTCTAGCCTAGGTTTGAAAGCTATAACATTTCGATTCTGGTATCGATACCTGTCAACAGCAGCCATTAGGCGTGTTGTTTTAGATCCAAACATTGGACCGCAGTATATCTTAAACTCCGGTGTGGGCATCTACTCACCGTCAAAATCAAACTGGAGCTGCTCGACGCTATCGGAGCTGAACTCAGATTTTAGATGCTCAGAAAGTTCACCGGAGAGGATCTTTATCGCTGCGTGCGAGTGAAGATTAATCGTCTTCTCAGGAAAGCCTGCCAAAAACTTGGCAATAGCGATCCGCAGGATGTTTACATTGTCGATCTCGATCATTAGATACTGTCCTTTTCTATTTCGAGGATAGCTTGAACGTGTGCTTCGGCTATCTTATCTCTATACTCTGCCGAGAGCATTTGTTCACATTGTTGTTTATTGCTAAAGAATCCGTTTTCAGTTAAGATAGCTGGCATAGTAGTTTTTCGAAGCACATAGAACTTGGCTTCTTTTACCCCTCTATCTCTCCACCCCGTCTGGTCGATCAAGTGTTTCTGGAACACATCACCAAGCCTATGACCCGTGGTAGATCCTGGGTAACAGAAGGTTTCGATGCCATTCGCAGATGACCAATCATCAGTTGCTGCATTGCCGTGCACTGAGATGTAAACCTTTTCAAGGCCTTGATCATCACAAGATTTAGCTAGGGACACACGGTCACTCAGAGATACGTCGCTGTCCCCTGGAACAAGGTCGAGGTAAGCCACACCTATCTCATCAAGTCGATTCTTAATCCTTGCCACAACAGCACGATTGAACTCGTATTCAAACATCCGCGTTCCATCATCGAACTTCGGTGATCTCTTACCGGGCGTTGTCTCTCCGTGTCCATTGTCTAACAGCCACAAATACTTCTTTTGATGTGTCACTTTCTTCTCCTTGACGGGTTCAGGCGTGAGTTCTTCCTTTACCTGTACGGGTTCTTCAGGCTCCGGATCAGGTGTGGGCTTCATGCTTGAACCCAGTGCTTGCAAGATTACTTTAACGATTAGAGAGAATATGCGTTCCACTTTCGGTCTCTCCTGCAGAAGTCTGCTTGATAAATTGTGCGCGGTGCTGCAACTCCTTGAGAGTTCTTGCCCCGGAATAAGACATGCCGCTCCGCAAACCTTGCACCAGATTATTAAGTATTAAATCGGCAGATCCTTTGTAAGGTACAGTGGCGGATACACCTTCTAGACTGCTAGCTCTTCCTCGCCAGTCGAACTGTGCTTCTTGGCTAGCCATGCCTCTATAGACCTTGCGCTTTTCTCCGTTAACATACACGAAATCACCGGGTGACTCATCAGTTCCAGAAAGAAGAGAGCCTAGCATCACGCAGTCAGATCCTGCAGCAATGGACTTAACGATATCGCCGCTGTTTCGAATGCCGCCATCAGCAATGATCGCTACGTTCCGGTCTGTCTGGTAGCATCGTAAAATCGTCTCAAAGCCCGGAACACCGTGTCCCGTTTGGATTCGAGTGCTGCATATAGAGCCTCCACCAATGTTGCATCGTACGGCATTTGCTCCCCAATCTGCTAAGTCATTAATGCCTTGCTTGGTTGCCACGTTTCCTGCGATGATGCAGAGCTCTTCTCCGTGAGTTGCACGTAGCTCCTCCAGCACCTCTTTCACAAGGATATGGTGGCCGTGTGCCACATCGACACAAAGAGCAGAGGCTCCAGCATCCAGTAGTAAGCTTGCGCGTTTGAAATAGTCACCTGTCACTCCAATAGCTGCAGCAACGGGGCCACCCTCTGCATGCTCAACTGCTCTCCTCACGAGCTCAGCCTGATCTTTGGGTGTGTTGTAGCGGTGAATGATGCCTAATCCACCCATCCTAGCCAGTACCGCTGCCATCTCTGCCTCTGTCACAGTGTCCATGCAGGATGAGATGATCGGTATCTTTAGCTCCACACCAGGTCCGAGCACTGTGGAAGTGTCGCACTCCTCGCGGGATCTGATTTCGCTGTATTGCGGAACCAGTAGCACGTCGTCGTAGGATAGTGTTTCAGGGATCTTCACGCTCTCTCCGTTGCTTACTATGGATTATAACACAACGCGGTGAAATTTATTCTTTTATGCCGGCCAAAAGTTGCCAGCGGTTTTGAACTGACTCTGCTAGGGATTTGTCATCCATCAAAGATTTTGGATCTGGAAAGGTCATGTCAGGCACAACTGCTGCGAATGCCTCTCTGTCAGCTTCGCTGTCAAGATCGATGGGGGACTGTCGGATCTTTTTAAGAGGAGCACTTCTTGTGTCTGATCTGATGCCATATCGGTTGCCCTTCATGTTTCGAAACTGGACTCCGCCTGAGACTTGATCACTGAAGTCGAAGAGGATGGTTCTCTTCTCGTTGCCATCCTCGTCTTTAATCTTGATCTCAAAATCCGGATGCAAATGATAGAGTCCCTTACCCTTCACTTGAACTAGGCCTGCTTTCTTTCCAAGGTAGTAGTCCCTCATGCGGTCAGAACCGATCTTAAACTCACCGATCTTCACTCCGCTGATATCACTTCCTGCTTCTGTGTCTGCGCGCAGGGCAGGCTTAACAATCTGGTCATACTCGGCTCTAGTGATCTTATCGATAATGTCCTGGAAGGGTGAAAGCTCAGAATCTTCTCCGTCAGCTGATCTTTGTGTGTTGACCTTATCACGAATAATCACCATTCGGTTATAAGCGTCTGTGCTTGTGTCGTCAGCATTGATCAGATTAGCTACATCTACGTTAATGCCCTTCTCAACTGACGGGAAGAAAGATTTATCTTTAATATTATACTTGAGTGTGGGTTCACCGAGCTGTGCGTCAGGGAGTTTTACCTCAATACCAAGCTTGCCATCCTTAGTCACAACGTAAACATCTGAGATTGTATTATCTGCGCCAAGCTCTGCTTCTAAACCTGCATCCTTCAGGTTCGGGAAGATCACGTTCATCTCATATTCGTAGCCACCTTTGCGTTGTCCAGATGTCTCACCTGCTCCTCCGAACGTGAACATTAGGTTGTCCAGGTCAGGAAGAACATAAGATGTGTAAGTTCCGCTCTCATTGGGGCCAGTATCGGGACCGAACACGCGAACTGGATTTACTTTTTCTGGAGCCAAGACAGCATAGATCTTATCAGCGATGTCTTTAAAATCATGCTTGTCTTTTGCACCTGCACCTACTCCGAACCGCATGGAATTCTTGCCTTTTACCTGCTTCCCTTTGGTGGGCCCTACGATATCAGTTCCAAAGAACTCAGGGCGACGCAAGATATTAGCTATAGCCTCAGCTTTCGCTTTAAATGAACTTGCGTCTTCATATTCCTTTGCTAGGGACTGGAGCTCAGGATCAACCTCGGGTTCTTTGACTTCGGGTTCAACGACCGCTTCTTCGGCCTCAGCCTCTTCTTCGGTTTCTTCTTCAACTTCTTCTTCGTCCTGCTCGCGCAGGATGTTGCGAATCAGAAGGCGTAAATCGTTTTCAGTGAGCTTCATAAAAACACTCCGTGATCTATTTTAATAGATATGCAACAAATTCCTGTAGATTTTCTCATTTTAGAACTTCTTGCTTAAGCCAATAGAGAATTCATAATCGGACTTGGATGAATCGAGAGCTATATTTCCTGCTGCTGCACCTGTTATAGATCCGCCTGGAATCTTATAGTTTAGGCCTGCTTTTGCGCTAGCCATGTCCTGCGTTAGACCCATGTCTAGCTCGGCTGTCGCTTCTTTGCTGAGAGAGATCGTAGGGGTCTGTACGAAAACATTTTTAATTTCCAAGCCTGGGCCAAGCTCGCCTGAGAACGTAAACCCTTTGAGCTTTCCCTTTTCAACGACAGCTTTTACTTTTGAATTATTACCAGCTCCAAACTCACCACCTAGTTTTAAATTTCTTCCTAGCTTCATTGGAGGAATTTTAAGCGTAGGATTTTTTAGAAAAGATGCGAGTACTTCTGAGCTTTTTTTACCTGACTTTCCTGACATGTTTTTTGCGACATTGACAAGCGTGGGGACTTGTGCTTTAGCAAACTTATCGACAGCTTTTTGCAGATCATCTTGCTTCTCCACAGGGAGCTTCTGATAAAAATCTGCTTTGTTCACGCTGGACGGGCCAGGTTTTGCTGATTCTTCCCGTAGAATACTGCGAACCAGAAGGCGTAAATCATTTTCAGTGAGATTCATAAAAACACTCCGGGTGCACTATCAGGAATAAATATGATGGTCTACTGCTATATTCCCCACCAGTCAAACGTCTTTTCAAGACCGTCCCAAAATCTTACAAGGGGCTTGTAACCAAATACTCTTTCTGTCTCGGAAATATCTGCCTGAGTGTGCATGACATCTCCGGGTCGAAATGGAGCCTGCTTTACGTCGATATCTCCAAATCGGGACTCGAAAGCAGCCAAGATCTCATTGTTGCTAGTTCGATCACCGCATGCGACGTTGAAAGCCTCACCTTTAAGTGCACCTTCGTGGTTGGCTGCTCGTATATTAACATCTACAACATTGTCAACATAGCACATATCACGACTCTGTTCACCTGTGCCGTCTTTTCGAAGAGGTAATCCTTCTTTTACAGCGTGACACCATGCGGAGATGGCTGTGGAGTAGGGTGAGTCACCGTATTGATTAGGTCCAAACACATTAAAGTAGCGCAGGCACACGGAGTCGAAATCGTATAGATTACCAAACATTCTAAGCAGATCTTCTACAGAAGACTTCTGCCAAGCATAAGGAGACTTTGGATCTCGAGGCTGATCTATAGGTGTGGGCATTACTTCGGCGCCCCCGTAGACTGACGAAGACGAAGAGAATACAAACCTATCGATCTTTCCCCTGCAAGACTCCATTAACTTTACTGTCTTAGCCACGTTATTAAGAGTTGTATCTGATGGATTTTCGACTGAATAGCTTACGCGTGGCACTGCGGCGACGTGAAATACTACGTCAAAGTCTCCTGACTCCACAGCTTCTACAATGGGTTCAGAAGCGAAGTCATTTACGACCAATGTCAGCCCTTTTAATCCCTGGACAAGCTCAAGATGGCCGCTGCTCAGATCGTCTACTCCTGTAACCTTCCAGCCTTCTTGCAAAAGCTTGCGGCAAAGATTAGATCCTATAAACCCAGCGGCTCCCGTCACCAGCGCATGTCTTGTCATTTTTGTCTCCAAATAAAGAAGGGGGCACAGAGGCCCCCTTCACGATTACCAAAATCGATTTGATTAGTCGTTACTATTGTTAGTAGTTTTCGTCTCATCGGTGTTGGTGTTCGTTGCGGCAGGAGTTTCCTCCGTTGCCGTGGTTGGTGCTGCTGCAGCAGCTTCGTTGGCCGCGGCTGCATTGGTCTCAGTAGCAGCACCTTCTGTATTGGTGGTGCTACCAGTGTTGTTGGTATTTTCGGTATTCGTTTCGGTTCCCTCAGTGGTCTCCGTATTAGTCGTACCTTCATTACCAGTTGCCATTGTGGCGGTACCGGTTGTGGTGGTTGCAGCAGCCGTGGTGGCTGCCTTGTCGTCGGGACAACCCATCAGACCGATTGCGAACATTGTTACTAGTGCTAGGCGCATTATTATTTTCCTTTCTGTGCCTTGAACGTAAGTTAATGATAAGGTATTCTAGATAAAAATTTTGATTTGTTTAAGATTAAAGTACGTGAGCACTGTTTATGTTAAACCGGAAGCGAACTTTATATTCATCTGGGTTCAATCTGAGCAACCTAAAGGCCTCTCTGCCTAGGTAATGGATTAGCTGAATGTCGGTGGCTGTCTTGCGCTCTGTATCAGAACTTCGAAATACAGCGTGGACATCCATCAAACCATCCCGAACGAGAACCTGGATGAAGGAGATGCATTCCTCTCCGGAGAACACAAACCTTCGTGACTGGTCTGTCTCCTTGCGCTTATAAGGGTTTCGGCCGCGAAGCTCATCTTCTATCTTTCCGATCAGTTTGCCTCTGATTCGAGCGTAGTACACTTCCTCGCCAGGAGTAAATTCAATATTGTCATTCACCTCCTCAAAGGTTCCGTCATCGTAGAAGTGGAACTGCATCGTTGTGCACTCACGGTTCGGGCTGAACTTGGCGAACTCATAGGCCAAACGACCGATCTGTTCAGGTGTCCTTGCTTCCCAGTCAGAGAAGTTACTCATCAATCGATCGGCCTGGTCCTTCAGCGTCCCTGAAGTGAAGGCATGAACGTTAGGTAACATGCAGATCTTTTCAAACTCCTTGCTGAACCTTGTGTGCAGGTCGATCAGAGAGTCGACATCCTGGAACTCATCTCCTCGGTCGAGATATCTGTTATGAATCACGTCCAGGTCAGGATGGAGAAGAACAAAGTGATTGTTCAGGTTAGATAGCTCCATCGTGAGGTTCTTTCTAAGGTAGTAATCATCCCGATCATATTGATTAGCGTAGACGCACATTGACAAAGATGACCTATCATCAATGTTCCATCGGAATCCAGATCGCTTATGAATGGAGTTATAGAGCGAGGTCTTGCCACTTAGGTCGCAACCCTCTAGAACGACCTTAGAGATCGGAAACTTGATCATCAATCACCTCATATCCGTCTGGGTATACCCATATTCTATCACCATCGACTAAAATATATACTTCTGGAATGCCACAATCGTCCACACCATTATCCTTCAGCAAGACACCCAACTTATTTAGATGGCGACTGTCCTGCACAGCTGTCTTTGTGATTCTGACAAGTTGTCCCGGATTAATCATCGGCTAGGGGGATCCTGCGCATCTTAAAGGCTGCGGTGGAAGCGCCCCAGTTAGGATCTACATCCACCTCCATCAACCAGTAGGAGAAATCGGGTGGTTCGTAGTAGAGCTTTTGTCCGCGCTCCTCACCCCACTCGAAGAACTTACCCCATACTCGAAGCCAGCAAGATCTGTTCTGGTCATCGATCATTCGAAGGCGATAGAACTCTTTACCCTTCTTGGTGGTCTTCTTCTGGATCTCGGCGGCGCAACCCCAAGCAACAGCCTTCTCCCCGCCAGGGATCTCACAGACAGAGGGCATATCAGTCTTGGTGATTCGCTTCATCACCTCGGCAGGAAAGACCAACGCATTATTGATAGCAGACGTGATCTCCTGGTAGAGACGAATCTTCTCATCACGCGACCAGTCTTCAATGTGCGCAACAGAACCCATTGCCTCGTCTAGATCGAAGAAAGCATCGATGCGCTCAAGGATCTTTTCACGACGATCGCCGTTCTTTGCAATCCGTTCGAAGCAGCGATCGATCTGGAGCTGTCGTCGAGGTTTAGGGTGCTCGATAGTCTTGAGGGAATCTACTAAGTGATCGATGTAAGTCCAGTCCATCACATTAGCATCAAGGACGAGAGATCGAGCGGCTTCCTCCATCTCAGGCATCTTGGTCTTGGTGTAGACGGAGATGATCTTATCGACCTCCTCGCGGTTCTTGTCACCGATGGCTTCTAGCTTATCCAACCACTTCTTCTTACCTTCATCCGACTTTCGGATCTGCTCGTAGTTATCAACGATCAAGTGGTAGAGCTGGCGATGGTTGTCAAGGTCACCGTCTTGGAACTCCTGCAGCGAGGTGAAAGCCTCAATCTGACAGAGCGCACCGAAGCAGGTCTTATTTACCTTGGAGTGACGCCACTTACCCTCCTCATTAAAGAAGAGCTCGCGTAGATTGCGGAAAGGACGATGCTCGATGATCTCCTCCATCGCTTTACCACCAACACCTTTAATAGAAGACAGGGGAGGTACAAAGGCTTTTCGCTCAGGATTATAATCCCACTCCTCACCGGAGTAGTTGATATCCGATGGTGCAAACTTGTAACCCAGGACCTTGACCTCCCGGATGGTCTTAGCCAGACCGTTAGGGGAGTTGTTCTCTGACTGGAGCACAGTAGCGATCCACTCCTTGGGATGGTAGGTGTAGAGCCAGGCGGCGTAGTAGCTATCGATGGCGTAAGCCACGGCGTGCGACTTATTGAAACCATAAAGGGAGAAGAACTCGATCTTATCGAAAAGCGCGTGAGTGATCTTGGGATCTAGGTCATGGAGGCGTTGAGCACCTTCCACGAATTGCTTACGCAGCTGGTCACGTTCGGAACCCTTCTTACCGATGGTGTCTAAGGACTTCTTCACCAGCGTCTTACGCATCTTGTCAGACTCACCGGGAGTAAACCCTGCGAGCTCGACTGCCAGGGTCATGAACTGCTCCTGAAAGGTGATGAAACCGCAGGTGGGGCCGAGGACGCGCTCGATCACGGGGTGGTCGTAGACAATGTTGTCCCGGTCGTTCTTGGCTTCCACGTACTTGATGTGGACATTAGCCTTGAGTGGGCCCGGGCGATAGATAGCAGTAATGGCCGCTAGTTCCTCAATGTTATCGGGTTTAGCCTGCTGACAGAAGTTGCGAGCTCCCTGAGCCGTAAACTGAAAGAGGCCCGGGGCGAAATTCTGATGGTGATAGGAGTGCTCCCACACCTTAGGGTCATCCTGCTTGACATATCGGCAGTTAAGATGCTCGTCAAAATACTCTTTAATCTGCGCAAAGCTAGGCTGAGGATTGTCAGGCGTCCGCAGGACGCGCTTGATGCAGTTCTCCACATCCTTCATTAGGGTTAGGCCGAGGAAGTCGAACTTGATGAAACCGTTGTCTTCCAGGTTCCGGAAGTTCATACCCTCGGTCCAGGGGGTCTGGAGCTCACCACGCACACCGATCAGGGGCATGGTCTCGGCTAACTCATTCTCATCAGCGATGAGGACGCCCCCAGCATGTCGGCCGATGGCTCGTTGTTCCATAAACAACGTGCTCACGTGCTTCTCCACGTGCGGATACTTCTCCATAAAGGTCCGGTAGTTATCGGAGTACTTCATACAGTCGTCGTGCTTGAGCACAAAGACGGACTTCTCGGTGTTGGCATCTCGGGCGAAGGGTTCCACCTCACCCTGGAGGGGACCAGTGATCCGGTTCACTTCGGCGAAGTCGATCTGGTAGAACTTGGCCACATCCTTAACGATGGACTTGAGTTTCAGCGTGTTGAAGTTGGACACGGGAATGACCGCATCCTCTCCAAAGAGGACTCGAGCTGCATCGATCAGCGCGTCGCGGTCTCCCGCGTCAGAGTCGATGTCAGGCCAGGACGTGCGGTGGCGGCCCAGGAAGCGCGACCACAGCAGGCCAAACGGGAGGGGGTCGATCTGCGTGATGCCCAGCAGGTAGTTGACCAGCGAGCCACCACCCGAACCACGGGCCGGCCCGAACAGCGTCTTCTTCTCTGCGAGATGGAACACGTCATACATGGTCAGGAAGTAGTTCTCGAAGCCCAGGAACTTGATGTCGTCCATCTCCTCCTTGACACGCGCGACGTACTCGGGCTTGTCACCTAGGCCCTCGCGGATCATCGCCGCCTTGACCAGCTTAGCTAGCTGCTGGAACGGGGTGTCCTCAGGCGGCTCGGGATAGCACGCGTGTGAACGCTGGGGATTGGCGTAGTTAGGCAGCTTGGCTTTGCTGTCGATCCAGACGTCCTCGAACTCGTTCCAGGTCAGGTCATGTGTACGCTCGATTGCTTGCCGGACCATGTCTTCGGTGCCATTGTAGAAGTCGTGCTGAGTGTAATGCCTTCCGTACTCCTCCCACATCTGTTCCGCGTTCTTGGGATAAAGCTCACACTTGAGCTCGTCGAAGGTGGGGAGAGGGGTGGGCTTATCACGCATCCAGCCGAGCTTCTTGTAGAGCTCCCGGGCTTCCCACAGGTCCGGTCGTGGATAGTGACTGTCTGCGGTGGCGATGAGAGGAAGGTTGTGGCGTTTGGCCATCTCTAGCAGGTAGTGATTTGTGGTGTGTTGTGCGTCCAAGGAGTTGAACTGGATCTCCCAGAAGAAACGATCCGGACTTAGCGCATCATGAAAGCGATCTGTGAGATTACCGAGATCCCGCATGATCTCCTCAAAATCTTTCTTGTGAGCCTGCCCCTTAAAGACGGTTCCAGTGGCGATGCCTGCCAGACAGGCAGACGACACCTGGAGCCCTTCCCCGTGCTCCTTCAACATTTCAAAGTCAATGCGTGGAAACCGATAAAACCCTTCCTTGTACGAGCGCTTGATTAACCTGAAGAGGTTTTGCAGGCCGGTCAAGTTCCGCGCTGTGACAACTAAGTGATACCGGCGCTTCCAATCCAAGGCGTCGGGGTCGTAAGTCTTGCTGGCTTCCTCATCCTCAATAACGTGGCCCCCCTGAGCCTCATCATCCTCGGCATCTTTATTGACATCGATCTTAGATAGGGCTTCTTGCTTTTTAGCATCCCGTTCCGCCTTTACTCGATCTCGATGGTTTTGATACTGCTTCTCCCACTCCTTAAGCGATGGAACAAAATAGAACTCACATCCTGAGATGGTTCTAACATTTCGACCTTGCTTGCGTAGTTTCTCGCCGTGCTTCCAGAGGAAAGGGAGGGAGTTGCAGTTACCGTGGTTGGTAATAGAGAGGGCATCCATGCCGTTCTCCAAGACAAAGTCCAGGTGATCTGCTGGGTATCCTAGGCCATCGTAAGTGGAATAACCATCGTGGCCGTGCATGCCTACGAATCGATTAGGTTTCTTGAAATCGTCAAATGACACTTTTTATCTCCGGTGCTAAGATTATAAAACACCTATTCTGGATTTACACAACTTATAATATCGCAGTCGGTTATGTGCCACCAGTCAAGCTTCCCGTCAACAAGGATCCGGACAAAAGTGGCAGTTGGGGGTGGAGTTCTGGCAACGAATCCTACGACGGGCGGTTCCTGCATGGGAATACAGACTAGATCTCCTTCTCTTAGATAAGTGAGATCTCTATCCATTTACCTTCTCAATCAATCGAAGTGCTTTTCCATCTATCCAGTGCTTAGTTCCGAATATTAAGACTGAATACATAAGGGTTCTTTTTCCGTTTGAGTGTGCCCTTGACAAGGGCCACGCCATTTTCCCGGGGAGCACTAAGCCTACATCGTCTTTCTTGTATTTTTCATGATCATCCCCAGACAAAACCTGGACCATGTCACCCGGTTTAAATCTTCTCTTTTTAGACATGTATTAATACTACCCCGGACCGTGTAAATCTACATACGTGTGTTATAATAAATTCGATTCAATATTTATGCCTGGAGTTTCATTATGAAAGTCGGAATAGTCGCAGGTAGTTTTAAGCCTTATCACGCCGGGCATCATGCTATGGTCGAAAAGGCTGCAAAGGAAAACGACAAAGTGGAGCTCTTCGTCTCTCTGTCTAGCAGGGGCGTTAGAAAGATTAAAGATCCAAGCGACACGCGGACGGTCAAGCAGGGCGCAAGAAAAATCGAAGTACCGAAGCCCGGGGTGCACCCGATCTACGGAGATGACATGCGAAAAGTCTGGGAGGATCATCTAGGCAAAATACTACCTAGCAACGTCACGCTTCATCTTCTAGGCACCGGGGGCGCGCCTATTCGCAAAGCGTATGAGCTTCTACAGAATTCCTCTGAGCAAAACTCTGAAGATCACTTTACTATCTACTCGGACCCAGTTGATATCGAAAACAACTACAGCGAAGAACAGTTGCTGAGGTATTTGGATCAAGATTTCGTACTTGAGAAGCTGGACAAAGTCGCCCTTGATCGCAATGAAACTGTCCCAGTAAGCGGCACCGATATGCGGCGCCACCTGGTTGACGGGAATGAAGAGGCATTTAAAGACATGCTTCCCTTCCAGCTGAGTGATGCTTCAAAGCAGGCGATCTTTGACATCCTATCTGGGAAAGCTTTACAGGAAAGCCTGTTGCGCGCGTTCATCCGAACCGCGATCGATTAAGATTTAAGAATAGCTTTAACGTAGTTCCTGAGAAGGCTTTCGTTCTTCTGGAACGCAGATTCCAAGCCACCTACGATAAAATCACCCGTGATCTTTACTGGGCGTGAACCAAAGCGCTCGTCTCGGAGAACCACACCTTCGTGAGCGCGAACATCGCCCATTGGTGAGGTAAGCACATCAAGGATATCGTTTCCTAGCATTCGAGTAGCATGGTAGATGACTGCTGCGTCAATGGCAGTCTGCTGTTGGCCTGAGTCTGGGACAAGCTCATCAACGGGCACTCCATCGATAATGGACATATAGACCTCTTTGCTGAGAGCATTCACCTTCTTGCCGCTACCTAAAGTTATCTTTTCAACTCCCGGGTGGTTTGCTGCCTGAAGCCATTGGGACAAGGGTTTAGTTTCCGCTTCGCCCTCGGACCTCACCACCTCAAACGGCGACGAGAGAGTGCCGGAGAAATCAGCAGTCTGAGCATCTCCTTTGAGAGCAGCCGGGACATCACCGTAAACCTCGAAGCCTTGCTTCTTGGCTGCAGCTCCAAGCTTGTCAATAAGACGCTTCATGACGGATTTGTCATATGCTACTTCCGCACTAGGAGCTTTTACCCCTTCCGGTCGTGGAGCGCCTGGTCGACGCGCTTTACTCTTGATGCGTGATATCTTCTCGTAGAACTGGTTGAGACCGTGAATGGCCAGAAACTTCTGGTCGTAATCTGTCACATTGGTCTTGCCTGAAACATACTCCGTGTTTAGGAACATTGTCGGATCGTCGTACATTCCGAGCTCTTCAAGCTCTGATTGAATGTCCGGGAGTGCAGTGTTAAGCAGATCGAGCATCTCGTTTCCTGCCGCGATCATACCGTGACCCTCTGGAAAGCGTTGGTCAAGTTTCGCTCGAGTGATGCCACCGATATCCAGCGGGCTTAAGCTTCCACGATCCATCGCGAACTCTTTGCCGTTCGGCCCGTCGACGAGCTTAAAGCTTACATTGACGCCGTCGATCTTTACGCTCGACTCATTATTGGCAAGGTATTCTGACGCGTCGTCAAAGAACTTGATCAGGTCTTTTCCATTTCGAACTGCGGGAAGATCGAAAGGATGTGCCATATGTCCAGCTGCACCGCCCATTATTTTCTCCTGTTTCTAAATATGCTTTAAAATAATCCAGTGCCCTGTTTGGCCACTTTATCCAGTATCTTGTCTAGGCCTAACTGCTGTGCGAAGTAGCGCATCATGGCTGTGTTGTTGGCATCGTTTCTGTTGTAATATGACAGGTAACGTGTAGTAAACTCGTCCAGCAGAAGCATCCACGAACCGCAATCATCTAAGCTCCGAGCCATATCAAGGTTTTCACCTAAGGCATCTGCCATGTCGTGGAGCGTATATGAGAAATCCGCCATAGGAATAACTTCCCAATCTGACGTGTTAATCTTTGGGTTAGGCTCAAAGAAACTTAGTAGATACTTCTTGGGATTGTGGCCTTTTCGATCTAAGGATCTCTCTGCAACATCGATGTCATTCTGCTTGATCGACTTATCTGTCACAATCTTAATTGCAGAGAGCATCGTATCTTGGTCGAACCAGCATAAATCGAGCTTGGGAAAACTGTATTCGATTAAAGTGCAGTGCTTGATCTCTGGAAAAACGTCTCCAACAACAGGATGATTAGTTGACATTCCAAGCCTCATCATCCAGGCGACGCGTCGAGCCCACCAGCGAGGATCAAACACGTCTCCGATCACATAGAGCGGGCAAGATTGCAAAGTAGCTACCAGCGTGGCATCTTCCATCTCTGACGGGTCAAAACGGTCAAGCGCATTGACATATTTTTCTTCGGTAGGTGCAGAGTTTTTCCTAAGCTTATGATAAGGAAACTCAATGACTTTACCAAGCTTATTTTCTTCGTCTTCGCTCATGATCACCTCTTAATGCATTTTTGAAAATCATCAGGAAAGAACTTCTTGTTCCTTCCGTAAAAGCTACGCCACTGGCCATCTAAAATGTAAGTCACTGCGTGATCGTCTACAGACCGGATACTGCGCCCTACTGCCTGGACGATGGATTTCGCGGTTTGGAGGGGATACCAGCCGGGCCACTTGTTCATGCGCTTCTTCACCACCTTGTCACCCAAGTAGGGATACGGGATCTTGCAGATAATCTGGAAGCGTGAGCAGTCATCACGTAGATCCACACCCTCTGACATTGACGGACTAAGCAGAACCGTTGGTTTGTTTGACTGCATGTGCTTTTGCAGCATCTCCTCCCGATTTGATGTCTCGTGAATGAGCAGGCGCTTGGAATTGATGTTGTCTTTTAGGTAGTTGGCAATCTTGAACGTGTGGCAGTGGACAATCCCTTTCTCGTCGGGATGTGCTTCCAATAACTCCTCCACGACCTTCGCCATCTTGGGCAGGGTGTTGTCGATCTCTTTGGCATTCATTGGCCCCACCGGTAGTTCGATGATAGGTCGATTTTCCGTCGGAAAGGGTGAAGGCAGAGAAAGAAACTCCACATCACCCGCAGAGATACCCAGAGATTGACAGAATGCTTCTCTGTCAAGGATCGTCGCCGACATCATTAAAACCTTGGTCCCTAGCCTAAAAAGGTAATCCTGCCCAAATTTGGACACATCCACAGGTTTGAAGGTAATGCGGCGTTTGCCTCGACCTTTGTAGTTCTCGAACTCCACGATCCAGTTTTCCTTGTCGTAGTGCTTGAGAAACATGCGGAGCCGATCAACATGAGAGCGCAACATGTCCAACTGCTTGGCGAAACCCATCATCTCATCTAGCTTGTCTTTTAGCCCGCCGTATTTGCTCATCATCTTTTCGATGTGCTTGAGTCGGTCGCAAACTTTGGTGTAGTAAACTTCGCTGATCCACTTATGTGCTTGAAACTGAGTTTCTGCCTTCGTCCAACCTGCTTTGAGTGTCTTTTTAGAGAACCACTCCGAAACTGACACCTCGATGAAGCGACTAAGCTGTGACTCGATATTGTGTGCCTCGTCTAGCACCAGCAAGTGACGCGGTTTAAGCTTGCCGCTGTAGGTTGCCTCGGTGAGCAGGTAGGGAAAGTTGACCACTGACTCGGGCGAGTTAATAAACTCGTCCTTCGCCTGATTGTAGTTGCAGTTCATCGTGCAAACTTTGAAGAACTTACTAGATCTCTCGGCTGTTCTGAGGAGTTGCTTTGACTCACCGCAGCTATTGCCCTTATGATATCTACATGGGTAGTTAGCAGAGGAAGCGATAGATTTCATCTTCTTACCGTAGCCACCGAAATCCTTGACGTACTGGTCTTGCAAGATCTTCTGCGTGGTGACAAAGTATGTACCTTTGACAGGATCCTGGTCGGTAAACTGCTCGTACTTAGAGTTAAGAACTCGTCCGATGGTGACACCGATAGCAGACTTACCTACGCCGGTTCCTGCCTCGATGATACAGAAGCGTTTATCACTTTTTAAGAAAGTATTAATAGTGAAAGCGATGGCATCGATCTGTGCCTGACGTGGTTCGTCAAATGGAAAGGCGTCTTGAAGTGACAAGTGAGGTTCTCCTTGCGCCCTATTATATTCTATAAGTAAGAGATTTACACAGCCTAGTAGAACTGCGTGAGATCTAATCCGCGCTTATCTGCTTCATCCAGGTACACGAGGGGATTGTAGCCGCTTCTATCTTCCAAGATTGACTCCCAGGATTCCTGAATGCCTTGGAGGAGTGTGTATTTCGGCTCCCATCCCGTGGCATCTCTAAACTTCTTGGAAAGAAGGCGATGGTTTCCGAGGTAGTCGGTGTGCGGGTGCCATTTGATCACCTCTTCTAGGTCGCGGCCCGAGACCTCGGACATCATCTCCACGATCTCACGAGTGTTATAAGGGTTCTCAGCTGCGACATTGTAGTCGCTACCCCACATCTGCAGGTGGCAGGATAGGGCAACGGCATCGCAGTAGTCGGTAACGTGCATGTAATCTTTCACCTTCATCGGATCCAGGAACATATTGATGCTATCACGACCATCACGAGAAGCGTAGAGGGTTTTGGCAATCAGAGAGTTCATGTCACCCACGCCGCCGTAAGCGAAGAGCGGGCGAACAACATTCCAGCGGGTGCATGCACTCTGAACGATGTATTCTGACGCAAGCTTTTGAGAGCCGTAAAGCGTCTTAGGTAGATGCTCAGATCGTTCATGGATCTTAATGCGCTGGTAAAGCGCAGTATTGTAGATCACTGTGGTGCCCATATAGGAGACGGCAGCTCCAGCTCGTTCTGCTGCACGACAGATGATGTGTGTGCCTGAGACGTTAGTTAGGGATGCTTCGTTTGGGTTTAGTGCCACCACATCCGTGCCTACCAAGGCTGCATTGTGGATCACCAGGTCGATATCATTCTCTTCCAGGACAGAGAACCAGCGATCTTCTGAGTTGCGATGCACACAGGGCTCACCTGTAGGGAGACAAACAAAAGCTGAATGATTAAGTAGTGAAACAAACGTGTGACCGTGCTTCTCAAATGCTAGAGGGAGGTTGCGCCCGATAAAACCGGCTTCACCTGTAATAACAAATTTCATCTCATTCTCCTTCGAGGAACAATTGCTCTGTATATCTCACCGTGCTCAGTATGAACAAGCATCACCTGGCTTGGCGGCAAAGAAGATTTCAAGACATCTAATGCTTCTTCTAGCGTCCCGTCAAACTTTCCGATGGATTTTAACGTGACATTCTTCGATTTTATATTGTGACCTTCGGCGCCCCAGAAGATGAGTGTATCTTTCTTCTTAACATCATAGAAATCTTCTCTTAGTTTCTTCATGGGATAATGAACAAAGTTAGGAAACTCACCGTTGTCGGTATAGTCGTCAAGGTTTTCTTCAGTGATAAGCTCGAAGCGCATCTACCTGCAATCTCCTACCAGAAATACATTAGAGAGAAGTTCGGAATTGGGTGCATACCCAAGAACTGGACCTTGTGCTCGACATAGCCGATCTGGACTGCAAGGGGAAGCTCTAGAGACACAGCGAACTGCTTCCAGCGTCGTTCCAAGCCTACGCCCGGACCAAAGGAAAGCATAAGGCCTTCATCCAAGCGTGATCCCTGACTTACGTCGCGACAGTTCTCATCATTAGCGTCGCAAACCCACTCAAACTGCTCGTCAGTATTCCGATTGTAAAAAGCAGCCATTCCTAATGACCAGTATGCACGACCCCAGCTTGTGGAGTTTAGAGTCTTGAAGTAGGTTCCCCCGAGAAAAACGGTGGCATCAAAGTCATCCTCAACAATCGGAAGAGCTGAGACTTGCCAGCCCGTTCCGTCCTTATGCTGCCTACTGTATCCTAAGCCTACGCCGTGTGTAGAGCCAGCAACGAAACCGATCCGTTGCTCATCCGCTTGGGCAGCTGCAGGTAGCAATAAACTAAAAATTAACAGATATCTCATCGTTCTTCTCCTACCAGTTCACGCCGGTGGTGATCGCAAACCGCCAGAACCCGTTAACGTCAGGAACATACACAAGATGAAGTGGAACACTCAGCTTTCCTGCGGCAGCTGTAAAGCCCAAAGCAGTTACAAGGTGGATATAGTTTCCGTCCGGAGATGGGTCATAGACCGAGAGGTTGCCACCTACAGCTAGCTGAAGCGTGTCATTAATCTCAAAGCCCACCAAAACATTTGCAGAAGGTGCAATGACACTCTGCTCTAGGCCGCTAATGGTAACGTTCTGGATAAACAAGATGTCTAACCAGTCGCCGCCTGACATAGTCTGTTGAAGCTCATAGCCTATGGCAAACATATGCGGGCTACGAAGCTTTGCCTCTTCACCATTAGTGGGTTTATCTCCGTTACTAAGGTAGTTATACCCAAACCGAAGGCCTGAACGCTTTTTCCAGTCCGCGCTGTCTCCGGTGATATCAACAGCATGGTCATCGGCCATTGCTGTTGATGGAGCACCAGCTAAAATCATAAAAGCTAGTGCAAGGTGTGTGATTGTATTTTTTAAGAATTTCATTTTATTTCTCCTGTTAAATCTTAAAACTCTTCGCAAGCAGGTTCCTGGGGGTCGCAATCAAGCACTAGACGCCACCCTTGGATAGTAACCCTAGGCTTATGAACACACGATGCCATTAAACCAAAAGCAAAGAGTAACAGTAGGGTCTTTCTCACTACTGAGTAAATCCTGAATATTGTTCGAAGATGAGCTCCCCTGCGTCGGAAACACGACTAAGGTAGTCTTGCATCTGCTCACGCGTGGTGTTGACTGACTTGCCGGCTTCACTAAGCATCACGTTAAACTTACCATCGGGCAAGCCCTCAGCAAAGAAGACGACCGGCTTTTCGATGCCGTAAGCATAACCTGCCTCCCAAATAGTGCCAAGATCCTTGGCTTCCGTGTTGCACAGGACAAAGTCAGCCCACTGGATCTTCTCGCAGTTCACATCAAAGATACGTGTGCGATCCTCTTGCGTAGCATTAGGCTTGAGCACAAAGAAATCCTTTGGGCTAAAGTATTCATGACCTGCTGCAGTGAGGGCTTCTTTAAGAAACTCAACTTGCTCAACTTGCTTGGGGTTAAAGAACGGGGATGCGATATAAACCTTCATTTGTGATATCCTCTCAAAGGTTAATAAATGAAATGTAGTAACCTAGCAGTAATCCGACTGAAAACGCTAGTGGTATGAGCATAAAATACAGCTGAGCTTTAGATTGTTCAATTTGAAGGGAATGGATAAGCCCCATGATTAGCGCTCTTCCAGCTTCATATTCTGATTTTGTGTACAGGTCGAGGCCCGCAAACTCTTCGGGTAATTCGACTACTTTTTCTTCATCTTCTTGTGACAATGAGTGCTCCTAGATTGTGATAGCTTTCATACTCACAGCGATAGTGCTTGTCAAGAGCTTCTCGAACCAGCTTCTCCATAGCAGCACTATTTCCTGTGATAATCTTGCAAGGAGGAGGGTTGCTGTGAACCCAACTTGTGACGATATCCCTTATTCGATCGTGAGTGAGACCGTGCAAATCTAGCTCTTTCATGATAGCGTCTGGGTTTGTCGCCTCTTATTTATCTGTTTCGCAACCCAAGACAGGGATTTACCCTCTTCGATAATAGCTTTCTTCATAAGGGTATCTCCCGCTGAGATTGGGTAAAGCAGAGATTTCCAAACTTTATAATCTTCGATCGACAAGGGTTTTTCGTCCTGATTATTAAGAGCCTCATTAATCGAAAAGTAAGTGAGACCTAAGTGAAAGCACCGGTAAATGGCCCGGCGCCTTCGTGCTGTGTTTGGATTAGAGAAAGGCAAGTTAGCGACCCATTTTATCCTTGTATTCCATCTCGATGTCACTGATCTGTGCGAGAAGCGCATTCCAGTGCTGCCGAAACTTACTATTCTCACCTGCCTCATCAGGCGGAGGGTTGGTGCCATTAACATCATCACGCTCAGCTTGATAGATGGTGTCGTTGGGGTGATACTCAATGTGTGCATCGGTGTCGGCATCAGGCCAGTAGAGGTTGGTTCCGGTGCCAGTGCGCATGTTGCGAACGTAGTGCATGGCAGGCGCAGTAAGGGTCCGAGTACCGATGCAGGCTGCAGCCTCAGGAATAACCTTGCAAACTTCCAGAGCCATCTTGGCAGCCATCAGGTTGTCTGCTGCGGGCTGGATCTGCTTGTCACATCGCTGGCGGATGAAACCGATCAGATCTTTCAGGTTGAAACGCGCGTAGTAGAAGGTTTCGATAGCACGGGGCAGAATGGTCCGTGCGTCCATAATGCTGATCTGCCTAGTATCGATCATATCTGCGTAAAGCTTCTTGCCTGCTTCAATGTGGTCCTTCCAGCGGCCATAGATTTCCGGGCTGTTTTGAACAGCAGCAGGTGCCAGTACTCGGCTATGCGACTGCCAGCGATCACCGGTGCATTGTGCTGCAAAGGTGCCGGCACGGTGACGGATTAGGTGAGTGACGGTCTGCAGATCGATCCCGCCGATTAAGAATGTAAAGCTCATAGCCTCCATTCCGGCTGGGAGTGCTCGAAACTGCATCACGTCCTCAAGAGTTTCTGACAACTCTTTTTGAGTTGCATTCATCGGATCAGTATCTTCGGGCGCGTCGGCCCACGTTGCCTTCACGTAGCGATATGCCACATGACGCATCTGCTCAGCTGTTGGACTATCGACAAGCTCAACACGCAGTGCGTCAAGATCATTGACAAACTCGGTCTGTGGTTCCTCGCCGAAGCGAAGGGGCATAGGAAGGGTAACGGGCTCAAGACTAAGGTTCTGTGGCAAAACTGCCTCCTTGTGTGAAGTTATAAGTTATTATATGTTGAGTAAGCTAGTTGTTCAAATGTGTTTTGAATCTTCAGGAGCTGCGATTGCGCTTAATCCTTTATACACGACGTGCTCGACGTCTACCTTGTTGCCATCCACCATCTTATGCAAAATCACATCTACGTTCTCAAATTCACGATCAGACTCTGCCATCTTCTTTACTGCAGCGAGATTCTTAGGTGAATCCTCAAAAAAGTGCAAGACTTGTGGGCTATAAGATCTAACGTAGCCTTTTATCTTCCGGGCTTTGGCTTGGGGATCTGAGGTGTTTACAGTGTCGATTATCTGCAATTTTACCCCCATGTCTGCAAGAAACTCTCTAATAGGGTCTTGTGATTTAGGGCCTCGAGCTGTTAAAATGGCCGCGGCGGTGGTTCCGCAGGCAGCCACATCTCGCAGAACATCCATCAAAGCAGTTGGTTTACCGTCTTTGACAATTTCAAATTCACTAAAGTCAAAGTTCTCTCCCGGCTCGGGAACATAAAGAGCATACTGCGCGGGGGTAAGAGATCGGATCTTTTTTCCCTGGTCATCTGTTATCAAAATTTTCGAATCCGTCAGTGCCAGCGTCTCATCGAAATCAAATACTGCAAAGCTCTTGCAATCTGGGTCAAGATCAGGATTCAGCTCCTGCATTGCTTCCTTTATAAGGGTTCGTAATTGTCCAACTGTAATACGCATCATACGCTAAATATGCGCCGGAGTGAGAACTGTTTAATGATATCAGCAAGTTCTTGCTTTGTCTCGAACATAATGACGTTCTCTACCCCTCGCAACTCCTCGTTATAAGGCGTGACTGGCGATGCCACTTTGATCCCATGCTTAGCATATTCCATAGTGTGCTTGGAACTATCATCAATAGCGCACACAATCGACTCAGAATCGTAATACTCACTATTTGCAGCCCAAATCATCTTCTCAGGCGAAAAGTCAATTTTGTGGAATTTTAGGCCGCTATTTTCAAGCCAAGTATAAGTGTCATACTGGCATGTTTTGTTCCAGTCAGGTCTAGCTGTAAGAATCTGGATCCAATAGCCCTGGTCGTACAAGTCGTTGATTGCTTGAATTGTGGGCGTGATAGGCTCTAAATCTCTGAGGCGTCGCTGATCGATGAAATCCTGGAATAGTTGCTCAGGATTGTAGCGGTCCTTTGGAATGCCGTTGGTGAAATAATATTCTTTGGAGTTGACGTCAACATCGATGCCTTCCATAGCATTAAGATACTCACTGTAGCCCTTCCGGAACTCCACAATCACATCGTCGGCATCCACGAGGATGACCGGTTGGCCTTGCCACTTCTGCGCGTTCTTGACATACTTGACCTGGAGGTAGTTCTCCTTGTCGTCGAAAGCCTGCGAGAAATCCTCTGCACTGAAGCCCCAGAGATTTAAGATAGCTAAGAGATATCGGAAGACATCAACGCCCTCGAAAAGGATGCTGTTCTCCACCACCTGCTTACGATCCTGATGATGGTTCTTAAAGTTGATCTCACTGATCAGGGCTGACACCTCACTGTGGAGTGCTAGAGAGAACTCCTGTGTTAGCCGCTCCCTCTCCTCCAAGGAAAGGTCATCCTTCTTTTGGAATAGTTCTGAGAACTGGTCCTGGATCTGGAACAACTGTGGTAGCGTTTTCATATAAGCATTGTATGCACTATTTTCATATTGTTCAAGCCAGGAAGATCAGGATATGCCGCCGAACGTGGACAATACCATCCATCCGCTCCCAGTCCACAATAAGGTAAAGCTGGCACCTTGCGGTGTGCCACCCAGCGCTGAGCCCATGGTCGTGAGTGCCCTGGACGACGGTATGGGAGTGTCCATTCCAAAAATTAATGCGCCCATGCTATCGAGACCGGTTGAACCATCTAGGCAATCTGTGATGAGGCAGACGGTCAATATTTGGCCGGCGATCTTGCCGTCAGGAATGGAGCAAATGTGTTGGCTTTCGTTTGGCTCACTGGTGGGAACAGTGATCGAAGAACAGGTTACTAGAATAGTTCCAGCACCTTCCACTGAGGGATCTATAGTTGAAGTTGTGCCGCTGCCCAGATTGAGCGAAGCAACTCCTCGAGCGAACTGCTTATTAGCGATGAGTGCACCTGTGCTAGCATCTATTGTAAGTGCTGCTGCTTCTGTACTTCCGGAGACAATATTAAGCGTGATGTCCTTGTCGGCCACCCAGTTGGTGATCTCAATGTCCTCGTTGGTAGAGAAGGCGATGTCTGCTTCTCGGGTTCCAGCGTTGTGGAACACGATGCTACCTGAAGTGCCTGCGTCTTTCTCGATGATGACCTCGGTGTTGGAGGTTCCGTTATCGATGTGAAGGATACCGTCCGGACTGCTTGTTCCTATGCCAACCCGATCATTCGCGGCGTCGGTTCGAATAAGATTGGCTAGATTTTCACCACTTACTTTTAAATCAATGTCTAAACCGCCGTTATTTATTATCAATTTATCTGTGCTGGCTTCTTCTATTTTTATGAATGTTCTGCCGCCGGCGGCCAGTGCAATTTCATCGTCAGCAAACTCAATGTAGGTATCCGAGTCACCAATGTGTTGTATCTTGTGTGCTACAGCGATATCGCCGTCTGTATTACTGCTGGAAACCGTGAGAACAGCTGCCGGCAGCGATGATACCTTGCCGATACCAACGCGACCGTCGCCTCTAACTCGGAATACCGTAGTTGAAGCTGCCTCAACATCGAGAAGGTTAGTTCCGGTGCCTGTGCCGTCGCTTGTAACTTTTAAGCCGTGCCCAGATGAACCGTTATCATTGTCGATCAGTGCGGCGAAGTTTCCACTTTCATTTGAGTAGACGTGGAGAGGAGATGTTGCAGCATTCGTGTGAAGCCCGACATAACCGTGGCCTCCCTCAATGGTTAATCTAGCGCTGTGGTTTGCACCGTCCGATGAGGAGGAGCAATCAGTGGCGATCTGGAATCTTCTTACATTTGACTGCTGTGAATTAGGGCAGAAAGTGTCGACGAAAAGAGAGTTCGCCAAGGATCCTGTAAAGGCGGTGCCGGCGTCACCTTCCATAGCAATCACTGCCACTCTATTGTTTCTACTTGTCGGGTTTTGACCGTCTTGATACCAGTCGATATAGGGGTTGTTGCCTTCATCACCGTTGGCTTTATCCGCTGCAAGACGTATGCCGGCGTCGGCCTGACCTTGAATAGTAATGCAAGAATCGGTTGCCGCGGCTCCACTTATATGCAATGTAGTTAGAGGTGTATCAGTTCCGATACCAACCCGATCGGTGCCGCCGTTGACGAAAAGCATGTTAGCATTGCCATTGCTCTCTACACGAAAATCTTTGTCTGCGCTTGATTCGTTGAACACGGCAGCACCATCAAAGTTAACATCGCCACTGACGTCCAACTCCACGCTGGGGTCGCCCACCCCGTTAATCCCCACCCTATTGTTAGAAGCGTCCACCTTAAATGCGGGGTTTCCTGCATTGGAGCCGTTACCCTTGACAACAAAGTCAATATTGTTGCCTCCATCGTTAAGCGTAATTTCGTGGGGTGCAGAACCTTTTTCCTCCATAGTAATCATGGCTTTGCCGCCAGCCTTGAGGATTATTTTATCATCAGTAAAATTGATGAGCGTGTTGCCATCTCCATTGTGATAGATGTATTGATCTACTCCAATGTTTCCGGCTACATCTAGTGTGTAGTCGGGAGCACTAGTTGATCCTATGCCTAACCGATGGTTTGAATCATCGTATATAAGCTGTGTGGCACCGCCAAAGGAGCCGCCATTATTGTATTGAACTTGAGTATCAGACCCACCAGGAGATCCGGATCCGCCTACGCCTAGGTTGGTAGGTGCCACTTTCTTAAGTGCATCATTGTTAGCATCGTAAATAAGGAGCATGTCGTTGGAAGTGTCAACCGAGTCTATGGTCGCCTGGCTTGATATCACTTGCGAGCTGACTTCGCCCTTCTTGATGGATCCCGACGCTATGTCGATGGACTTCACCGTCTCGTCTTTAATCTGTGTTCCGCGTATTCCTGTTGTGCCCATTATTAACTCCCGCCTTCTAAAGCTTCTAATCGCTGCTTTATCTCTTTAATCGCGCTAACTATATATGCACCAAGTCGATCGTAAGCTACTGACCTGTAGATCTCCTCTGGTAGCTCTCTCTCAGGTACAAGCTCGGGGAAAACAGGTTGAACTTCATCAGCAACAAAGCCCGCAATTCTAACTTCGTTGTTTTCGTCATTGACGTCGTAAAAATGCCTAGGAGAAAGCCTACAGAGATCATCAAGAGAACTTGAAATAGCAGTTATATCTTTCTTTTGACGCCTGTCCGAGGTTGACCTTGCAAGGAATCCCGTGCTTGAATTTATAAACAAGTTAGCAGAGGAAGATGTTGTGTCGTCTTTAGTTGATACTAGCTTAATGTCACCATCGTTCTCAACTGTTATCCTTACGTTATCGTTGGTGCCAATCTGTAAACCGTAGTTTGTCGTGGTTCCTATCAGCATGTTGTTATTAACAACACCTGTGTAAGTGTTATTCTCAGGATCCTTGTCAGTAGCGCCGCAAAGACCTATGATAGATTGCACTGCTGTGTTGTCTTGCGAAAGCTTTATAAAGGGATTATCCGCCTCGCCTGAATTGTCAGTGTCTGCTTCGATAAAGATCGCCGCATCTCCTGTAGAAGATATGTGAAGATTATAATCTGGGCTTGTCTCACCTATGCCTACGTAACCATTGCTATTTTTAACAGTCAGCGCACTACCGTCACCGGTGGTCGCGACATAAAATGCATGAGGTTCGCTGCCGAGGGTGGGAACTGTGGCCGAGGTGCCTGCGACTGCTAGGCCGTTTGTATTTATTGTTACGTTATGCGAAAGGGTTTGATTATTATCTGACGTGGAGAACTGGAACTCAGTTGTAGAGTTATTCTCTGACGTCTGACTTTTAATTCCGTCAATCGCTGCACCTATGTAAGCGGTGTCTGAGTACGGTACATGGAAAGATAATCTTGGCCCGGAGTCGGTGCCGCTTACATTACCTGATACTACAAGCCTGAGCAGTTCAGTTGGAGCGTTTGTATTACTTGAAACTTGAATATCAACGGCGCCATTAGAAGCAGTGATAAATCTGCCTGCGTCATATGCACCGGAAAGCGTGGTTGAGAGGCCTGCGGTAAAATTAGCACGCGTCATCTTTTTAAGAGCAGAAGCGCCGTTGTCGTATATTAGGACTAAGTCAGCGTCATCTGCTGACGTTGCAGCAGCTTGTCCGGTGATCGCAGTCGCATTTAAAGTTCCGTTAGCTACAGAACCTGACAGTAGATCGTCTGTTCGGATTCGAGTAAGGGGCATTATAGTCTCTCGCAATACTAAATATCACTTAAGACTTAATAATCACCTCTTACACGATTAACATTCTTGCCGTTTTTCAAGCAGAATGACTTAAAGAAGTCTTCGGGTGTAAACCCCATTAGAATAAGAGCTTCGAGCTTATAGGTGAAATCATCTACCATTTCCTCGAGAAAAGCATCTCTGTCAAACTCTTTGACCTCGGTGTGCTTATGAGGCTTCCAGTTCTTAAGGTGGAGGAGAGCTTCGAAAGCCTCCTCTGTGCCTCGATGGATAATATCCCTTATAAACTGCTGGGCTTTCTTGTCAGAAGGATCCACAGGCCATTCTGGAAGCTTCTCCTTGTTGTCGGAGAGCACCTTCATAAATGATTCTTGCAGCCAGAATATCTGCTCAAGACGATCCAATTTATTTTTCACCCTCGAAAGATAATTCTTCAGCTTCGTCGACCATGCGTTGGTCATTTGTCTGGGTTCTTTCAAGATACTCTGGGCTTAATACGATCATGTTTGACCCTCGAGCAACGTTAAGTTCAATAGCGCGAATGTGATCAACAATGTCAGTGCCTGTAAGCAGGGCGCGCTGTAGGGAACGGGCCACTTCTGCGACCACTTCATCATCAAGACGATAAATCTTCTTTGCCATTTCAAAGCTCCAATGACGTATTATACTAAGTTTTATGAACGTTTATATAGCTGATATGCCCAGTCGGCAAAAAGTCCGATAAGGGCTATGCGAGAGAGGGCGTCAATCGTCGGATTCGGTATCACTAACGATGTAATTACCACAGCCAGGGCGCCAAGTCGCAGTCTGTTCCTCATTTGCTCGTTCAATCTCTTCACCCCTCGACCTAATTTGGTGCCTAAGATACTCTATCGCTTTTTCTATATCTTGTATCTCTTGCTCGCCAAATTTTGCCTCGAGAATGAGCTTGACTGCGCTTCCATCATAGAACCCAAGATCCCAGTCATCCACAACATGGTGGATACGAAACTTTCCCCCACCGAACTTACGGGGATGGTTGGGATCGCTCACCTTTGATCTCCTGCTTCCAACGCTTCATGTGGCGCGAAATTAAGTATCGGGCACGAATAACACGTTTCTGGTAAGCTTTGATCTTTTCAACGTTCTTGGAGAGTTGCCATCCTGGCCCGCCGTTATAGCAGGCAAAAACCTTATCTCCTCGACAGGTCTTGAATCTCTTAAATTTTTTTATAATAATGATCGCGTTTCTTGCGCTGGTAGCTACGTCTTGGTTTTTTGCAGTAAAGTCTGCCCGACTTGTGTATCCTAGTTTCTTCCACCACCAGCGACCGTTGATCTGGAAGACTCCTACATCTCCCTGTCTGGATATTAGTCCCGTCTTGAAAGATGATTCTCGGAATGCAATAGCCAGCAGCGTAAACTCATCAAATTTTTGCTTTTTAGCAACATCCATAATCGTGACAACGTTAACAAGCTGATTGTCTGATAGCTTTCCTAGCACAAAGTCATCGTCTAGAGAGAAAGCCTGGATACCTTCTTCTATGCTCGTAACCTTGATGGGGTGAGCGCCGTGATCCGGATAATCAACTACGTGCTCTTCTGGTTCGCACCCCAAAAGAAAAAATCCAATGAGTACTAGTCGCTTGCTAGTCAAGTTCCATATTCACGTCGATGCTAACCGTAAATGACGGAACACGAATGTGATTGCAGATGTTATGTTTCTTGCACTCATCAGCATCCAGGAACCAGTCGGCGTGACCTTTCTTATGGACGATCTTCTTGAAGTAGTCGTCTTTCTTACCGCAGTTTTGTGACATCATCGAGAAGATCTTTTGGTCTAATCGATCGGCTTCGGCTGCATCAGCTTTAAGTTCCTCCACTTTGCCAAAACCGCCGCTGCTCACGTCGTGAATCATCACCGTAGCATCAGGTGCCATGTATCGATGACCGTCTTCTCCAAACGTGAAAAGAACAGCTCCGCAAGACATAGCCTTACCTTCCACTATGGTAGCAACAGGTAAGTCTGCACACTTGATGTCTGAGATCATTGACATCAAAGAGTAAACTTGACCTCCGTAGGAGTCGATCACGATAGGAATGATGCTTTGACCAGAGTTATGAGCTGACGCCATATCCTGCGTGAACTTCTTAGCACCATCTTCATTAAATTTATTAACCCGAACCACAATAGGATTGTTCATTAGCTTTACTTCGCTAATTCGTCCATCAACTTTAACCTGCTTCTTCAATTTTACCTCTTTTAATTAAATTAACCGCACTTGCCAGTGCCGCAGCTTAGGCAAGTAACACAACCTTCTTGATAGATTAATGTCCCTTCAGCTCCACAATTTTCGCACGTCTTTTCAGAGGCTTTAGTTCCATCTTTGATGTAGTTCTTGAGAACTCGAGCGATGACTCGAGAAAAAGAGAACATATCTGCTTCTTTGTCTTTCTGGAGCTGCTCGACCATAAAGGAAACAGGAGCTCCGTGGCGCAAAGCCAGTGAGATAGTTCGAGTGAATGCTGAGTAGTTTGGATTATCAAATACTTCAACCACGTCCTTGATGCAAAACTCATCTCCTTCATGACCGAAACGAAGATCATAAATAGAGTTCTTTGTCTTTCGTGGGCGCTTAGTGAGTGTTCCCTTCTTATAGTATCGAGGAATCTCAATCTTGTTAGCCATTCCCCCAAAGATCTCGTATGGCTTTCCGTCCATCAATCCCATGACAATGGTCCATTTCTCACCCCTGATAGAGGCGTGATGAATCTCACATGTCAAAGTTTCTGGGCGTTTTGGGGCAGGAGTCTCATAAAAACCGTCTTGGTTTTTTGCTGCAGCATCATCAGATACTAATACACCTGAGCGGGAACCGTCGCGATATACTGTGACTCCCTTCAGGCCCTTCTTCCACCCACGCCAATACACTTTCTTAACATCGTCAACAGAAACATCCCCGGGTAGATTGATCGTCTTGCTGATCGCATGGCACACCCAGAGCTGTGCTGCAGCCTGGATATCTACTGCTGACTCCCATACGATCTCGTTGGCGGTCGATCCTGCGTATGGGCTATCATTGATCTCAGCTTTACCAGTGACGTCCATCCACTTCTTGAAGTTGTGGTGATAGACATCAAACTCCTGCCACTTATCACCGAGATCGTCCACGAAATCAACTTGAGCATCAGGATCATTCGGATTGATCTTCTTGCGCCTCGTGTACTTGAGCATGAATGCAGGTTCGATACCTGACGTTGTCTGCGTTAACGTAGAAACGCTTCCGCACGGAGCAGTGGTGGTTAAGGCAATGTTACGCCTTCCGTGCTCTCGGTGTAAATGTCGTAACTGTGGGTAGGCTTTAAAGAGGCGCTCCATAAAGGGGTGCCCCTCCTCTTGCTCGTAGCTGTAGACAGGGAAGGCACCTCGTTCAGCTGCAAGCTGACATGAGCTCTTGTAAGCAGCGATGGAAAGCGTGCGGTAGATGTCCTCTGTCTCTTGAATGCTATCGGGAGAACCGTAGTTGAGATTGAGCATCGCGAGGGTATCACCCAAGCCTGTCACACCGAGGCCGGTTCGGCGGCCGTCGAGGGCTGCCTTGCGGATCTTCTGCCAGAGTTCAAGCTCAACACGCTTTGCATCCTTTGACTCCGGATCTTTCTTGATCTTTTTAATAATTCGATCAACGCACTCAATCTCAAGATCAATAAGATCGTCCATTAATCTTTGTGCCTTCTGGGTGCATTCGCTAAAAAGCTCGTAATCGAAACGAGCGCTATCCTGGAAGGGATTTTCAACAAAAGAAGTCAGGTTGAGGAGAAGAAGTCTGCAGCTATCGTAAGCTGACAGCGTGATCTCACTGCACGGATTGGTGCTAATGGTGTGAAATCCCTGGTCCTTGTAGATCTGCGCAGGTGTATAATTGAGAACATTATCCCAGAAGAGCAAACCTGGCTCTGCTGACCCGTGTGCTGACTCGATGATCTGATCCCAAATATTAGATGCAGAAGCTTGCTGAGTTACAACTCTTTCTTCTTCGGGTTCTACCGGGAAGCGCAACTCGTAATCAGCGTCGTTCTCGACAGCTTGCATAAACTCATCAGTCAGTCGAATTGAAATATTAGCCCCTGTCACTTTGGACAGATCGCGCTTGATGTTGATGAATGTCTCAATATCAGGGTGATGAACTGAGATGGTGAGCATGAGTGCACCTCTGCGACCGCCTTGCGCCACCTCACGACAGGAGTTAGAAAAGCGCTCCATAAAAACACCGATGCCGTCAGTTGTCTTAGCAGCATTAGATGTTCTCAGCCCCTGCGGACGGATGGTAGAGATATCGAACCCTACGCCTCCGCGTCGTTTCATAATCTGAACTTGCTCTTGATCAGTCTTAAGAATGCCCCCGTACGAATCTTGTGGGTTATCGACTACAAAGCAGTTAGATAGAGACTGGATCTGGTGAGAGTTGCCAATACCTGACATTGGTGATCCTTGTGGGACTACATACTTAAAGCCCTTTAGAAGGTTGTAAACCTCCTCTTCAGTCATGGGATTATCATACTTAGCCTCAACGCGAGCGAACTCACGTGCGAGCCTGCGGTGCATCTGATCAGGGTTTGATTCTAGGAAATTACCTTCGGTATCTTGCAATGCGTACTTGGTGGCGAATACTGAGGCTGCCAGCTCGTCGCCATCAAAATATTCTAAACTCTCCGAGAAAACGTCATCATAGGTTGCCATCTTCTACGTCTTACCTTCTTCCTTTACCTTATTATCTTTTACTTCAACTTTGCTTACTTGTTTCCACTTTTGTTGCAAGAGATGTTTCAGGTCACCTTCATTCTTTTTCTTTGCGTCCATAAAGGACATTTCTTCTGAATTTTCTAGTATGCTGAACCTGCTCATTGCTGTATTGAGTTTTACAGGAAACACGATTCCGTCCCGACCTGCTCGGTTCTTAGCAATATACAGGCGCCCGAAACCCTCGGATTTCTCTGCGGGCTTCCGAGATATGGAGATCACAACATCGGCAACTTGTGCTTTTCCGTAAGATTCTGACATGTTTTCCAATCCCACGATATCAGAGTTAGCTGAGTCTCTATTAGATTGGGACGCTGTCCAGATGGGCATGTTCTTTTCCATTGCTAAATTTCGGAGATCCTCATACACCTTCTTTAGCTCATGCCTCATTGAATCATACTGTCGGGATGATCTCATAATGTCTGCGTAATCGATAATCAGCACTTGCGGAATAAATCCTTTTAAGCTTAATTTTTCTATATGCGCTCTGAGGGTTTGTACGGTAGCAGTTCCCGTAGGATACTCCTTGATCATCAGTTTTCCGAGCTGATCACCTTTTTCCTTGTAGTATTCGATAACTTCATCCTTGCGATCCTGAACTTCGTTGCTAGGGATCTGGCAAAGATTGGAATCGTAACGAAGGCCTGTACCTGTCTCGGTAAGCTCAAAGGTATAGTGTATTACGTTAAATCCTGCTTTTAAAGCTGAGCATCCAAGATTTACCAGCATGTGTGACTTGCCAACTCCTGTAGGTGCTGTGATGACACCGATCTCGCCTTTGCCTAGACCACCGTTGAGGATATCTTTTGCATCAATCTTGTCAATGCCCGTTGGAATGGGTGATCGACTAACTCGAACGAAGCGAGCTTCCATATCTTCAAAGAAATCGTGGCCAACGGAGGGTGTGGTACCAACTGACAGGGCGTTTCTCATCAGATCCATCACCGAGTCGAACTTGTCAACCTGAATAAGATCAACAGCTTCTTCCAGGGCGCCTCGGAAAGCTTGCTTGCGACAGAAGTCGAGTGCTTTATCCTTGACATATTCCAAATCTCCCATGTTGGGATTGTGGCGGATGCGCTGGAGATACTCAACGATCTGGTCGCGGAGGATTGTATCATTACCCGTCTTCAGGTCGTCACGAATGATAGAGACAAGAAGCGGAAGAGTTGGAAAATCCTTGTATTTCTGGTGGTAAGTGAAGTATCGATCTGCCAGGAACCTGAGATACTTCAGGTCAAAGAACTGAGTGTCGATAACCTCAGCCATTTGTTCTGCCCACATGCTGTCTGTAAGGAGTCCTTGAACGATTTTTTCTTGGAAGTCTTTTCCATAAGACGCGAATGATATGCCGGACTCTTGTGTCACGTAGAACCTCTTAATCTAGGTAAGTAAAGCTAAGGAAAAGCGATTCGACGTCAAAGTTTTGGATGCCTTCAGCAATCAGATCTCTCATCATCCCGATCTTATTCCTCTTTGGTTCAAATGTATCTACGATTTGTTCGATTTGATTCACTTGGCCCGCCGCTAAATTTCGCGAATCTAAATATGTCAGGCGCCAGTTACGTTCCAAGATGTCAAAGTTGTCCGCTATCTCTCGGTAGATTTTAATTTTTCCCTCTGCGTGTGCAGAAGCATACTCAAATATTTTTTGTATGTCAGCTTCTTCATCGTCAGCAAGGAAAGAAAATCTTTTAGCCATTGTCTTGTAGCCGGCACCTTTGATCCCGGCGATGTTGTCGGAGCTGTCACCGACTGCCGCTTTAGCAACACAGTAGTTATTAGCGCTCACACCTAAAAGATCAGGAATGTGATCGCGAGTTACGATCTCTTTGCGCCCCAGGCGAAAGATTCTTGTATTATCATTTAAGAGCTGGTAATAATCCTGATCTGAGGACACTATCACCTTGGGCAGATCACGTAATTTATACTTGCAGAGATAACCAATGACGTCGTCGCCCTCACAGTCACCGACGTAGAGCTGGCAGATGGGCATCTTTTTCATCATGCTAATTAAGCTAGCAATCTGCTTATTTCGATTCTGCTGAGTGTCGGGAATGTCCTGCTCATAAAACTTGTTCATTCGAGCTGGCTTTTTACCCTTCTTATATTCCGGGTAGATGGATCTTCTCCTAGAAGAACCTCCGCCTTCCCACACAACATAGATCTGCCTAGGGCTAAAGCGATCTATGATGTTGCGCATCGACTTTAAGAAACCGACCACACCTCCGACGTGATGACCGTGCTTGCTAATCGACGGGTTTGCCGAATAGACACGTAGAAACAGGTTCATCGCGTCGAAGATGAGGACAGGTCTATCTTCCAGAGGAGCCAAAACCTTTACTACCTCGCTCAGATGTGCGTACAGTGTCTGCTTCCATGAAGCATGTTTTATTGCTCATAGTTTTTGCATGGACCTCATAAACGACAATCTGAGCAACTCTGTCACCCTTCTTGAACTCGTAAGGAGTATCTCCACCATTGTAGAGCATCACACCCATCTCTCCGCGGTAGCTGGGGTCGATTATGCCTCCTACTGGGAAAACACAGTGCTTGCTAGCTAGGCCGCTTCGACCCTCGATCTTAAGCAAGATCTGGTTGTGAATATCGTTAGCAAAAGGATTCTCAGCTAACATCAAGCCTGTGGGTGCTACTGCAACTTTTCCAGGCTGAATGGTTCCATCTTCGACTGCGGTAAGGTCCCACCCCACATCACCAACTTTTTGGCGCGGGATTACTGCGTCCGGATGTGTCTTTTTTACTTTGATGTATAGGCTCAACTTAGATCATTCTCCGCCAAATCCATTGCAACTGCTCGAACTTCCTCGTAAGAGTCGGTATCAAAGTCAGGATTGCCCTGAAACTTCTTTACCAAGATGTGTTCCAGCATCAACTCAATATGTGGGCTATATTCAGGGCTCTTAAGTAGATCTTCCATGCCGCTCTTGGTGAACTTCTTCTCTACTAAGACTTCTCCGGTCTTTTCATCAGAGACCGCCAGCGTCTTCCAGGCACCTGAACCTTCAACTGAGTATGTCTTTCCATCTACAGTTACATCTTCAGAAGATCGCAGTAAATCGGTGACTTGCTCATGCTCTTTGACACCCACGCCGAAGTGGATCTCAAACTGGCAAGTCCTGAACGGTGGCGCTACCTTGTTCTTGATAGATTTTGCTGACACGTTAATACCGACAACATCGCCGTCTTTGTTTTTGATAGGGGAGCCGGCACCGAGCTTAATTCGTACAGACGAGTGAAAAGGAAGTGCCATACCACCCGGTGTAGTTGTAGGATCTCCATACATTACACCGATCTTCGTTCTCGTCTGGTTCAAAGCGATAAAGAGCGTGTTCGTGTTTCCAATCACCTGTGTGATCTTGCGCATACCCTTCGAGATGGCGCGAGCTTGCAGACCTATGGAGTCCTTATCATAGTCACCTACAAGCTCCGCTTTGGGAGAAGATGCAGCGACTGAATCCCACACAATGGTGATAGGAACTTTTTTATTTAAGCCCCTTGCCTTGGCGATTGTGGACTCAGCAACAGCAAATACTTCTTCAGTGCAAGCAGTTTCAATGAAGACGAAACGCTTGGAAACATCGATACCTAGCAGCCCCAGGTTTTCCACTGAGGTGCCGTTTTCTGTGTCGATATAAACCACAACACCGCCCATCGCCTGCGTATTGCGGGCGATTTGTAGGGCGATATGTGATTTACCGATCGAAGGAGGGCCGAAGATTTCTACGATCCTGCCACAAGGAAGTCCGCCTCCCTTACGATTAGCAACAATGTAATCCAGCTGTCGGATGCCTGTCGACACCCAAGCCTTCACGTGAGTTGGCGACTCATCAACACTGAGATTGTAAGCAATTCTGCTTCCGTGATCTTTATTCAGTGACTTGATGAGATCCGCTGTGAAGTCGTCAGAACCTTTTGACTTTCTTCCTGCGGCTTTCTTTGCCATCTCTTCTCCTAGTCGTCGCCGAGTAGATCAGCGAACGCGTCATCGAGTGAAGTGTATGACTTCGACTCAGTGGTGGTTTTGGTAGTGCTTTCAGTAGTGGGAGCACTTGTAGTTGTAGTCTTGGTGGAGGACCCGCCGGTCATGCCGTCGTCGTCTGCCGCTGAAGAGCCGTTAAGCCAGTCATTGACTTTCTTTTCAATCTCTTCATACGACTCAAGAGAATAGATCTCATCCAAGTTAGGAATGGTAGAAGTCCACGTTTTAATCTTGTCGTCGTCACCGGAAAGCTTAGTTGCTTTACCTCGAGGCATGACTGACGTCTTGGCCCAGTTTTGACCAGGCTGCTTGGACAGGGTCACCTTGATGTCACGACCTTCTAGAGGATCCGTGATATCACCGTAGTCGGGGTCAAGCATAATGTTGAGGATGTCCTGGTAGACCATCTTGCCGAACGACCAGAGCTGGGTGCCCTTGTCTTCTTCGCCGCGGACAACAACCGGAGCGTATGCACGCATCTTGGGATAGAGGCGCTTGCAGAGCTCAGCCGACTCGGGCGAGCCTTCATCACGAAGCTTGTTGATCAGCTCCTGAATGGGATCGGGCTTGCCGAACTGCTTCGGTGCCAGAATGCCGCGGTTCTCACCTACATTGTAGTAGAACCAACGCTCTTTAAAAGGTTGCCCGTCGTTATCGGTGAAGGGCACAATCCGAACGGTGTGCTCACCCTCTTCTGGGCGCCAAAAGGCAGAGCCTCGACGTCCGTTGCCAGAAAGTTGAGCAACCTTGCGACGAATCGCATCAAAATCAATAGCCATCTTTTTCTCCTTGTAGCTTGATGGTCAGGTGTATTCTAACCTAGCATGCAAGGATGTTCAATGATTAATCAGTCAATTTCATTCGCTGTAATTTAATAGTTCTCACACGCTCTCCGCCGTACATTTTGGCAGTAAAATCTCCTCGAGATTTCAGGGTAGACGGGTGATTGGAAGCGCCTAAAGGTAGTGTAAATCCCGCGACTGCACCTGCCCCAGAGAACTCATCAAGATCATCTTCGTCGTCCTCTTCTTCGTCGTCTTCTTCTTGGCTTCTAAGCATCTCATAATTGAAAGCTTCTCTTCCCATGGGGTCTTCGTTGAGATCGGCTATCATTCCTCGTATTACTTCGCGAAGCTCTGATTCTCCGATAGGGCCTACAGGTAATCCAATTACTGGGCGCGCCTTTAGTTTGCTAATATACTGTCTTGTCATATCACTCTTATAGTTCCCGCCTTTTCCAGGCATGCCAGACTGATCTTCAAACTCTTCTCGATCAGTATCAGTGTATGCTGAGAGTGTGCCAGATCCCATTCTGCCCATAATCGAACTATTAGGCTCGCCTGTCATTCCCGATCTTGGAAAGGGCCTTGGGGCCCAACCTAGACGATGAATGTCTGGTGGATTTTGACGATCTGAAGTTGCGCTAGCACCCGTCTGTCCTATGCCTGACGGGCGGTCTCTCAGACGCTTCACGTATTTCGGTCTAAATCTCTTTACTACTTTAGCCATGTAGATAAGTATTGACTTAAAACGGAACTGGAATACTATCTTCTCGAGAACGTGCCTGAACAAGCTTGTTTGCCGAGGAAATTACGAGCGCTAGTGAGGGCTCTCTCATAGAGTAAAGGCGCGTGTCGTCTGTCAAACCATCAGCAAGCAGAATAGCCATCCACTCATCGTAGTTTAACCCAACACCAAACTTTTGAAGCAAGTAGAGGCTTCGGTGTGTGGTTCGCATGTGGCGAAGTTTATCATTGAACTTGTAGTTCTCACCAAGGTTGTCCTTTCGCCACTTGTTGTCTTGGGGTAGATAAAGATCTTGATTATCATCCCCTACCTTCCCAATCAGACAAAACAAAGAACACAAGATCACAGACTCGTTGGACACCTCGATGCCACATCCCTTAGCAACCTTGTAGCTAGCCTCCAGGATCTTAAGTGCATGATCTAGCAGACCCCCAGGGAAAGAGTTAAAATACTCGTTGCGCTCTGAAGAGGGAGCCATCACAAGGCGTTCTCCAAGCTTATCGATCAGTGCATTAAGCTGTTTAGCCCGCTTGCCTGTCTTTCCAGTGAGAGCTTTAAACTTCTCATAATCAGCTTGCATCTTTTCGATATCTAAATCCATTATAGTTCCTCCGCGCCCATGTAGAGCCGCGATTTAAAAGCAGGTATTTGTTGCCCTGGTGCCATTATATCCTCAAGCTTGTCAAAGCACTCAGGGTGGCAGTCAAAAATAATCGCATCATGCAAAAGAAAGAGCGGAACACACTTGTGGCCTTCCTTCTCTACACCTTGCACAATCTGATAAAAGCCTTCGAGTGCTGCATCCATCGCTGAGGATTGTATATAGTTGTTGTAGAGCACGTGTGACGCATTATTGCGAACTCGGATGTTTCTACCAAAGTGATTCTTGATAAAACCAGACTTTGCTTCTTCCTCCAAGTGAGCTTTTACCTCACCCACCCCGAAGAAGATCTCCAGATTCTTGAGAACATCCAGCGCTGTGTGCTTGCTCACCCCGATCAACTCTTTGACCCGGCGAACACCCATGCCATACAGCGTGGCAATGGTCAGCAACTTTGCAGTTTGTCGACCGTGCTGGCTGTCCAGAACTTTGTCGCAGAGGTCAGTGTAGATATCTTTGATAGGATCCTGGCCGGAGAGGATGAGTGCAACGCGAGGCTCCAGGCTTACGTAATCGAACTGCATGATCTTTCCCCCTTCATAGCGAGAGGTCAAGATATCCCTCATCTCCGCCTTAAGCGTAAGAATCTGGGGGCCTTCTGATATCGTGAGTCGTCCTGTGTTGGTGCCGGTAAGATTGTAGCCTACTTTCTTAGTCACACCCTTCATAGGCATGAAGGAAGTCAAGACCGACTTATTAACAGTAGCAGGATCTCCGTACCTTCGAGCAAAGATCTTTTCATCGATGTGGGCAGGCTGCAATGACGAGATTAGCTTCTGTTGCCTTGAAACCCTCTCTTTAAAGTAATCGTATTGATCAGAGTCCGCGTTCAATCTGATAGCATCCTGGATATTCTGAAAGTACTTCTTGTACACACTCCTAGGCAAAGCTTGCGACCAGAGTATATTTTTAATTCCAAATGTCTTAAAAGGGCCTGCAAACTTAGGGTCGGGGTGGCGGGGTATTGAGATTCCTGAAAGGCGTGATATTACTTGAAGCTCTTCGCTGTCACTGAATCCCACCGTAAGTGCATCTTCGGGTGGCTCATTAACCCAAGATGCACCTGACTTAAAATCAGTTACTAGGTGCTGTTCGGATCCTAGGATACTCTGGTTGATGCAAACTTTCACACGCTATTATATGGACTCAGCTCAAGATTTACACTCTTACTAGGCCGGATGCAGTTTCAATAACTCAGCCACCTGCCCCCTTGATCATCTCGATTGACTTGTTAAGAAGGTTGAACATGCTCTGGAATGCTGCATCGCCGTCTCTGTTCGCTAGAGTTAAAGAAGTTGTAAATGTTCCAGGGGAGATCTTGTGATTTATGGTCTTTACGAAGTAGAGGTCGTCCATTGAAGTCCCTGTTCCAAAATCCACGAAAAAGTGTTGCGCATATCTGATTATTGGGCACCCTAGCATGGAGATGCTAGCGTCTGCAGGTTGAATTTGAAGGGGTAGGCCATTTGGCTGTGTACCCCTAGCTGTCATCTCAGTGTTTCTTCCTGCTCTTTTCATCATCGTGTTTTTGTACCCGCTACTCTGCAAGGAGCTAAAGCGCGCCGACGTGATCACAGAGCCATCAGCCCCGTAGGTCAAAGAAGGGAAACCGCGCTTTATAACTTTCTTAAGTTTTTCAAAGCTGGTATCCAACATATACCCATCGAGGACGCCTCCAGTCTTGATCGCCTTTAGCTTTACGCCTGCAGCTTCCAGATCTCTCATGAATTTATTTTTAGCTTGTGCGGGATCGGATTTTGCAGCTTCTCCTGATCTTAGCGCACTTGAGTGCGCTTTGTTTGCTTGCTTTAAAAGATCTAAAGTATCACTTCCAGCTTTGAGTCCATTAACAATTGTGGCATGTCGCCCTGTGTGATTGTCAAATATGTGCACCCTCAAAACTGTGGCTTCATTTGCCGCTGATCTAGAGGGAGAACTGGTAGGATCAAGAGGCATAGCGTCGAACATAACCTGGATCTTTGGGGGCCTAAATCCTTCCGTAGCTGCTTTATACTTTTCTCGGATTGGATCTTTAGCGTCAGCACTGATGTTGCTTCTCTGTCCATTTTTTACGAGAGTTGCCTGCACTACTTCGTCGTCGACCATGTCGGGCTTAGTGAGTGGTGCAAAAGGATACACGACAAATGTCTTTATGATGTAGTTCATAAAGGTTTCTATCGGGATCTCTGCAGTACCTAAGTTCTGCATCATTCTATCTAATACCTGAACTACATCTTCTTTCTTTATAAGAAACTGGTCGATCGTGTAGTTCGATAGAGGATTATCTTTAACAGCTTCTCCTTGAAATCCACTTTCTGTGCTAAATGCGTAGAAAAACAACTGGACTTCTGAGAAGTTATTAGTGGAAGCAAGGGGACGCCCTACAAAGAAAGAGAAAAGCTTTCCAAGAGTAATGTATTCAGGCCTGCTTCCCTCATCTCCCTTGGCCGCCTTTGTTCGGCGAATTGCGCCGCCAAATTTATCTGGTTTCTCTGGATAAAACGGATCGTCAGTTTCGTTAAACAAAGTTGTTTTAATACCTTCAATTAAGACTTTCTTCTGCGTATTAAACTGATTCCTGGATTGTTTAAGGCTTTCTAGATTTTTAACAAGGGCATCAACGTCATCGCTGGTGGCACCTGCAATTTTACCTATAGATTTTTTACTAAAGGGTTTATCAAAAATAGGGTTGTCCTCAGTGTATACAGTCGCATTGCTAAGAAGACCTTCATCGAGAGATATCAGGGGCTTGATATCTTTTCTTACTTTACCCTTGGCCAGCTTCTTTAATTGAGCTTGAACTTTGGCGCGGATATTACCAACAGCTTGTCCAATAGGTTTCATCGTGTTATTATTGAGAATAGAAGTATCCTCTGTGTGAATTACACCTAATGCTATCAGCTCAAGAGTTATGCTAACCTCACCGTTATTCTGCAGGGAGAAGGATGAGTTATAAAGCCTGTATTTCTCTTTCTTTCTCATCGCGTTAAGAAACTCACCGTAAGCGTTGCGGCCACTAGAATCTGGGTGAGACCACCCGTACTCAATCAGTAGCTCTAATCCCGCATAGTTTTGAGGTCTAACGAATTCTGCTACTTCATGCAGACGAGATCTGTCGTGAAGTGTAATAGAAAGCTTTGCCTTCTTTTTCTCCATTAAGCCTGCAGCAGGTACAACTGAAACATCAAAACTTGTAATTGACATTAGAGGGCGGAATGGGTCAAGTATAGGAACTGTACGACCTTTCCTGTTGAGCGGAGTAACAGTTTGAGGAAGAGTGAAAAGCTCCATTCCGAACTGGGTCATCTCCTCACCCTGTGGCCCCTTATAAGACTGTGCCAGCTGCTTGGTACCTGACTCATTTGAGACGTCGCTATCCCCTACGAGAGCCTTGGCTAAGCTGAGGGAGAACGGTTTTTTATCCTTCGTAGGGGGAGCAGCAGTAAAGAAAGTTACATCCAGATAGGGCACACATCTCGACAGCTCATGTGTTGGAATCGCATTGGCAAAAACTTCTATTTCAGAAGTCAGGGCATTCGTAGGACAAAACTCGAAATGCTTAGCAGTTAAAACGCTGAGTCGGGCATCCTGAGGTTTTATTGCCTGGGATGACAGGCCTGTGACTGTATACTCAGGTTCGCTCTCTTTTCCCGTGCTTCCAAGCTCCTTTACATTCACACTAATTTTTGGAGCAAAATCAGAGCATTGGAAATTGCTAGCGACTTCTCCGCTAGAGTCATCCTTATTCTCATTGTAAAGATTAAAGTTACTCTTAAAGGGATTATCTGCAGTAAACGCTCTTTGCTCTCCTTTTTTTATGGCTTCGGCCTGGCCCGGGGCGGAAAACAACTTGTCTGCCTTGACCTTTATGTCTTTCCCCAAGAGGGCTCCATCAAGATTCTCTAAGATCTCTCTTGATAGCCGAAGAATGTTCTGGTTTAAATCCTCTTGATACTGGGAGACGGGGCTAAGTTTCCCTCCGAGGGCACGGGACATTCCGCCTATACCGGATCCTTTACGAATTTCGTTGGCAGCAACTCGGAGCCTTCTGTTTTTGAGTCGGCTCATTCCACGATTTCCGCAATTTGCTCAATACTGCTAGGGATTAAGACTCTTGTTCCCGCAGGAACTTGCAAGCCCCAGCCTATATTACTGGCTGCTGCGATGACCCACCACAGAGAGGCATCTCCATATTTTTGGCCGGCCATGACATCCAGCCTCGAAGCTTGCTCAAGAACAGTTTCTGACACTGCAAGACGGTTCTGGCGAACTGCTTCGCGTATTCTCATGACACCCTCTGCAGAACCGTAAGCTTTTCCCCTGCTAATGATATCGTCTCTAGAGTATCGAGAAATTGTCATGACTCATCTCCGAGCTTCATTCCCAAGATATCCTTGGTTAAGCCATCAGTGGCTCCGTTAACCCCGACTGACGTCCCATGCGCGATAGCATCACCAGCTGCTTGAGCTAGCTGGGAATCTAGTATATCACCTGAGGTTCCGACGATATCGTTCATCACATCGCCTACTGGGTATACTGGTGCTCTGTTATAGCCCAAGTGATCAATACCAGGAGCAATGTCGTGAACAGGTTTAAATCGGCACGTTATCTTTGCGAGCTTGGGCGCTCTTGCTCCTTGATCAACTTCCCACGTTACATCGTTCCCAATCCAGTCAAATGACATCTGTGTGATAAATCCAGGAAGACCCTTGCCGCTGGATTGATCGAACGATCTAGCAACTGCATTATTAAAGTTAGAGAGAAAGAGCTGGCTTGAGAAAGCGCCTGCGAGGTAAGCACCGGTGCCTGCTACAATTCTCACGACATTAACAGCCGCGAACTCCTTGAATAGGCCCATGGGTATCAGCGATGCATCATGATGATTCATCAAGTACGTCGCGTCGCCACCGACGTCATAAATTCCAAGTCGGGCCATGTCTGCTGAAGATGCAACTTGCACCTTGTAGAAGACATCTCCGTTCGGATCAATCGAAAGCTCGCCATCTTTATTGACGGGATCAGTTACAATCTTAGCATACACATCTTTAAAAGGAATAAACAGCTTTCCGGAACCGTCAACTCTATTAAGAGTCCTCACGCTTGGAAAGCTAATTCTCACTACATCCCCTATTTTAAGTCCGCTTCTTCTGCTCCAGAACGTACCTACACCCTCAGGTTTTTGGCGTGCTCTTTGCCGAAGAAGCCTCATTATCTCTAAGAAGTTAATTGAAGTTGCTGGTGATGAAAGAACTGCGCTTGATCCGGCTTGAGCCCCAGCTGAAGAGCCTCGATTATTGTGCAAAAGTCCCAATCCTTGGAAAAGAAGTCGCATGATATTCAGAGTAGCTGCGTTTGCTATCGAAGCACCCGGGACAGGAGAAAACTGCTCAGTCCCTAGCCCAAACAGGCGAGACAGGTTAAACTTAGAAAAGTTAGTTTTCACAACATCGCCAATCCGGAGGCGGATCATTGGAGATGCCGATTGGACTTGCGAGAACGGCATAATGAAGTTTTCACCGGAAAGCCCTGCCAGGAAATCAATGGGATTTCTCTTTGGCTGGAAAGATTGATCTCCTGTACCTCTTCCCTGCGTGTATTGTGGGTAGAGCATCGTTACGAGCTTATTGATCTTAAACCACATCTCATTAAAATCTTCACGGGATGTTGCAGCAACGTAGAAAGAAAATCCGATATCTCTTGAAGTTGAGTCATAAATCTGGACTTCCTCTGCTCTACCAATTGCTTTTTGACCGTTATAGCGTGCTGAGAAACTATCGCTTAGGTTGTCTAAGAAAGCGTGAAAAGCTATTATCTCTCCTGTGCGAAGGTCGTGAAAATAGAAGGGAACGTATTCAGCGTCGAGGGTTCGCTCGTGATTTTCGACAAACTCTTGTGGCAGGCGGCCGTTAGACTCAGCTTTCGTAATACCCTCCATGCTGATGTGTGCACCTGCTGGTGAATCATTACTAAGAGTAGAAAGGGCGTTCTGGACACTCCCATACTCGATCTCTGCAGGTAGCAAGTACATGCTGGGGACAGAAGCATTCCTCCAGGCAAGACGCATAGAAGCTGGGCTTACACCTGGTTCAATTTCGCTATCTCTGCTTTTCATAGCGTGAGAAGAAGGCCTGTAATGTATTTTGCCCACTTCTAAGGGTCTACCAAATGCAGAGAACGCTGGGTCCCCTGAGGACTTTATTTGGTCAACTTTGTATGGGCTTTGGGCCCGGGATAAAATAGAATCTCCCGTCATCGCCAAGACGTTCATGCAAGCAACTAGTTTTGAAGATCTAAAAGATTCAACTAGCGTTGCTGATGCGACTAATGATTCCTGCGAGGCGCCCGAGGCTATGGATCCTAATTCTGCAAACTTCTGCCGAAGATTCTGCGAGTCTCTTAAGACCGCCCTGCAGAAAACAACATAAAATCCGGGATTATTAGCTATATTACCCCTGGTCGCCCGGGCGTTTCCAGTAAGATTAGCTCTTTCACCAATGTCAGACGTAGCTATCGCAGTGTCCTCAATTCCAAAGACTAAAGACTTACCCGCATCAATTGCCTTGTCATAAGGGAAAGAAGTGTGTGCGAACCCTAAGTCAGACCTAAGAGCGGGTTTGCCCCATGTATTATTCTCGATGAACTTGCCCTTAGTGTAGGGTCGGCTACCCGGGGCAGATCCTTGACTTGCATTAGAAGTGAGCAGATCTATAAAAGATCTCTCTGCACCCGTATCCAAAGCCAGCACTGTCGCAGCAATAATAGCATCTGCAAGACTTTTCATCTGGACTGGATTCATTCCAGCGTAAGGTGAATCTGGGGTGTTAAGCTGTCCGAAAGTTTCTATTGGCTCTCCGTCATTGGGCTCATCAAACTCTCCCGTGGATGCTTTAGACTTGATGAAGGCATCATTGGTAATATCGCCCTCCTGGAGATTCCTAGGGCGAACAGAAGAGACTGCGACACCTTCACTAGCATATCGCTGATCTTGATTTGTCTCTCTGCTCTGGGTAGAAAACCCTGCAGCTTGACTGATTAATTGAGCGGCTGTGCCCTTAAGATCCTCAAGGGTGAAGGCATATCCTGCTTGAGTCGGCTCATTCGTGGGAGCCTCAGAATCGTAAGCTCCTACCTGAGATTGAAAAGAGCCAACGACTTGATCATCGGGGTTTGAGTTGGCCGGAGCATAAACTCTTTTGTGCATGCCAGCAAAGCGATTTCTAGTGAGCACTGCTGATACTGTGCGCTGCACAACTGGGCCGGCGCCGGATTGTTCATCGGGGTTGCCGTATGCGGGCCCCGGAGTTCCGGCCACTGTTCGACCCTGTGGCGCGTTTTGCGGATCCAAAGACTGCGAATCAGTGCTGATATCTCTTAGTGCATCGCCGGCTCGTGGGACAGCGGGTGACTTCCTAATTCCAGGCAAGCCCTTGTTGAACATGCTGCCCAACGTAAGCGTGCTCGGTCTGTCCACTGTGGAGTGCGCAAGCTCATCTGGTAGAAACTGTGATGTCGAATCAAGCGTATCAGTTACGCCAGGTTGACGAGGATTAATTCTGGTGTCATCTAAAACCTTTTGCCTTGCAGAACCTAAGCTTACCTGCTGTACGTTGTCTAGAGGCTGGGGAGATTCTAGTGGCAGATCATCTTGGCCTGCGTTCCCAAAGCCCGGCAGCGCGGCATAGTTGGCATTGGCAGCTGTGAAGTCATTACCCAGCTGGTCATCACCATTTCTATCCTTGGGTATAAGGACCTTTTTTGTATCATCAGCCATCTTTGTCCTCCTGCTGCTGGGCCGCGGTTTTGAAGTTGCTCATAGTCGTGATCACGCCGCCGAGGACAGATACATAATCTCGAAGGTGCTTCTCAACTTGAGCCCTGCTCTCTTCAGGTAGTTCTCGTAAGATTCTCGTAATCTCTGGAGAGTTCATGATCTCATCGTGAGCAGGACTCCACTGCTGCGCCTTTATAGGTATCTTCTTGGACAACTTCTACTCCCTATCAAGCGCTAACGCCCACCGCCTTCGCAGCACGGTTACCGTTGTTTAGTTGGGTTCCTATGGGAGCAGCTTGCCCATCAGGGGTTCCATTTGCAGTGGCTGTAGCAAGCACGTCATTACTGGCGAGGAGATTCACAGTTAAGTCAATAGGTATGGGGCTTGAAACTTGGGGTGTTCCTGCCTTTAATTTTCCTCCGTCTGCGGTTACTGGAACATTCGCGGTGGCAGTTTGACGTGCTGCAGCCTGAGGTTGTTGGATAGTTCCGGGTTCTATCTTTACGGGAAGTGGTGTAGGTAGGGTGACGTGACTCGGGTTTTCCGCTGTACCTGCAAGGGGTTTTTTCGCAGACATTGCATCTGCAGCTTTTTTTGCAGTCTGGATGGCCTGGTTCCCTATTGTGTCAAACACCTTAATGATCTGGAGGGCAAAGGCCTGTTGCTTCTTATCTCCCAGGGACTTCAAGAACGCTTCGTCCCTAAGACCTCCGCCGGCTTCCCGCTGGGCCTGGACCTTTTTGAGCATGTCATCCGTTGCGGCGAGGCCGCCGGTGATCGCCTTGGTTCCCTCTCCCACAAGCTTTCGAGACGCGAAATCACCCATATTTTTCGCCAGCTCTTGAATGAGAGGATTTAAAGTAATTAATTTTCCGGATGCTTTAGTAAGGGCTGCCGCGGCGTTGATTTGTGCATTGCCCATTTTCTGGAAAGTATTTCCTTGGGCAGCAAGTAGTTCAAGCTGGCCCTTGGCAATGTCTGCGCCGGTATCAGTACCTATTGTTGCGATATTAGGCGCAACCTTCTCCATAATATCAGCTAAACGAGCCTGGACACTTATCATTCGATTATTTTGTGCCACTCGATCTTCTGCCGCAACCTTGCCTTCTTCTGCAACACCCAGCTGGCTTCGAAGGTTCTGGCCGGAATCGCTCAGGGCTTTCATGGTATCCTTGACGTCCATGCCGGTAAGATCAGCTAGGTGTTTCATCTCGACACGTGACATGTTTGCGACATCGACCCCGGCTTGCTCAGCAGCCTCTTGGATCATTCGAAGGCGCTCAGCGGGATCTTCTTCCATAAAGAGGTCAAAAGCGTCGATATTCATACCGAAGGACTGGCCGAGCATCGCGGCTTTCTCTGCTGCAGTATCAAAGCTATCGTGAATCGTCAGCTTCTTGATGCCGTCAAGAGAGACGCCTAGCTTAACTGCTTGGGCTGCAACTTTTGCCAGCTGCTGCTCGCTAAAAGTACCGAAAGTGCCGAAGTCTTTTCGAAGAGCGTTTGTAGCTTTTCTGACAAGCCCAAAATTCACACCATACCTTTTACTCATCTTGTCAGTTGCTTCTGCAGAGACTGCCATTTGCCTGACTAGAGTAGTTCCGCCTATCTGCGCCTGCGCTGCAACTGAGGCCAGGTCTTCTTCCTGCATACCCAAAGCTAATCGCAGTTCATCTATCTGCTTGACGCTAGCGTCAGACCGAAAGGCGGCTTGCAAAAACTCCATCTCAGTGCCAACGGCATGGCGCATCTTCGCGGTCCGTTGCACAAGTTCTTGCTGGGCTTTGGCAAAGTTCTGAGAGAAGCTGCGCATGTAAGGGTCAGCTGCTGCAAGGCCCCGCGGGGTCTTTGCAAGCTCATTCATAAGGTTTTCTTGAGACCTCGCGGCGTCGCCGGCGAAGTTAGTCATCAACTCACCCTGGTCGTTTATAGCTTGCCCGAACTCGTTTGTGATCGCCTCACGAGACATCAAGATAGGCTTGGACAGTCCGTCAAAGCCCTCGGAGACCTTTCTAAGAACACCAGTGAGTTTTGTGAGCCCTAGAGCAGATCCGCCCAGGACCATGCCAAGACCTGCCGGGCCGAATTGGGTCATTAGGCCTTTCATTCCTCTGCCCAAGGAATCCGATGTCGCGGTTGCTTTTTGTTGCGCTTTGCTGAGTTCGTTAAAGGAGTCTCTTACCCTGGGATTTTCTTTGAGAAACTTTGAGTAATCAGTCTTGCTCTCATCTTGCGCCTTTCTCTGGAGCTTAGAAAAACGCTTGTAAGCATCCTCTATTTCTACTCTGCCTTTTATCTCTCCGCTTTGGATGCGCTGCAGAATAGTCTCATATTCTTCAGCCAGTCTGATGAGCTGCTTTTGTAATTCTATTTGTTCTTTGGTGGCCATAGAGGTTCTCGGGAGTCAAGATTAAATATGCGCTAAGTGAATCTTCTTGTCCTAGACGGGCCTGTTTGTCGCGACATACCCCTCATAGCTCTGCTTCCTGGATCATTATTGTGTGATGCACGGGATGACTCATTTCCCGTCCCTGCGGCTTTTTTAAACTCTTTATTGATTCTATCTATGAACCAAACGCGGTAACGAGTAGGAATCTTATATGCCTCAGAATACGTGAAGCCCCCATAGTACATAAGCAAAAATGCCTGTTCTAAGAAAAGCTCACGATCCTCAGGTTTCAGGCCAAAAAAAGTTTGCCCCCATGGGTAGGGGCATTTCCTCCTGCAGCTCACAAGCTTCGCATGCGAAGAGTGTCACCATGTTAACGGTAGGCTCGCTTTTCTCTAGGAACCTCCTGATTTCTAAGGAATCCCTAGCGGGCATGTTGCGGATAAACTTGCTGATGTAAGACTTGTCTGTATTACCCTGGATGGAAGTAATAGCTCTAAAGAGCCTCTCTGTAACGAGATTATCTACTACGATCCCCTGTTTTCGTTTTCTCTCCGAGATAGTTAGTGCTTCTTCCTCGTCCAAGCCTGTCGGGAAAGATAGGGTCACTTTCTTACCTGACACCGGGAGGACAACTTCAAACTCATTTCTCCCGGGAGTAACTGGGTCTGACTCAAGCGACCTGATTGGCAAGTCGGACAGAGCGCAAGAATGCACTTGAGCTGTTCCGCATACAGGGCAAGTAACATTAGTATGATAATCTGCGCCGTAGCCAGTAATCCTAATGGCAACAAGAATTGCGTTTCGATCACCTGACAGGAGCGTTCTCGGATCTATTGACTTATCTGTTAAGCAAGATCGAATCAGATTAGTAATTACAGTACCATTTTTAATAAAGGCTCTGGATGTTAAGATATCTTCTTCTCTCGCTGTCATCGCTCGAATGTCAACTGAGTTTTTAAGATGCAGCGGGTGATCCGGAGGATATGCCTTGCCTAGCGAAGGCAAAGGGACAGTCTCGATCGGGATATCGAATCCAAGATCCTGCTGTGCCTGCTCTAATGTTTCCGCCACTCTGGGGTCTGATGCGCTTGCAGCGCTAAATACGTCATTTCTAGACATGAAAGCTCCTCGTATAGGAATTGTATTACAGATAGATTATCTGTTAAATAGCATGACCAGAACTAAAAGAGCTTTATCTTAGGGTGATAGTATCAGTATTGAAGCACGCAGTTGTCAAAGCGAAGAGTCATGGAAATCTCTGCGGCATCGTTAGTGTCATAGCTCAAAGATCCATACTCAGCGTTTGTGATAAACGCGCCTTTGACGTCCCAAAGCTCAACAACTGTTCCAATTGGGTCAAGCATCTTGATCTGGCAATCACGCTTGTAAAAATCTGCGTAGCCTGCTCGGCCAGAAACAGATTCAAAATGAGTTCTAATCCACTCCATGACCTGCTGCGCACCGGAAGGTGCGATTGGATCGTAAAGCGTCACGGACATGTCGCCGAATGTTGTTCGACCAGCAAGATAGCGAGTGTGATTAATAAAAGGAAGCGTTACAGACTCAGTGGAAATTGTAGGTCTTGCGGCTGACTTCATCAAGAAGGCATCAATGCCTTCAATTGCAAATACCCACCTAAACTGGCGCTTAGGTTCAAATTTATTTGGAAGCATCTCAGCAACAGAAAGGGTCTCAGCCATTACAATCTCCTAGGGTGACACGTTATAAATATATGCATCGAACAAAAACGTCCCTTAAAGTCCATCAACTCCTGAATTTGTTACCACGAAATCAAGCGAGATGAATTCTGCTGTTCGTGTAGGCTGCAAGAAGATCTTCCCTCGAACTGTATTGTTTTCAATGTCTGCCTGCGTAGTTGTGCTAGAATCAATAACAACTCTAAATCGATCAACACCTTGGTTTTCCTGAACTCTCTTCAAGATTGGAGTTACCAAAGCAGTGAATCTTTGAAGGGTTGATTCTCTATTAGGCTCGAAGATAAGTTGCTGTGCAACTTGCTTAACTGAGCGCCTTACGTCGATCAAGAGCCTTCTTACGTTGACTCTGTCAAGAGCAGACGCTGCAGATTGCAGAGTTTTCTGTCCGTAAACTACCGGGCCAGAACTATTAGGGAACGAAACGATAGGGTTGATATCCTTATCGTACAAATCGTCCATATTGGTTTGATTTAGGCTTACTGCAGTAGATAGAGCGTTCATAGATCCTCGGGCAAATCCAGCAGGAGCGAACCACGGGAACGCCACTGCATCGTTGAACGAGAAAGCACCTAAAACTGCAACTGACGGCGGAACCCGAACTGTTGCAGAATTTGCTACTACAGTCTTCGTTGATTGATTCAGTGTCTTCACCTGGATGTTCATATTAACATCTGGGAAATATGCTGCAGCAAAGGATGAATCCAAGGCTCTGTCGTTGAATGATGCTACGGTATTTGAAACATTGACATTTTGCACAGAGGAAGTAACCACTGCGTTTACGTTATCACGCTCGCCGATATCCATGATGTAGAGTGCATCAAATCTGTCCTCTACAGTCGTTATAGCATCATTTGTGACGGTAGCCTCTCTAATGCCAGGAACAGCCAAGAGCTGTATCTCAACATCAGCCTTCTCACCCATGACTTCCAGAGCCTTCTTAAAGGCTGCAACTGTCGGGCCGTTGATTCCACCTCTGTTAGAATCATCCATCTCACCTTTAACGGCGTTGTTGTTCATCAAGGCGGTGTTTTTATTAAAGATGTTAAATCCATCAAATCCACCCTGGAATGGCATCGTAAACTTAGAGAGCCTTCGAACCGCCGGGCTTGTTGTATCGTTTACCTCAAACCTTCGGGTCTTGGCATCAGCATTCGTAGTGATGTTTCCATCGCGTGCGTATGACCAGCTGTTAACAAGAGCTGCGTCCGTGGTTAATGCAAGACCATCAGATCCCGTACCGACCTGCAGGTTTTCTAAAGTAAACTTGTTGTTATTAAACCTATCACAATCTAGAATTGCGCCGCTTTCATCAGCCTGACCTGCATTAGAACCTGTCAATACATTGAAGTCAGATACGGCGTGATCAGTGAAGAATTTCGTAAAGCTGACTATGCTTGGATCAATAACGCTGCTCTTGTTGGGCTCATTTAAGAGGGTTTTCTTCGTGAATTGGACGCCCCAGTAAAGCGACTTATTAGGCACCTTCTTAGGCGCGAGACCCATCGCGATGTTCTCTCTAAGCGGTACAGGAGGTTGCACAACTGATTTGAGCGTCATGCTTGGGTCTCTCTGTAGGCTGAAGTTTGCGTTTGGAGGTGCGCTAAGAACATTTGATCCAGAGGTTACAAGGTGATCTAGACCTCTAAACCCTAGGGGCAGAGATTCAGGATCGATTTCACCGTTGTCAACATCAGATGCTATTTCAACTCTTATGCGCGAAGAAACGTTAGCATACTTTCCGTCAATCACAAGCTTTTGGGATCCCTGTGCCTGATCAAAATCGTAGAACATGTCGGTATCGCCAATTCGACGTCCGATGTAATTGGTCGATGCAGGATCAAGGTTAAGGCCGCGGAAGGCCTCATAAACGAATGTATTCTCATCGTTGTCGTAAAAGTCTCTTAAGACAAGATCGAACGTACCGAACTTGTTAAGTTCATCTGAAGATTTACCTACGTTCTCAATAGAAACCTTGTATTTAGTGTTCGCACCCACTGAGTCTGAAGATTTGCCCTTCATGACACCATCGCTTAAGAGATGCACTCGGAAGAGATCCTTGGCGGTTCCACCAAATTCTTGTGAGATAATGAATGGCGTCTTAGCGGCCTGGAATCTCTCACGGAATCCTTCGAAGTTTGGCGCCGCGGCAGATCCGTTGTTTCTCCCTTGAGTTCCTGTAAGGAGGAAAACAGCATCAGAGCTTCCTGAGTATAAGCCTGACACTGCGCCGTTCACAACGCTTGATCCTGTTGCCAAGATTCCCGAACCTGTCACGACGGCATATTCTGGATATACATCATAATGCGAGTAAAGAACGTAGCCGTGCTTCTGAACTTGTTGGGGATCTTTATTGAAGATGTTTGCAAAGTAATCTTTGTCATCAGGATTTAAAGATGCTGTAAGAACTCGAGGATAATCTTTTCCTTTGTGGCCAGGCAAAAGCATGGTAAACTTAGGGGACCCGTTAGAAAAGTTAATTGTACCCGTTAAGAAACCAGCGGATGGGTTGCCCTGGCCTGACATTGATGATGTCATTGTTGATGTTGGTGTGTTTCCCTGGCCCATCGTACCATTTGAGCATGAAAGCCTTAGGTTGACACCTGATGCTGCCATTAGCACACCACGAAGGACTGAAGCTGCGACTGTGGTACCAAGATTTTGAGCAGATCCTATTCCGGCATCGGAGAAGATTGTTGATCCTGCGGATTGCGACATGTAGCATCCGAGGAAGTAAGTTCTTCCTTCTCCTTCTCCGCCGGTGTTTGCTTCTGGATTGTCTCCTAAAAGCCCAGAATCCAAAGGTAATCTCTGGCCTACGATAAATCCTGCGTTCGTAACCGTTCCATCGCTTGAAGACCTTTTCTTCGCGTTGCCGGCTCCAAGTACTCGCACATAAGAAAGGGACCCAGCATTTCTGAGCCATTCTTGTGCAGCGATAGGTCCGAACTCATCGCCGCCTACAAATCCAAACTTAGATTCAAATTCGGAGAAGTCGGCAACTGTGATCGGTACGAAAGCTGGGCCTTCTTTAGCAGTGCCTATTACGCCTGCTGGAACGCCCGTTGGACCGGTTGGGGTAGGCCCAGACCTATCGATCTCAAAAGCTCTTACGCCTGGGCTTTTAAAAGTACGTTCGGCCATTATCTAAATCTCCAAATCATCATTTCTAACTATGCTCTACTCAAAGCTTACGCCGGCATTTGTTATGACGAAGTCAATTGATATAAACTCAATACTTCTTGTCGGGACAATCACAATGCGTCCATTCAGCCTATTAGACTCAATATCGTCAGCGGTGTTGTTAGAGTCATCCATTACAACTTTGAATTGCTCAATCCCACTCTGTGCCTGAACTACTGCAAGCAAAGGTGATACATCAGCAATAAATTTAGCTCTTAGTGCAGGAGTGTTCTGTTCAAAAACAAATCCATTTGCCACTTGCGAAACTATTCGTTTAACCTCAAGAAGCATTCTTCTTACGTTAACTCTATCCAGCGCAGATTTTGCCATCTGCAGGGTTTTTTGCCCAAAGATCACGAATCCTTGCTGTGGGAAAGTAGCAATAGGATTAATTCGTGCATCATAAAGCGAATCCCTGTCTCCCGCAGAGAGTCGAACATCCACATTCTGGACAAAATCAAGTGATCCTCGATTGAATCCTGCAGGTGCGAACCACGGGAAGCTTACCCGATCATTAAATCCTAGAGCAGCTAAGGCTGCTATAGAGGGAGGAACATTAACGCTTGATCCGTTGCTATCATCCGTGATAATCACACCTGGAAAATACGTTGCCGTTGTATTGCTATCAATAGTACGTGCCTCGAAATTCGCGATGGTCTTGGAAACGCTTGGGCGATTTGTTGAATCATCGTACAGCCTGTTTCCGTCGCTATCATATTCAGGTATATCCATCAAGTAGAGGGCTTGCCCAAAATCCTTGACCTTGTCTATTGCATGATCTGTTACAAATGTTTCTCTCACGCCTGGAATAGACAGAATATTAATATTAGAAGCAAACCTATCTGTCATTACGTCGATGGCAGCTCTATAAGATCGAACGGCATTGTTATCTTTGCCTGCTCCTGCCATATTCGATGCCATGCCAGGAGACGTAAATGATGAATTAGCGCCACCACCCGTATCAAGGGAAATCGACTTATCGTTCATTCTGGTAGCGTTCTTATCTAAGATGTTAAGGCCATCGAATCCGCCGTGGAAAACGTTAGTAAACTTCATGTAATCCGTGAACTTATTAAACGTTACAGAAGACGTCTGGTTTAGCAGGGTTGCGAATGTAATTCTGTTAAGCCTTGTTCCGTCAGAAACTGTGTAAGTGGTGGGATCAACATAGGCATCACGAATGTATGCTGCTTCAAGCATGTTGGAACCGATAGTTCCTGTGATCTCAGTATCTGTGTAAGCCCCTGTATCGGAAAGTCCTGCCTGTCGGGAAAGTGCGACGCGGGCGAGGGTAAACTTATTGTTATTGAATGTCTTGCGATCGCCTGCCTTGGCAGGAATGATCTGGGATCCTGTCAGCAACACATCCATTTTCGAAATGCCGAGGAACTTGGCTTGATCTTTTAAACCTAGGTTCACAGAAGTTCCTGCATTTGACTTAAGGGCAGAGTTCGTAATACCTGAACTTTGGACGCTCTTGTCTGCTGCAAGCATAGTTGTTTTAGCACCCCAGTAGATTCTATTGTCTACTGTTTCTTGGGTTCCCTGTTGGCCGACGAAGAAAACGGATCCGTCTTTAACTGCTCCGTTTGTCGACTTAAACGTGTAAGGGACAGGCGGCAGAATCGATGCCTGGAGAAGGGCTGTTGCAGCGTTGCCAATTCTTCCTCCAAGGCGATATCCGACTTCAGCCTGCGAGGTAAAGTCATCAAGCTTATCATTCGTCTTAAGGGCTGGGATTCCCTTGAAACCAAAAGGTAAGGCTTCTGCTGGGACATTTCCGTTGACAACATCGTCGCTGAGTACGACTCGAACGACGTTTGACATATTAGGGTATTTGCCCGATACAGTTACTTTTCTCTCTGATTCAAGCTCAGCATCAAAGTTAAAGAATGCTTTTTTATCCCCGATCATTCTCCCTATAAACTTCTCGGAATTAGGATTAAGATCGCATTGTGGGTATTCTTCCAAGACTTCCTTCGACTTGTCATTGTCACTGTAAGCTCGGACCTGGACTGTGAAGGTTCCGTACGGATTATTCTCGTCAAGGGACCCGCGAATGTTTGCTATAGAAATCTTATATTTGCCTGCAGCAAAGGCACCGTCGTCAATAGTTTCAAAACTAAAGAGAGGATACTCTGTTGTGCCGAAAGGCTGGGAGATAAAATCTGTTGTTTTTGGCGTGTTGTATCTGGTGTCGTATCTACCAAACGCCGTCAAGAAGCTTTCACCTGCCGCATTGTCATTAGAGACCACGGCTGATCCTGAAAGCATTCCTACCGAATTAGCATCAGAAGAAATTGATGCCAGGCAGTATTCAACATCAAATGCAGCATAAAGAAGATGCTTTTGAGTTGAGAATTGAGCAGGATCTGTATTTAGAATATTTCTAATGTAATTCTTGTTCCTCGGATCAAGAGAAGCAGTAAGAATCCTCATGCCCGGTTGACCGTCGGTTGTTGCAAATGAAGTATCAGATGAGGAGATAAACAACTTGAACTTGTCTTTTAAGTCTCCTGACGTTCCGATCGTTGCAAGAGCATCTCCGCCTGACTTACAAAAAGCAGCGCTCATGTCGGTGCCATCGAAAGATGCACTCAACACACCAACTCTGGAGTCTGTTGTAGTGAAGATAACTGCTCTTACCAGATTGGCATCTGCAGATGAATTATATGAATCGTTATGTGTGAAAATTGGGAATCCATATTGTTCTGATGCAGAAATGTGGTGTTTAGCAGCAAGGATATGTGTCGTAGAAAGACCGAGCCTTTTATCTGTTGTAATTGGTGTGATCTTGAAGCCTGCATTTTTCACGCTTCCTTGCACACGGGTAGTATTAATTTCTTCTGTCTCATCATTTGCGCCGGCGCCGAGAACGCGCACGTACGTAACAGCATCTCTATTCTTGAGAAATTCGTTAACTGCGTACGGGCCGAATCTTTTGGAATCAAGATTACCAAACTTAGTCTGGAAATCTACAAAAGACCCGACGGTCACAGGAACAAATGCCGGACCTCTCTGAGCAGTACCAACTACTCCTGCCGGAGTTCCCGTTGGTGATTGAACTCTCTGTGTTAAGTCAACCTCTTGCTCAAAGAATCCGGGAGATCTAAAAGTCTGTTCAGCCATATGTTCAGTCTCCTACAGGACTCTTATGCACGCCTATAAATATGCTTCTTTCTGCCAAATATCACCTTACAGATCTTCGATCTTGGTAACTATCCGGGCGCTGACAACTGTCTCGCCCTGTCTTTGGTTCTGAGTGAGCACTTTTAAATACTCAATTTCATCCTCGTCAGTGAAAGGATTTCTTATTCTAGCCTGGGCTTTTAAGTACGATAATCGATCATTCTCAACGATATCTCCGGCAGAGTTTATATTGTTGACATCGCTTAAAATAAATTGATCGATATCGCCCGTAGGATCGGGTAATCCAGGAGGATGTTGGACGATTGGCGCATTTGCTGTGAATACCTCGAATGCGAGATCAGGAGCAGATACAAACTTCCTGAATGGTCGCATATCGCCTGAGTTTTCTGATGCGACGATGTAAGCTGGTACCTGCATGTTAAAGCTATACCTTACAATTCTTTCATCGTTGGTGAAGTCATCAAAGTTATCTTGATTTGTGACTGTATTGTCTGGGTACGCTACGAACCAGTACCCCTTATCGGAAGTTATCTTAAATTGATTTCTGTTGCCCGTGTAAGATCCCACGAGCTTCTCAATCATGTTATTCATATGTAGAGTGTAAGATGTCCAGAATGTCACCTCGTAACTCACGTTAATGAAATGAGGAAAAGGTATGGTAATGATCTCATAGATGTGATGAGAATCAAGAGAATTAGAAAGAACTGGCCCTCCTGAGGCTGTTTTTACAGGGAGGCGTCGAGAATTAACAGTGCCCGGCTTAGCGGAGATAGGATTGGTAGCATTTGCATTATGCTCCTCGGATCTCACATTATCTTGGTTTCTAATATTTTTTGGATTTACTAGGTTTTGATAAATGGGATCTCTTTTGCTTAATCTTCTTTTAATAACCAGGTCACCCGTGTCTGCAAGCCTTTCAAAGCCTGCAGCCTGGTCGATGCCAGTTCTGCGTATGGATATGAGGGGTAAAATCAGAGCCTCGTTTTCATCTCTGATTGGCTCATTCCGCTTAATAAGAGCGAATCTTTCTCCCGTCGCGAAGACTACTGGTACTTTTCTAGTTTCATTATTTTGTGTAATAGCAAACTGTATTTCTTTGTCAAAGAGATCAAAGAGCGCTCGATCGATATCCTCTAGGCCGCACGGAGGAAGATAAAAATCATCAGGAATGTTTTGTCCCTCTAGCCCAGAATTAATTCTATCCTGCTTATTCGCAGGATTGAGAGATGGATTCGTAATTGATTGTCTTACAGTCATTTTATTTACTCGTCATAGAAAGCAGATCCCACATCCTGCGGGTCACCCTTTTCAGAGACCTGCTTAGGACCTGTGATAGGATCAGCAAGGACACCTTTTTCTCTCAATGATCGAACATCACCCGTAGGCCCAAGCTCATTATCTTTAAACCCACGTTGCTGGACAAATGTATCTTGCACAGCATCAGGATCTGAGTATTCCTCATCTGTTGGTCCAAGCACCTTAGTGAAGAAAACCTGCTTGCGGCTTTGCTTGCCAATAAGCTTAATTCCGTCACTGTGCTCAATCTGACCAAAAAGATTTCTTGTTGTCGTCACTGACGTTATTTCAAATATGACTGTCCCGTAAGTGAAAAAGTCTCCTACGAGAATATTAATTTCCTTATCCAGTAAATCTCTAGACTGGATAAACACCTCAATATTTTGGGTCTTTTCTGGTCCGTACTTGTCAGTTTTGAAAGTTGGTTCTTGGTAATCTACTAAGCAGTCCAACTCCAAGGGGGTCTCAAAAATCTTTTCTGGTGCTTCATCATAAAGCGTGCTGATCTTGGTTTTGGCTGCAGATATAGAGTAGTAGTAAATCTTTTGACCGACTACATCCTTGATGATCTCTTTGGTTAGATCATTTACAAGATCAATCTCTCTTGGCGTTATAAAAAGGCGTCCCAACTATCTCTCCCTAACCCATTGTAATTGCATTACCGTTAGGTATCGGAATGGTTCTAAGTTGTTTCTGTATATTCTCGGCCTTGATAGCGTTCATCTCAATAATCTTATCATACGTCAGAGAATCAAGCATCTCACGGAGCTTTGTAACCAGCTCTTTCTTATCTTCTCTTCCCTGTGATATCAGATTATCTCCATCAAGCTGGATATCTGCATTTGGTATTGGTAAAGATTTGAACTTAGATCTTACCAGGCCCAGAAGCTCTGTAGAAAGAGAAAGTGCATACTGCCTTACCCATTGACGACCTATTGAATTTACGTTAGAATAAGTAAGATCTCCAAAGGGAACATTGGATAAATTGGATACACCGTATATTGTATCATCCCCGTAAGAGGGGTTAAGGGGGTCAGGTGCAAATGCCACTCTTATCCATAGTTTTCGATTAGTCTGATCTCCTGAAGGCGTTGGGTAGATTCTTATCTTGGTTCCGATCACCTTAAAAGAATAATTAGATCTTCGTACACGGTGGGAAACATCCATTTGCCCTGCCCTCAAGATATCTTCAAAAACAGGGAGAACATAAAAGATAGTTTCCGGGGTGAAAGACTCAAAAGAAAATTCATTATTAAGGTAATTGATAGCTGAGGTTGTATCGAAGAATCGATATGCTGCTTGGGGATTGAAGTGGAAAACTTCTTGAATCTTCATTTTGGAACTGTAGGTATTGAGAGACGAAGAATACAACAAATTTCCAGAATCATCTTGTAGCTTATCGTAAATGTCATAATCTTGCTGGCCTTTGATTAGCTGAATCGATCCTGAGACTGAGTCGTACGAGCCTCCTACACCTGCTTCAAAGGCATAGGGCTCTGCCATCCTCTCTAAGAACTGCAGTGTCTCATGCGGGAACTTTTGCTCAGATCCCGACATGCTTCCAGTTGAAGTCCCTAAAAAAGTCGATAATTGTGACCTAGCTTGGTATTCATTAACAATCTGCCCGTACTGGAAGAAAGATTCTTCGAAACAAGCCCAGATCTGCTTTTTGGTCAACTCGACAGACAGAATGTCATCTCCGAGCTTCCTCTTAACAAAAGTAACCATCTTGTCTGCTTCAGATTGAAACTCTGAGTCACTATCAAAAGCACCGAATGGTGTTGGGTTAGTTGTATTAGCGAATGTTGCCACAAGGCTCTCCAGAAACTCTCACAGTATAAGTATGAAGTCACGAGACTTAGGTCTAGACGAAAAAACGAACAAAAAAAAAGGCGCCCCACTTGGGGGCGCCTTTCTCTTCTAGTGTGACAGTACTAAGTCTTAGCTGTCAACCACTATATTATGCGGCGGCTACGGCAGCATTGGCGAAGGCCGTGATGACCCACCAAGTTCCGTTAGAGACGGCGTAAAACCTGTCTCCGATAGCTCCGCCACTCAGAGTAGCTGTGGTAAAAGCGTGATCTCTTTCAGTAGCAGACGCATTTACGCTTACCATCGTCAAAACGTTGTCGTCAGTTCCGACGAGCTCAGAAAGGACATAATTCGCAGCTTGACCAGCAACGATCGTATAGTGGCATCCTTTTGCCGCTGAGACACTGGGCAGCGACAAAGTAAATGCTGATCCCGTCAGGGTAATTAACTTGCCACTGTCTTCAACAGTAAGCGTGTCTGTGCTTGTTACCGACTTCTGTGGGCATTTTTGACCATGCATGAAGCCGGTTAGAGCCATCCCAGCACCTGACGTCTGGACGAGCCCCTTCGAATCTGAATACGTAACCTTTGGCATAATTTTCTCCTTTATTTTGTTCGCATGATTCCGGCACGGTGGCGAGTTCACCCTTATGCAATGTGACGGGCCTACTATTAGATATGGGGAAGATCTTAAAAAAGAAGAAAATATTCAAACAAAAAAGGTGCTCGATTGAGCACCTTGATTGCAATAACACTTTTGAGTTTTCTTTTAGTCGAGCTGACTTCCAGACCAGTTATTTCCAGAAGCTGTACTTACGAAAAGAGCAGTCTTACCTTCGCCGAGCGTGACAAGGATGGCACCTGTCTCAGCTTGATTTCTAATAACGCAGTCCTGAGCACTGTCTACATTTCTAACGATCATGATCTGACCTGCTCCTGCAGCGTTGGGCAATCTAACACCATGTGCGTTGTTAGTGCTGTCAACAGTGTTTACTATTCCCGCAGGAAGAAGCGGGAAAGAACCTGTTGCTAAAGCTGTAGTAGTCCCGTAGCTACTATAGTGAGCGCTCCTAGACTCCAGCCCCGAACCTGCGGTTTGGTTCAGACCTTTATCATCAGAAATAATAACCTTTGGCATAATTTTCTCCTTTATTTTGTTCGCATGATTCCGGCACGGTGGCGAGTTCACCCTTATGCAATGTGACGGGCCTACTATTAGATATGTTCCCGTGCTGGAATCTTAAGGAAATAAAGAGACAAAAAAAAGGGGAGCCCTTTCGGACTCCCCTTCATGAAACCGAAGTTTCTATTGTCGCTTAGATGACGTTCAAGTCAGCAACCGTAACGGTACCGTAGAAGTCAGCGCGAACCATCTTCTTGCCGTAGCGAGTCATCACGCCCTTACGAGGGGTGAAGTCTTCTGGCGCGAAGATCGTTGGTGTGACGATCAGCGGAACATACGGAGCATAAACGTATCCTGTCTCAAGGTAGCTACCACCCTTATAACCAACAAGAATCTTGTTGCGAGGGAAGTATGGGTCCTTGTAGACCGTAAAGCGGTTGCTCAAGGTACCAACCTTTTCAGCACCGAGGCTGAATGGGGAGGAAACCTGACCTTCGCTGTCAATGCTGAGGCTTGGGCGATACATCACTGAAGCTTCGAACATTGTGCAGACATCCGGAGAGGTGACCACGAAGTTCGCGGAACCACGGAGTGTCTTGCGGTGGATGGTGTTAGCAACATCGATAACGGACTCGACCAGGGTCTCGTACCATTCGCGAACTGTGCCTGTGAAACGAGGACCTGCAGATAAGCTGTCATTCAACTTAACTTCGGCGCCTGTTTCCTTGTTCAGGAACTTGCCTGGAGCACGTGACCAGTAAAGGTTTGCGCCCTGGGCTTCGCTAAGCAGGTCATTCAGGATTTCACGATCGATTTCAAGAGCAACTTGCTCAGAAAGGATCTGTGTCAACTCAACCTCAGCGTCAAGGCTGTGGTATGCGTTAAGGTCCTGTGCCAATTCTGGCGACCAACGAGCTCTCAGCTTGCGTGTAGCAGCTGTAACTGCGATGGACTCAACCTTAATGTCGATTTCAGGGATCACTGGTGAAGGTGTAGTACCGAAATCAGATTCGAATGAAGGAATGGTAAGGGTAGAACCAGAACCGTCTTCTACATTCAATGTTGGGCCAATGGCATATGATGCTGAGAGGTATGCTGTAGCAGCATCACCGGCATCAATTTTACCGCTGAAGTTACCAGACATAACTGTCAAGAGAGCAGCATTTGATGTGCTTCTTGTTACCATGGGATCTGCGGTAAACTTGTTGTTCGCAAACGTACCAAGCTGGTTCAAGCGACGGAGGTTAAGAATACCTTTGCCGCCCTGGAAGCTAGCACCAAGCTCTTTAACACCTGTACGAACCTCAGGAACTGCTGAGAACAAGGAAATGTCCTTGGCGTTCGTAAGATCGACATTGTTAAAGGGTGCATCAGTGACGTCCACAATGACGATGCAGAAGCGTCCATCACCGTCAAGACCGGGATCGTTTTCGATCAAGTCAAGAACTTGAGGATCGAATTGGAGCAACTTAGCATCTGAACCTGTGGCATGGCACAACGAACCGGATGTCAAGGATGAGTTTGCACCGTGTGCACCAGCAAACATAACGGTTGGTGAGATCGAGGAGCTGTGCACCTTAGAGTAAGTTGCACCGACCAAGTCATACTGACCGCCTGTTGCCAATGAACCAGAGCGTACGCCCTTGCCAGTTGGGTTGTTATAGATGGATTGACCACGCTGATACGTTTCTTTGTCGTAGGTTCCTGCATCGCCCGTTGTGAGAGATGCGTCACCACCAACGTTAGAACCGTAGGTGTAGTCAAGATAAAAGAGCAGGCCAGAAGGCAAGCTCATGGGCTGGATGGATACCAGCTCATTTGCGACAAGTCCGCCGAATACACGACGAACGATTGGAAAGGCGATATTGGAGAAACCGCGAAGGTCACCAGAAGCGGTGCCAGCTCCGCCGCCTGTGCCGATTGTGCTTTGCTCACGAAGAAGCTCTGCAGTCTGGTTCTCAAGAAGGCGCGCCATGTTTTCGCGCTTTGTTGATTCCAGGCCGCGGAGCAGACCGGTGCGAGACCACTTTTCGACCAAGCGGGAGTTCTCCTCACCCATGTGACGCGACCGAATTCCTTCGGCTAGCGTTTCGAGTGAAAACTTAGACATTATAAATCTCCCTTAGATTTTAAAGTTTTCTTTACTTTATGCCTGCCAGCAATGCCCATCGATTAGCCTCGGTGGACTCATTCAAGTTCATTGATGCAGACTTGGTTGGACGACTTGCGCCGCCGATATTGCGAGAAGATGTTTTATCCTCTGCGCGCTTACTAAATGACTCTGTAAGAGTCTTAAATAGAAGCTTCACCTCTCGCAAGCTTGCGGCGTCATCGAGCGTTTCTATGGCCTGTGCCCGTTGGGTCTGGCTGAGATCGCTATTCATTAGCAGCTTATTGGTGTAGAGCAGCTTCGCGTTAAACAAGCTCATCTCGGCGAGTTGTGACTGGAGGTCAGCAACTGCGCTCTGATAGCTCTCTATCTCGGCTTGGAGTTCGTCATTTTGCTCGGTGGCGACTGACTCGGCCGTTTCTTCTAATACTTCTTCCTCTTCCGAGGCTTCTTCAATAACTTCTTCTGCGGACTCTTCGCTTTCTTGCATAATCTTAGCGAGCTCCTCGCGCAGCATGTTTTCGTCAATTTCAAGAACAGTGTCGTCGTCGAGGCCTTCCATCATGTCATCTTCTTCCATGTCTTCTTCCTCTTCCTCTTCCTCTTCAAGCTCAAGGATCATCTCTTCAAGCTCTCCGACTTTGACTTTGTCTTCTTCGACATCGACATCGACATCGACATCGACTTCTTCGACATCGACATCTTCGTCGCCCTCTTCTTCGTCTTCGCCGGCTTCGGCGTCGATAAGTGGGGGCTCTTCTTCTTTAACCTTAACTGAGATTTCTTCAGAATCCACTACGGCATCCTCACCGAGATCCAGCTCTATGGTTATAACTTCCTCGGACAATAGGTCCCTTAGTGATCTCTTCATTTCTTTTATCTCCTTTTTAAAGTTGTGAATCTGATCTTGAGAGTTCTGGATGACACCTTCGAAGATTTGCATACCTTCGGCGGTTGCCATCATTTCGGATAATTTATTAACTGCTCGGTCTGATATTGCGACCAGAGCCAAATATTTTTGTAAGTCCTGTTCATTAAGTTCAGCCGGGTTAGTTCCCCTGACTTTTTCGAGTACTTCGCGGACTGTCTCGATGTACTCATTGCATTCTTTGATATAAGCGGCAGAAGAAACTATTGAAGCTTCTTCGCTATTGGGATCGGGTGGAGCGTCCTGCTCTTCAGGCGAATCGTTTTCAAGCATGGTCCTGAGCTCTTGCGCAGCTTCGGGAGTCATATCGAATTCTTGATCATCATCTTGAGAAGCCTGAGCAGCTGTTTCTTCTATGATATCAGATTCGTCAAAATCCACTTCGTCCCCAATTATTTGGGATTCTATTAAGTCACGAATTTTTGGTGTTATCGATTCAATGATCGCATTTTTAGCATTTTGCTCAGCTATCTCACGTAACTTTCGAGCATCTGCAATGGCTTCTTCATAGAGATTACTGGTCATAGTCCTCACCCATCTACACTGTTAAATATGATTATTCGAAGAAAAAATCACCCTTTGCTGTTTTTCAGAGCCCTTCTCTTTGCTCTATTTTTTTTCATTCTCTTTTTCTCTGATCTTGACATAAAGCGCTGCATATACGTTTCTCTTACTTCAGTTTGTAACCCAGAGCGCTTATACATCCTCTTAAAACGGGCAATTAATTTGTCGGTACTTTCTCTTGGTCTAGACCTTACAACGACACCATATTCTGCGGGAAACTTCTTAGATCTCTTCATCTTCATCCCTTAGATAGTCTTTGATAAAGTCTGATAAAGATGGAGGTATCTTCTTTGTTGTCTTTGTCGCAGAATATGATTGTGGCCTGCCGCCTATATCCATTCCTATTGTTTTTCCATACCGGGTCTTATAAATTCCCGCCCCATTTCCCATAGCAACAAATTGACTCATGCCACCTGTTGAACTACTTCCCTCGAGTCCTCTTACAACGTCCTCTAAGTCTACTGCGTTTCTTGCTTCGTATAAATCAAGGCGAGTTGCCCAGTTAACAAAAGCGCCTCTATCTACCCAGTTACTAGAAAAAGGATCGTTAATACGAGTAATGCCACCCACTTTATTAATTACCTTCTTTTTGTCCTTGGCGGGAAGGTCTTCTCCGTCGTCATCGACGTCTGTGGGAGGCTCTTTGTAGGGATAGAGCCCAGGCATTGACATCGGTTTTCCGACTGATAGGCCTGGTTTTACAGCAGAATCTGCAGCACCATAACCAAGCCCGCTTCGTGCGTCATAGCGCGGAAAGCTTACGTATGCTTCATAAAGTGCTGACATTAAAAAATATTAACTCTGGTTTGAGCTTACGCCAAGACCATAAGAACCTATCTTCACGTTAGAAATATCTGCCGAGGTGCTTTTTGGATCTCTTAAGCTGTCACCTACAAAATCTCCGCCTGCAGGTCGGTTTGGAACAACAACTTTTTCAACTTGTCCCGAAGAGTTTGGTGATGCAACATTAGGAACGTATGGACTTGCCACGGCGGCTCCACTGTTATCTTTCTCAACTCCCTCAACTTCAGGAGCATCGACAAAGTCTCTATTAAAAATGGAAAATCCAAAACCAGATCCTTTGCGGCCCTCCCCTACAAGGACACCTTGCATTACTAGATTTTCAAACTGCTTCTTAACAGTATTGTCTGCACCAGGAGAATAGATCGGAGAAGATCCGAAAGCTTCTTTAAGCGTAGCGTCATTTCTATTTCCGGGAAGACCGGGATTAGAAGGGTTTCGAACCTCTATAAGGTTCCCCATGCTATTGTGAGAAAATTTATTGCGTGCCATAGGATTCTCCTAACGGTAGTAAATATACTCTCAAAACAAACTTGAAATTATTTGTTGATGCCGTCATTAAATGCCAGGGTAGCCCAATTAGAAGATCCTTCAAAAAGATCCTCGGGCGTGGAAAGGGCTGCAGCACGTGTTGCAGCATCAGCGCCCGGGGGGATGGAAGGAGAATTATGCGTGTGCTGGAGCTGGTCTTGAAGGGTTGTTTTTGCTGTATCTGAAAAGATAGATTGCATTACGGGATCTGCGGTCATTGATGATGCAGCCTCATTTACTCGCTGGTCGAATTTTATAGAATCCAAAGCCTTGCGCCGAGTATGCGTGTGTGTTTTCTTATGATTTCTGGCCGGCTTTGCTTTCACAGAAGCCTCGGTCAAGGTTGCTCCACCAAGCCCTTCAGCTAGCACTTCAACAATGCATTCTTTTATAAGATCTTTAAGCTTAGCTCGGGTCAATTTCATTATCCGATCCCGTCATATCCGCTGGATCCTGTCAGAGGCGGGAACTGGCTGGTACCTATTGGTGTGATTCCTGCGATGATGGAAAATCCGGCGTCGGAGGAACCGTCGCGACGGAAGTAAAGGGTCTTGCATCTAATCTCTAGTCGGGGAGAAGTAGTATTAGCTTCTACGACAAAATAGTTTCTTCTGTCAGCAGCAGACTCACCACCAGCTGGATTCGTAGGAACCGAGCCAGAAACGCCTCCGGTGCCGTTGACACCAGCAACGGAAAAGCCTACTCTCAGATCCTGGCCTGCGGTTTCTTTAATAACTAGAAATCTTGAGACGCCAGGTAATTGTACCTTGACTGGGGTTGTGCTCACTTCAGCACCATTTGATGATGTAACAAATGGCACACCTGAGAGTTGGTAAGATGGGACATCACCTGCGCCCCAGTTTGGGTAATCAAGAGGCATTTGCGTCTCCATTCCATTCTAAAATTGAATTCATGATCCGGTTGATCTTGTCTCCTGGACCAAAATAAGCTTGAACCTGGGCGATCTCATCCGGTGTTAGGTCTCTACCTTCCTTCATTACGAAGGCACCTGGTGTTGAAGGCTCTGACACGATATCCCAGCAAATTAATTGGAAATCATCTTGAACAACTTGGTGGCCGCCTTCGCTTCGCGTAGAGCCTACGCCGCGAGAAGAAATGCCTATCTTGATACCACTCTCAACCAAGCTCTTTAATATTTGCCCGTTCGGTGTATCTAGGACCTCAAGAGTTCCGTAGCAGATGTCGCCATCCATATGTGCTTCTCGAATTACATGAGAAACATTCTTTAGTTCAACAACAGAAGTATCCGGGTGATCTAGTTCGCCAAGAGCTCTACCTTCATCGATAAATCGCTGGTAGTTCTGCACCTCTCTCCGGAGAATATCAAGGGGATAAACTCGCCCATTCTGGTTAAGAGTATTTGCTTTCTGCAAAACTCCCTTCATAAGAAATCTACCATCCTCAGTTTGCGCCTGCTCTTTAATAAGATTCGAATCATATTCAAATGTCATGCACTCGGTCAATAATTTCATTTTATAGCTCCCTGTAATTCTTCATTTAGCTCAACGATCTCCAGGGTTTTAGCAATAAGGGTATCATTGACTTCTTCGATATTGAGGCTTCTAATGCTTTCAGATACGCTTTGAACCTTGCTTGCAAAACTTTCATTTTGGGATGCACCGTAAGCTTTTAAATTTGCCAGCGTGCTTTCTACGATGCCCTCAATCATCTCTCTCGTGGCATCGTGCTTGTTTTCAACTGCGTAAAGATTGATAAGATCTGATTGCGTTTTATTCAGTCTTGTCTCATATTTTCTTTGCATCTTATCAGTCGCAACTTTGACTACGAGATTGTCAACTTGAGGATCTGCTTCCTCTATTATTTTTTCTTCAAGGGGGCGTGCCAAAGATTCGATAAGAACTTTTTCGTATCTAACGACTGTACTAAGATCAAGTTCCTTTTCTTCTCTCCAGTACTTCACAAGAGTAGAAGCCGTAGCATATGACTTATAGTCTGGAACTGATTCAGCATAGACTGCCTCAGGCCCAAATTCATGATTTATCTCTCTTATCAAATTATCTTTCTCAGTCCTCAGCATCTTAGAGTCGAACCTGCGTGATGCATTTCTTGCTTCCTGTAAAACTGCTTGTGCAACAGCCTCACTTCCTACGGGAACATTAACAAGAGCATTGATAAGCCTGTACTCTTTGTGAACTTCGGTCCCAGTAGAAAAATATTTTTTTAGAATATTCTTAGAAATGTTGGCGCTACTATTGTCGCCCTCCACTAAAGATCGAGAAATCTTTCTTACTAAAAACTCGTAAAGAAGGCCAGAGTTTCTTTTTTTATTATGTCTCGTCATCATTATCTCCCTCAACGAGCAAAGCAGAGGACTTTCCTATATTACCTATGCTTTTCTCAAGGCTTTTTAAAGTCTGTTTGAGCTGTGCAGACATCTGGTTTTGTCTATTCACTTGACTTTCGAACCTAACACTTAAGTCTGGGCTAATAGCTTCCTTGTCACCAAGACTGTTATTAATGTATCTTTCTTTCTTAGAGCTTGTGTATCCCGGGGAACCTTGCGGCCTCAGTTGATAAACTCTTCCATCAAACGCTTTGTTAGCTGATCGTGGCTTGTTGGGCCCCTTTACATTTGAGCTTGCTTTTACAGGCTTTTCGGATTTTGCCGGCTTTTCTTCTGCTTCCTCTTGGGGAACATCATCAGTCCCTAAAAGTAAGTCATCACCCTTTTTCTCTTGTGCTGTCTCAAGATCTTCTTCTTCGGGTGGGGCAGGTTCTTCCTCGCCTAAGTCAATGCCTGCAGGGGATGCAGCTTCACCTTCAGTCTCAGGAAGCGTAATAGCTTCAACCTCCAGATCACGCATCTTATCTTCTTCTTTTTGCTCTTCAATCATCTTGATTTCTTCGTTTGTAAGACCGAGAACACGTTTTCTCAAGAAGTCTCTAGAAAGCATACCTTCAGGTGATTGGCCGGCGATTTCGAACTTTGTTCTAAAGAGCTCAAGCTTTTGTTGTTGTGCTATGGTTGATGGATTTGAAAGCTTAAGAGTGAAGTCTACAAGATCTTCTCCGTCAAAGCCGTTAGCATAAAGATGAACAGCTGCGATCTTGTTAAGCTCTGATATCATGACCCTTTGGACCTTGTTGATCGTCCTAGAGAAACGAATATCTTCTTGGGCCAATGTTGCTTTAGAGCTAAGCATTTCGTCGTAGCCCAAGTAAGCCTTTGGAACCTTAAGTGCCGCAAAAAGTTTCTTTTGGATGTACTCAACATCCTCAATAGCTGTGGTGTTCTGCCCGCCTGCAAGTGTATCGATAGCAGTACCATCTGCTTGGCCGCGGACGGGAAGGAAATAATCTTCATCAACTGAAAGCGGGTTGTAGCGAAGATCGACACGTCCCGTAGTTTTGTCTACAACTTGCGAGCTTCTAAGCGCAGACTTCGCCTGCTGCATGTAGTTTTGAACTTCTTCTGGTGGAACGTTTCCGACATCGATTTTAAAAACCCGTCGTTCCGGTGAACGAATCACGCGATAAACAAGCATTGCATCTTCAATGAGGATAAGCTGTCGCCAAATCCTTCGTGCTGGTTCGATAACAGAAGAGCCATAGGGGAGAAATGCATCGTTACCTAAAAGCCTAAAGTGGGCGATCTGCCAGTTCTCAAGAATCTTATTTCCTTGAGTTACCCACCGGAATCGCACTGCCATCGGATCATCAGGATCAAAGCCTTCTTCGCGTTCGATCTCATTAACAGGGATCGGAATCCCGTTCAGGACACCGTATTCTGGAGATATGTCTAGAAAGAGAAAGAAGTCCCCGTACTTACAAAGATTTCTTGCCCATGGATTAAGATTGAAGTCGATGTTGAGGTTGTCATAAAAAAGCTCCTCTAAAACCCTTCTAATCTTATCATTCTCTGAATAGATGTGCAAGCAGCGTCCGACCTCATCTTGTGATACGGACTCATCTGCATAGATGTCGAGAGCAGATGCAATCTCAGGAGTTGCTTCCATTTCCTGGAAGTCGGCATATCGGGACATGCGATCGTACATCCCGTATGCGCTGATCGCGTTTGCGTAAACGTGACTTTGAGATTTTTGAAACTGCTGGAGAAGAGTTCCCATGTTGGGAGCTCTCGCTGCTTTAACTTTTCTCTTAACAAGTGGGCCAGATCTAAAGAGCCTGGTGAGCCTATTAAAGAAATTATCGTTTTCGGCCATTCTTTGCCGCTCCTACATTAGAGGTAGTGAGCACTACGTCAAATAAATATAATCTTTTGTGGGTTTTGTAAAGCTATTTAAGCAACCAGTCATAATCTCTCTTAGGGTCAAACCCTTTATTACCCTTTTCCCACGATTCTTGCTGGACAGGTTTGAATGGGTTGGTAGGGAACGGTGCTCTTCTATCTTGAGAAAGATCAGAGGCAGGACGAGACTCCGTAGACATTGCTGCGATCATTGCTTCGTTAAGGTCAGAATTAGACGATCCGCCACCGCCTCCGTATATATCGAAAAGCCAGGTTCCAATCGCTAAGCTCATCACGAGATCATCGTGCTGGCCTTTCATTGCCTGGGGTTTTTGCCCTTTCCAGACAAAGGTTTTAAGCTCATCATAAAGGCGCTGTGAGTATGTCTTAAGCATCTTGTTACGAATCATCTCTTCGAGCTTAGAAATAATTTGAACTCGAGACTGTCCTTGCGTGGAAAATCCACCCACTTCTTTCTCAGACTGGGGTGTGTAGCTTCCCAGGTAAACACCGCGGGCTTTTTGATAGTAAAGATTAGGGTAATTAAGCTCTTTTAGTTTCATAACAGTAGTGTAGCCAAAGGTGTTGTTTTCAGGGGCTAGTAAAGCATTGTTGTACTGACGCCCTAGATCATCTAGCATTTCCCCAAATCTATCTGGTGGTATTTTACCTTTGTATTCAGCGACAATTTCCGATGTCGTAACATCGATGACGTGGCATGTGGAATAATCCTTTGCATCTCCTCGAGAGACGTCTGCAGACATTACATACTTGTGAGCAGACAATGGGTTCTCCCAGACCCACAAATTCCTGTCTTCAAATTTTCTTTCTCTTGGCTCTCGAATATTCTCCCTAATCCACTCAAGATGATCAGATTGAAGAAATGTCTCACCTGATGCCACAAAGTCACACAGAAGCTCTTGGGCAATCTGCCTCTTTGACATGTTGCGAGTTTCTCTCTGGAACCACTCTTCATCTCTCTCTGGATGCACGCTCCAGGGTAAGTTAATTGAGTTAAACTCATTCTCACCTAACATTGCTTCTGTGTAGAGCTTATGATATTGACCGCCCACGCCATTTGGAGTAGAGAGAACAATGGCTCGACCACCTGTGGATAAGGTAGGATATAAACCCATCCACAGCGTATCAAAGTTCTTAACGAATGCGGCCTCATCTATAATGAGAAGCGACAGCGCTTCAGAACGACCTGCATCATCGGAGGTTGGAATAGCCTTGATAACTGAGCCGTGACTAAACTCTATTGTCTGCTTGTTATCAGCGGTAACTTCAGGTAATACAAGCCACGGAGGTAGTGACCTCAGCATTACCTTGACTTTTCTAATGAAGTTTTGAGCGACTGAAAGCTTTGTCGCAATAACCAGTATGTTCTTGTCTCGCTGGAAGATCCCCATCCATAATGCGTAGGCCGCGACCAGGGTGGAGAGCCCTAGCTGTCGGGACTTGAGAATAACATTAAATCGATTATCGTTAAAATGCGTGACACAGTCATCTTGAAATGGAAACGTGTCAAATGAGATCAAACCTCTAGTGGGATGCTGGATCTTTACATATTTTTGCATGAAGTAAAGAGAGTCTTTTCCGCACTGGATGATCTCTTTTACTTGAGCTTGTTTTCCTGGCTTAGAAGCCATTAGATGCTCACGTTATAGACCGTGTTTCGTCTGTAATATACTTGTCTCACCGGGCTAAAAATATTGTAGTTTACCAGCTCAATACTGTCTGTGCTACTAACTTCTTTTAGCTTTAAGCTTTTATCCATCGAATCCTTATAAGACTTCTTAAGATTGTCAGTGTAGTCTTTTATCATCTTGATAGATTCGAGCTCTGCTTGCTGCGCTGCCGGATTCTTGGGATCTAAAAGGTTTCTTTCAGATTCGTGCAAAGTGATGACAGTGACGAACTTAACTATAAGTTGGTCTTCGCCGGATTCACCACTTAGTTTACAAGTGATTGAACGACCTGCCGGGACTTGATAGGTGGTCTCACCTGTGGATGAGTAACCAAAGGTTGTATTGGTTAGTTGACCAATCGCATTTACGTCTTCGGATGAAAGCATACTAATTACCTCACAATGGAACGTTATTAACTATCACGCATAATCACAATTTTAACCGAGGAACGATCTTGCTGCGTCTTTTCACTTCTGCGCTGATCACTTCTGGGTCGGGTCGCCAGCCTGATTTCCATTTTTTCTTATTTGGGCCTTCTGCCCATGTGATAGTGCATTCGTGACAGCAGCTGTATTCGTTCCAGGCATGAGAATCTGTGTCGGTTAGCATGAAATATCCGCATACGGGACAGTCTAGGGGTTGGGTTGAATTGTCAGGCTCTTTACTTATTACAAAGCCGTCTTCATGATATGTTATTTCTCTATTCAAGGTGGACATAGGAATCTATACCTTTGTTTCCGATCTCAATCGCTTGATCGACGACATCTTTCACAGAATCAACGTGAGTGATCACAAGAATATTCTTAAACCACTTCTTAAGGGAAGTTAAAAGCCTGTTACATGCCTCAACATTTGTCTCATCAAGGGTGCCAAAACCTTCGTCGATGATGAGCATATCTGTCTTCGGAAGAGATGAAACATTTAGCAAGGCCACCCGCATTGCTAGAGAAGATATCATCTTTTCCATACCAGAAGCCAGCTCAATAATACGCTTGCTGTCACCATAGTCTAGGAAAATATCAAGAGCGTTAGAGTCGTTATCAGCTTCAAGCTTAACAGTAAAGTCTGTGACGCTACTTAAGATCTTCTCGATCTCTGTATTGATAACAGGAAGCTGCGTTCGAATAATCTGAGTGGGAATACCCTTCTTGGACCAGGACTTCATGAGAAAGTCATACATCTTCCAGGTTTTTCTCAGTTCAGCAAAGTCATCACGTTCAGTCTGTAGCTTTTTAATCTGGCTATCGGTATTTCCTTTCATTTCTGCTGCGGAAATGCGCTGCGCGTCCTTCTTTTTAATCTGGCTGTTAATGTCGCCCAGCATATCCTTAACTCTACGAGCTGCCTCAGTTAGGTTTGATGTATTAACACGAAGCTTCATCTCCACCAGGACTTTTTTGCATCGAAGCATATGATCCTCAGCCACGTCCAAGTCACGTGAGAAAAGATCGTACTCAGACTGCTTACGGGATACCTTTACTTCCGTATCAGACAGCCTCGTAAGAAGCGTGTCATACTTGTCGATCTTCTCCTTAAGATTCTGCTCCTGCAACTTCTTTACTGCTCGTCGAATCGCTCGTAGTTCAGATGACTGCTCGTCGATAATCTCTTTCTGCTTGGCGATAAGCCTGCTGTTCTTATGTGAGTCTTTAATGAATTTGCAAGTGGGGAACTGGTCGCCGCAAGGGACCTCATCTAAAATTTTCACTGAACGTTCTTGGCTCTTGTAGAGTTGGCGCGCCACCTCGCGTTGGTGCTCCAGATTAGTGAGGGAGCGCTCCAGATCCTGGAGGTTCTCGTACTGCTCACGAATCTCGGAAATAGGAAACTGCTCCTTGACTGCCTCGATGGCCTCAACCTGTTCGCTCAGCTTTTCAATCTCGTCGACGCATTGGTCACATTTCTCTGTAAGATCATCGAACTTTTCTTTTGCCTTTCGAAGCTCTTCCTTCTGTTCATCAACCTCACGCTCGTCGACGAGATCAGCCTCGGTAAAGTTACTTAGCTGTATCTGAAGCTTTTGCTGGTCTTCTCGAAAGGATGCCAGTTCATGCTCTATTTCCTCGATCTGTGCATCGTACTTGCGGCGCTTATTCCTAAGGGCAACAATTGAAGCATTCCAGTCACGCTCAGGATAGTTGCTCATCTTGCCTCGGATCGATGCGGAGTCATGCTTGACAAACTCAGCCATGCGCTCAAAGATATCAAGATCGAGAAACTTGGAAAGTATAGTCTTCCGATGAGATGAACCGTGAGAGATAAAGTGGTTCATGCTTCCTTGAGTCGCTAAGGATGTGATCAAGAAATCCTCAGAGTTTCCTAGCATCTTACGTATAACCTTCTCAGTCTGGGTTCTCTGCTCACCATTGAGATCCTCGATCACGTTACCCATTGGATCCTCGCGGTAGAAGTTCAGGGATGTAATAGCTGAGACGTGGCCTTTCTTGTCTTCTTTGCGTACGCTTTGGCGCTCCACAACGTAGCGCTTGTTGTTGGCTGAGAAACGCATCTTTGCACTACAGTGACCTTTTCGGCTGTTGATCACGTGAAGGTTCTTGATGGAACCTCGATCAGTGGAGTTGAAAAGGGTGTAAACCAGCGTACCTACGATAGAGGATTTACCGCTTCGGTTCTTGCCAAGAATACCAGTGATACCGTTTAAGTTCTCAAAGTTAATCTTGTTACCTTTGCCATATGAAAAGACATTGTCAAACTCAATTTCCTTGATAGACCACTTCACGTTGCGCGCCACATCCTCATCCTGCGTGGCAAGTGCAATGTATCGATCGACAAGCTTCCCAATCTCTTCCCATTCCTCGTCATCAAACTTAGTGATGGTCGCGTATTCACCTAAGATCTTCATCTGTACTTTAGGATCGCGAAGGTCTTCCTTTTTGATAAGAGATTCACTGTCTACAATGTCATTTGCATCGACCCCTTGATCAAACTTCCAAACGACTTCTTTGGCATTCCTGGCCACCTTCAACTCGTTGTGAATCTGTTTGATCTCAAGCTGGGGAATATTCTCAGTGGTTCGCAATCTGAAGCGTGAACCCTTCTTATACTTCTTGGCCTCATGCAGCGTGTCACGCACATTACCCTGCCAATCCACTGTGACAAAGGGGTGTGGATTAGTTAGGCGATGGAACGTAAGATCGAAATCATCTGGTGACCTGATATCCCAAAAGAGAAATCCTTTATCTGGGTCTTCTCCGTAATTTTGCTGGACTGTAGAGCCTGGGTAAGCAACGGTCTTTTCCTCGTTTAGGATCTGGAACTTGTGAATATCTCCCAGCATCGTAAAGTCGTAAGGGTCAAAGAAATTAAGGGGTACATCGCCCTCAAGCTCCCAGTTCTGGTCTGTCTTTGATCCTACCACACAGCCGTGGAAAGTAGCGATATTGATCTCGCCCTCAACAGGCTTGACGTCTTTCCACCCCTCTTCGTCAAAGCATGAGAAGACTGCCCAGTTATAGCCTGGGACTCCAGTTGGATAGATGCCTGATTTCTTGTAGAGGAAAGCGTTGGGGTGATCAAGCGCATCAAAGATGGGCGTAATAGCGTCCTGTCGACCGGCATTTACAAGATTTCCATCATGGTTGCCGAGGATCATGTGAAGAGGTGCTGTGTCTGCCAGCGTTCTCATCCAGTGTGTAAGCTCATCGATCAGCTCAGGAGAGATCCCCTGTGTCTTTGTGTGATAGATGTCACCGCCGACGTAGATAACATCAGGTTTTAGCTCTCTACACTGCTGCACAAAATCCTGGAAAACCTGACGGTACTCCTGGTGCCTTGATAAGCTGCGAAAGTGAACATCAGCTATGTGTGCTACTTTTATTGTCATATATTAAAGGACGCTTCCTAGTGTCATATTTTGGATTTTTGCTAACAGGCCTTGTGTGTTGTTCCACGATTTAGCATGTTGCCTCCTCCTTGAGAACTCTTGCTTCGTCATGTCACCGACATCGTCATGCTCTCCGTGATCGAGCATACGAACAGGCACATCATATTCTAACAAGGATCGTGCTATTTTTATAGTTTTTGTCTTAGCATCAGGATCCAAGGCAAGGAGTACTGGCGTCTTATGCTCAATAATCTTTTGGAATAACAGCGAGTCTCGGGCCAGAAAAGACCCAAGAAGACATGTTGCATTATCATTGCATTTAACTAAATCGAATGGCCCTTCCACTATCGTTAACTCAGATGACCAGTCAATAAACAGTTCATTGAAGACCATCTCCTTTTTGTCAACTGACGCATTTAAGTACTTGGGAAACCTTTCACCGTCAATGTCTCGACCTGTATAGAAATTAAGTTTTCCTTCCGCGTCATACGATGGAAAGATGGCGCGCCTCCTGAATCCGTTGTGAACAGAGACTCCGAACTTAAAGTACCACATGTCCCGGTTTTTCATTCCTCTTCGCTTAAGATAAGCAAGAACATCACGGATATCGGGATCACCTAGATTTATGGCAGGATCTACAAGCAGAGTGAAATCATCAGGTAGTCTGACTTCTAAGTCTTTCTCGACATCATCCGGCGAAGATGCAAGATCAGTTCCCAGAAACTTCTCGCAATACTCTCTGTGATATTTTGGAAAGTACTTCTTGAGGATGGGCGCTAGGGTTCGCCCTTTAAGGCCACAAACAAAGCAGTGGCATAAATCGTTATCTAACCTAATTACAAATTTCTTCTTGTCACCCTTGCCGCACTCAGGGCATCTGACGTGTGCATTAATGCCGTCATTCATCAGCCGGGTTTTACCGAAAACGCTCCTTACGAAGGAGACCTTTTCTTCAGTCGTCGATAAGCTCATCAAATAATTATAAGATTCAAGTATCCTGATTTACAAGATTCTGGCCTGCTCGAGCGATAAGATATGCATCAGCCATATCATAGCACTCATTGATCATTACTTCCTTCCCCTTGCGAGGTCCACTCTTTAAAATCTTAGTAGGCCAATCGTAACTAGTCTCTTCGGATACCCAGCTATGAACGATATCTTTAGCATTAGATCCTCTTGGAATTTTTAGCCCGACGGCCTTTCTTGCTGCATTAACATTAATTGACACTGGGTCTAATCCAAGAACTTCTCTTCCCAGATAGCACACAATCCCATTGAACTTAGAAAGGGTTGTTAGAGTCTTTGCTGACGAAAGTCCTGGTCGAAACTTTTGCAAACTTTCCTCTACAAAGAAGTCGGATATCACGAGATTGTATTGCTCTCTAAGCGTCATTAAAGTTTCTCTAGTGAGATCTGCTTTAGCCCACAGGGACATCTTAGGAGGATACTTTAAGTGTGTAAGAATCTTGAGATGGCCATCTTTATTGAGGACGCATATGCCCGTGCACGAGGTGGAAATATCAAGCCCGATTGTAAATGACATTAGAAATCTAGTTTGGTTCTAAAAAGAATCTTGTCGCTACTTCGCTTGATTACGGGTTGCGCAAACTTCGTTTTCATTATAACGTTTAGATTGTCATCGTGAAAATTAATGCCTGTAATTGCAACAAACTGAGAGTTTTGGTCATTGGCATCGAGAGAGGAAGATGCAACTATATAATTTGGATTCGAAGAAGAGTTGATCATGCCTGCAGGCGCAACTATGTCTAGCTTAGAAACATGAACCTCATTCTCTCCTCTAAATTCAACCTCAACATCAGTCTTGCCAAACAGAGGGATGTTAGGTGATTTAATGATTGCAATTCCTTCGTTGTAAAAGACATTCCCTACAGAGTTCCAAGTTGCGTGTTTTGTCTTGGCGTCTGCACGATAAAGATTGCCATGACCGTCATCTCTCAGAGTCATAGCCTGGGCACCAAATGACCCGGTTTGATTTGTGTCAACTATCTTAAAGGTTCCAGGTTTAATTCTAGACCCATAGAACAGATTGCTAATATCGAACATCACAATTTCATTAGAGCTGTCATCTCGGGTTCTCTGGAAGATTGTGAGGACCTCTCCTGGGTCAATTCCCATGTCACCTGGTCCTGGACCCATAATTTGGTTCTCAAATCCGGAACCCACGTGAACGATGTGATCGCTTATAATCGCGCCGTTTTGATCTCTATTAACTTCTTCATCTCCATCCTTATTGAAAGGAGAGTAATCGACTATGTAATTTACAAAAGAGCTTGACGGTAGCTGATCTCTGAGGTTTATCAAGCTAAGATCTACATCCCCAAGATCATTTCGATACTTGTAATAATTAGAGCCTGTTTTCACCTTAACGGTAGGTAATGAACCTGTCTCAATCTGGCGAATCAGATCAAAATTGGGCATAAAATTACCGTTGTCACACGGAGGCATAAAAAGATTTCTGTATCTGACAGATGCCGTGGAATAAAGGAAGGTATTGCAGCTCTTTGCTTGTGTCGTTGCAGTAATTTGGGCACCTGTTAAGTTCATCGCCCGGGGGAAGTTGCGGGTTGCAAAATCTTGCGTAAAATTCTCTAAATTAAGATAATGTCCACCTACACCATACGACAAAGCGATATTAAACGGATCTGTAGTACTTCCCGGGGAGCCGAAGAAAGGTGTCTGGAGAACTCCTCCAAATCCTCCGAGTTGTTTTCTTCTGGGGGAGTGCGCTGTAAACATGGGCGGAAGATAGAACTTCAGGCCAGGGGCAGTACGATCGATCCCTCTCTTGCTTCCGTCAACAATGTCCTGGTCAGACCTGAATGTGTCGAATATTCTTACTTCGTGAAGCTCAGCTGTAAGAGGATGATTAAAGTTGTAAGATACGGGATTTTCAGCATTTGATCCAGGGTCCATTATTGCAAGGCCTTCGCGGCCAGCATTTCTGGCAGTGAAAAACCTGGTCTGCCTATTGTTTCCTGAATTTGACCCTACAAAGTAATTTCCGACCGCCAATACGCCTGGATTGTGAACCATGGGTGCGGGTGCTATAGAAGCTAATGATACGGTAAAATTGCCGGCGGACTCGTTGTCAACATAAAAATTTCCTTGCTTTCCGTCATTGCTGGCTCCCCATCTAATTGCAACGTGGTGCCAGTGATCCCGCTTTAAAACATTGTCATCTGAGAGGAATACTAGGTCGTTCGGGTAGGCGCCTGGTGTGGCGCTTCGAGGCTCAGTATCTGCACTGTGGCTTAGCTGGAGCTGTAATCTAAAGGCATCAGGTGTGCTTTTGCCGTCTCTTGAGGAGCCAGGGATCAAAGAAACAGCGTATGTAGAGCTCAAGTGAAGGATTGTTCCTGCCCTAACTGATCCTGGTTGTTCTAAGTAACATCTTGGCTTTATGTAGAATTCAAACGTAAACGCATCAGACACCACATAAGATCCTGAGATTTGATTGGGATCTGCTTGAGATGCTGAATTAGGGTACAGGAGCACAGCAGAGCTTGGCACCTGAGACGACGTGAAAAAATTCAGAGTATGATAATTGTGATAAGCAAACTGCGAGGTGGGGTATCTTGGGAGGTAGGTTGGCATCAATCCGTTGGTGATAGCTAATTTTCTACCCGTATCTGCTGTGAATGTAAATGAAGGTTCGAACCTTATGATCTTAGATTCAATATCCTGCGACGGAGACTTACTAAGTGAGTTTACTTTTTCTAATAGGGCCGATGCTGCTCCTTCAAAATTTCCAGTGAGGGCTGGCGTCGCATCTCTAACGGCTTGAGATGATCTATCACGATAGTCATTGAACGCTTCCTGAAATGTATTTTCTGTATAGAAGCTTCGCGAAAGAGGCGCTAAAGGCACAACCTCTTTGAGCATATCTGATTTTCTTGCGAAAAGGGGAGCAGATCCTGTTATCCCAAGGGTCCCAGATTTAAAGACATTCTTGGGAGCAGCCTGGATAGTTATCAGCTCAAAATTTTCAGGTCCAACTTTCAGGACTGACATTTTGGTCTCCGGGACAGACCTTAGAAGTCAAGCCTGACTCTAAACGTTATGTCCTTCTCTGGGTTCTTTTCAACAGGGCGACTAAGTTTTGCCACTGCCAATAGATTACCTTCAGCATCGTGAAGCCCTACCTTGGTTACAAATGCGAAAGATCTTTGCGATCCATCTTGCCTTGCAGCGGCATCGATCACATTGATGTTCCCGTCAGTATCTAAGAACGTTGTGTTTGATGAGTAGTTGAATTCATCTGCGTTTGCCCTTGCGAAATAAAGCGTAGAATTAATACTCGTCTTATTTTGGAAAGTTGCTGCCGTAAGAGATCCGCTACTAAACCTGCAGGAAGCTAAGTGATCAACAATATCGTCGACGGAAGCAGAAACGAACAGGTCGGGAATAAATCTTGCATCTGGGTTACCAGACTTACCGGCTTTGGGATCACCGATAATAGACTTCCCTGTTCCGACGGAGTTTGGATTGTTGGCGTTCATTGACGCAATTACGCCTGTGACATGCTGCGCCCCAGACAAGACTTTGCGCGCATCAAGAACCACGATACCTCGATCATAAAATACCAATCCGACCTTACTGTTTGTGTTGGAGGAATTGACAATCTCACCAACTCTACCTCCGACTGGAGCGTTCAAGTCAGTGTCAGAGGAATTAGCATCCGTAAAGATAGTTGATCCAAGCTCAGAAGTGACGCTCAGATTAGTCCCTGATACGAAATCAGTTCCATTCAAGGAAGCAGTCGTGTACATCTTGAAAGCAAACGTCTCTTTCTTCATTCCGTCTCTAACAAAAAGGCGCTTGAAGGTCATGAAGATCGCTTCGTCAATCCTCGTTTTCGATCCGTAACCGCCGAGAAACTCTGCAGTTCCCGCGGAGGCTCCTGTGGAGTTTCCTGTACGCGCGTTGTCTGCTGAGTTGTCTGCGTTTTGATTTTCAAAAGGAGCGTAAAAAGCTCGATCAGCATCACCTAAAAGGGATTTTGCCATCTCTTTGTAAATGTCAACCTTTTCTCTCATCATAACAGAAGATGAAGGAAAGAGGAGGCGGCCGGTGGATTCTTCACCTGTCTTAACAAGATAAACTGTTGAACCTGTGTGAAAAAGACCAACAGTCAAATCTAGGACTGGGTTTGCAGTTTGCAAAGTAAAATCTTGATCATATACAGTTTGAAACAGAGAAGAAGTAATTCCGGGGCCTACTCCACCTGTAACAAAAACCTGATATTTTCTTCGTGTAGTTGAGCCTGAAATATCCTCTTGGATCACATCCACCAGCTGTGTCAGAAATGACTGTGCTGTCTGAATATCGTTTTGACTAAATGCTTTCATTTGATCCTCTTAAAATTACTGTGTCTTGTTCAGCTTTATATTGAAAGTTTTGGAAAGCCCTGATTGTCTTCCCTGAATTGTCGCAAACGTGCTAATTTGCGTCTTGTTAGTGCTGTTCCCGTAGATAGTGAAGTCCTGGTCAATAAGCGTCTTGGGCGCGAATGGAATGCTAAACACGCTAGTTCTTGCGTCTCTACTTGATGCAACAATATTATAATAATCTGTATTATCAACCGTCTGGAAGGGTGTGAAATCGGACACTTGAACAAATCTTCTATCAGCAGAGACAACCAGGACAGAGTCCTGTATCTCTGAGGGTATGTCTGAAGAATCTGGCGCTTGTAGAGTTGCTTGCACATCTGGCCGCTTATCTGGTGTTCCTGTTACGTTATTGAAGGTCAGGGGCGTATTTGTAAGAGAATAAGTTGCAAGAGAGACTTTATTTGAGTCTGCTATTGTGATCAACCTGCTTCTACTTTCCAAAGTAGCGTTTGTAAGTGCCTCAAAAATCGGAGTATTCTTCTCGATCTTTTCTCTTCCGACATTTCTGCCAAATTTTTGAATAATACTATAATCAACTTCATCGTCACCGAGAGAGAAAGCAACTACTCGAAAGCTTCCATCGTTGGCTGCGAGTCGTCGTCTTCCCTCGTTGGTAAGGACTGCATCTAAAATGATATTATTGGTGTCTTGCTGCAAAAAACCCATTTAGTCTCTCCTACAGTTTATACTTTTGTCTTGCAGAATTACTGCACGGTATAAGTATATCTATTGTTTCACTTTGCTGTAAATCGACATTTAGAACTTGCAATTGAAATCTCGATCTAGGCTCTTGACCTCCATCACCCTCAAAATTAAAAAGTTTTGGTGTCACATCTTCCGGATCTTGTTGTCCCGGGGCCTCATTGGTTAATCTTAAGTATTCAGGATCAAAATAAATTTTCATTCTTGTGTGATTAGAATCTTTAATAGTTGGGCTGAACATTCTGCTAATAAGGTTAAAATTAGGATATTGAGCTGATGCACCTCGAGTTGAAATGAGGGCTGCATCAAGCCTGTTAGTAAACCGGTTATATTTGACTGATATTTGCTCGGAGTACTGCGATATCATCCCGTGAGCATCTATGCTTCTTAGTGTATAAATGAAAGGTTTTCCCTTGTCGATATTCTTGTCGATGTAATGGAAGATTGGCGCCTTTGATTTTATCTTAAGCTCTCTTGAAACGCTTTCAACCGTCGGGTACTTGATAACAGACTGGTCGAAATCAATCTCAATTTGCAATTCGAACGGATCCTGGATGGAAGATCTTCTCAAGACCTGGAAGCGCTTTATGTCTCGCTGTGGATTAGCAGGCATATTCCATGTTATCAAAGACCCTTGGCTTTGTTGATCCCACATTATTCGCATGGATTCCGGTGGCTTAGGTGGAATGTTCTCTATCGTCTCTACGAATGCTGCCCTAGATCGCCGGGAAGAAACAAAGAAAGCTTGACGGAGTGCATTTGAGTCAGTAGCTATATCGTCTACGCCTTTTCCGGCATCTTGATCTGTCACGTACGGTACTTGATAAGTCGCAGCATAAAGAGCTTCAACTGTATACGTGTAATTTCTACCGTAGGCAACCTTAAAGTCAATGTACTCCTTAGCCTGTGAAGTCCCGGGTGGTGCTGCGCTGAGCATTATCACTTCTTTCTCAACAACAAAATTATCAGGTAAGATCTCATTCTTTCGGATGATGTATCCTGCGAAATACATTTTCAAAGCATACAGTTGCCACTTGGCGACCGCTCTTGGGCCCGCGTCGGGTGGGTTTTGGATTAGATTGGGGGCCGCGATGCTAGCAGTAGTCTTATCTGATCCCGGGCTTAGTGGCATGTACTCGCTTATAGCTCGAGATTGAGCTTGCGAAGCTATGCCCTGGAGCGGCGTTAGCTCTTCAGAATATGTTCCTATCGGATCGGTGACTGCTGACGACACGAGGCTTGAGATAAACTTCATAGATATTTGAGGCGTGAATCGAGCTCTCTTTACAGCTTCGAAATTATCTTGCACTATTTGCTTTTGTTCCTCTTCGTCTATGTAAGTCTCATTTAACTCTGCGAGGTTATGCATAGCTTTCGATATAAAATCTTCAGATGCTGGAACTTGTCGCTTTAGCACCTTTACCAGATCAGTTTGGCTCTGGAAATTCCTAGACAAAAAGTTTTCTTTTAGCGCATCAACATCATTTTGTACTCTTTGATTCTCTTGCGCAATTCTCTTTTGCGCAGAAGTATTGACAAGGTTGTAAAGCTTTGTGTCAGCATTTAAGTCTTGCAAATCTAACTTTGCAAAATTAGGCTTAGCCTGGAGGCTTATCTCGTTTGCGATCATTCTTGAAGAAACTTGCAATCGCCCTTCAACTACTTCGGCCTCAATAGCATCGGGATCGTACGGCGGGGGATCCTGGATGGGTGGATTGTACAGGAGGTGTTTTTTGAGGCCGTCTAGAGTGTACCTGTTGTCGACAGGAATTCCTGCAGGCATTCCAAAACTAAGCCTTACAAATCTTGGCTTAGCATTCGGATCTGGATCTTTAATGGACTTTGCTGCTTTTGCATCATCATCAACAGACTCATCGAAGACATAGTGATTATAAACAAATTCGGTAGGCTGGGTACCTACGGGTATCTCTGTGCTTAAATTATCAAAAACAAGAGGGCTGGCCATCTTAAAGATGTGAGCAGCATCTGATATCTCTGCGAAGTTTGCATTGGCCATAAGTCTGCTCCTTAATAATCTCTAAAGTCGGAGAGAAGCTCAGGAGCGTTTTCTGCCACAACAGGTGTTCCGTGCGGGACAACTAAAACCTCATAAGCTCTTGCTCTTGGAATATTGTTTAATGGTCCAGTGAGCCTAGCTTCATCGTATTTAAGGGCTGCACCGTTTCCTCGGACCGGATCTATACCTGCCGTACCTGAGTACATTTCTCTAACTTGATTTGCAATAGCTCCGCTATTTTTAGGCGCAACTCCTCTTACCTTGTCGGGATCAATGAAAAGACAGAAAACTCTTTCAAAAACCCTCGGGGATACAACTTTCTCTCTCATTAATCCGGGAGTAATTATGGGATTCTTGGGAGATATCATCCTTGAAAAAGCAACCATGTCCTCAGAAGAGAGCATATCTTGCTCAGGAGTTGACCCCTCTACTCTGGCTCTTATTTCATCAACAATCTGAGTTGTCTTTTTGCCTGTCTCTAGCCTTTGAAGAAGCTCCCTAAACTTCCTGTTTCCTGCAAGATAGTCGTCAAAAGTTACTTCCCTACCAAGAAGCTTCGAGAGATGTGTATTTAAAAGGGATCTAAGAGTCGAAAGATCTGGTTCTAGCGCAGCCTTTTGCTCGAGTGAAGAATCTAGCAAAAAGCTTTCTTCTGTGACCTCCATCCCGGTTGTGATCTTTATGTAGACTTTTGCAAGCTGGTCATAGACGTGATTGTCAAAAATCTTCTGCTTCTCTACATCTTCCGGTCGACTGACAATCTCAGGAGTGGGATTGTCAATTTTTATTCGCCTGAGAGTCACGTTGTTCTTTAGGGCGAATTCGGCGCTTGGAAACGGCCTCCCTGTTACGGTGTTATAGAATTCTATCCCCTGCTCGGTTGTCATCTCAGGACGGGTTTCCGAGTTGGTGTCAACAGGATCTGAGGCTTTATTGAAAAAGAGTCCTAAATCAAAAGTCCATTTTCCCGGATAAATGTTAATGCCGCTGCCGACAATATGATCCCTGACAAAAACGTACACATCCACTTTTCTTTCATTGAACCCATTGGGATCATCGACTGAGTTTGTCTGCAAGATATTTTCAGTGAACCCTTGCGGAATGCCTACTGTTACTATATCTAAGTTGCCTCCAGTAGCTGGGGACAAATCTAGCTGTTGGCCACTCGGTAAAAATCTGTTTGGTGCTGTGTCAGATAAAAGTGTATACATGAAATTTTCTTGTGATCTTCCGACAAAAAAGTCATCAAAGTATCGATCAAGACCTGATTTTGCTTCGATTGCTTTCAGCTGGCTTTTCATCGACACGAGCTGTGTAGGCTGAATTGCGAGAGGTAGAATATTTCTCACCCTTTCAAGCGAGTCTTCATTTCCAGTCTGCTGATTTGATCCCAGGAAAGACGACAGAAAGTTTTCACCTGATGACTGTAGCTGATCTCCTAGGGCCCGGAAGAAATCGATGCTATCGAGGGTAACAGCCTGGTTATGTCCTACGATCTTATCGAACTGTCTTAGAAAGATCCCGAAAGGCTTGCCTGGGTCCGGACTAACATTGTTGTCAACGAAATCAATAAGCTCATTTATGAACTCTCGTGTCTTTACAATATTCCTAATAGACATAACTGCAAGGCAGTCACCGGCCTCTGTAAGAGAACCTTCTGCACCTGTCCAAGTACTGCGGATTGCCCAGTTTCTGCCGTCCGTATGAGAATCTCCTCGTCCTGAGTGCGCAGCCTGGGGGATAAAGTGTATTCCCAAAAGATCAAACACTATGTGCCCATACATTGATATTAAAAGCGAAATTAAGTAAGCCGGGTCAACGCCAGACGATATCATTCTTCCCGTAGTTCCATCAACTATAGGCCCCCTACTAATGGCTGCCTCGAAGAGCACATCCATGTCTTCAATGATGTCTTTGAATATGGATCTATCGTAAGCTTCGCCTGTAATTCTTTGTAGTCGCGACTTAACATCAAACCCCTTGAATCTTCTGATTGGTGTGGTGCTGTTGGCATCGGTGGCAACGAGAGATCCAAATGGTAAAGCCGGCGGGGCGGCGTTGCCGGCACCATACTGGGCTCCTCGGGTGTTGGGGGCAAGGTGCCCATAAAGGACAACAAGTTGGCCCAGCGGTATCTTGTAGAGGCGTACGCCACCGTCATCCACATCGCCAGGTGTGTTTACATTATCCTCATAGTACTTAAGCTTAGCCTGTATCTCTTTCCAGTTAGTGTATTTAAGGCCGTCTGAGTTTCTTGACGGTGAGAAGGACTTTCCTTCAAAGTCTGGCTTGGTGACGCCTAAAGTCGGAGAAGGATACGCTTTAATATTTTCAGTGAAATCTAATTTAGGGTTGATTCGGACCTGTCTGCCGTTTTCGATTGCAAGGTCACCAGATGCTACAGCAAGCTCATGCTTTGGCGCGCGGAATGCGTTGAACAGATTAAGATGAATGTACTTTGCTAGCAACATGTTAATTCTAGAAAAATTCGCTGTCTCCTGCTCGTTTGCGACAGGCAAAACCCCGGAATACTTTCCTTGTCCTGAGTATGTTCTTGACAAGGAGATCAGGAACATGGTAAGAAGATCATTGGTCTTATGCACATGGTATTCCCTACTGCCGGGGCCGCTGTAGCCGACCATTCCGGTGTTCAGGATGGATATTTCGGTTTTCATCGTTGCGTCCTTGAACCCTTGTGACAACAAGCAAAAGTCGATCGCAGGACCCAAAGTTAAGCTTTTATCTGGGTCAAGAGGACCGGTTATGTTAAGGTCCGGTATTCTGTTCCGAATGTTTGTTAGCACTCTCTTTAATAATGCTCTCGGATTTAATATTGGATCATCTGTGGCGTACATGTAATCCATTGCTGCAGCGGCGGAATTGAACGTTCCAGGAACTTGATCTAAAAACCCTTTGAGAGTCTTATCCCCAGAGTCAGCCTGGTTTTGGTTTGAAGCATTTATGACAGGTTTCAAGAACTTATTATACGGGGTATTTGTGCGTATCTTTTGGGCTCCGTTCACAACGGGCCCTGGTTCGCTAGGATCAAAAATCTTTACAGGTTTTGATGCGTCGATCGTACCTTCTTCACCGCCCGGGTCATCATAAAACGTCGTTCCTAGCAAAGTTGTTCGGTCAGAAGCTAGAAGTGAAACGCCGCCCTGGTTCTGGATTGTTCCCGCAACTGACGGTAGGACGGGCGCTATCCTATCAGCAACGCGAGTTGTTACAGACCGGGCGGGGAATGAAGCCTTTAGGCCCTGGACGAATTCATCATTACCCAGCGCAGAAGAGAATGCTAGATCAGTGCATATTGTGGACGCGATGAGGCCGGCCCCTACCCCTTCAAGTGTAGCGTTATACAATTCTTTCGTAGTTGCCTGAACGCCGACCTTTGAAATATCTCTGTTTTGAGTGATTTGACCCAGGAAGCTTGTCTTGTTGCCTTCGTCGGTCAAGCCGGCAACACTCAGGGAGCATATTCCGCTTCCAAATGCACCTCTTCCATATCCGTCTGTAGCGTCAATCAAAGGAACTGCAAAAAGCGTTTTAGAATTGGGATGGCCACCAATGCGTGTCCTGGGTAAGAATACATCGCGTCCCTCTGGAATGTCATTGAGTCGACGATCCGCTAGCTTTCCTATTCCCCTGTAGGGAAGTGGATAATTTGGGTTCTCAATCGGGCCCATAAGAAGAGATCTGATGTCGTAAAGAAAATAGAGAAAAAGCTTAGTAGACGAAAAGGCGTTAATTTGCTCATCGGTAAAACCATGATTTTTCTTTAAGATAGTTCGAAAATCCATCTCTCTTATAAATTTGTCAGGAAGAAGAAGCGGGTTTCTCTCAAACCTGGCCTTCCTAATCTCCAGGAATTTTTTAGCTATAGATTCACTTGGATTCTTTAAATTCAAGGCGTCCAAGAACATGCTCACGCTCTTAGAAGCAGAGTCTATCGTTGCAAAGTCCTGGTTGACTTCGCTGATCTTCCCCTCCAAGATTTCAATCATATTTTGCGTGATTTTTCCCGACGGACTTTCAGGATCTTCAGAGAGCTCGTTGAAAAGCACCTCAATGTCACTTATTCTTATCTTTCTGGCGTTCACTTGTGCATCGACAAATTTTCCTGCATCAGTCAAGAGGCGCTCAGCATTCCCGGGATTGCCGTGGACTCTGTTTCCTGAAAATACGGGCTCAAAATTAAACACAGCGACTAATTCAGGCTTCCGAATGGAGATTCCTCGTTCGTGAACAGGGAACTCACTTCCATCAAGCTCCACCAAGCTTATGCCATCTTGCTTATCAACTGCTATGGGTTCCTGTAATTCAGGTGCAAAAGATAGCGAGGACTGGGTTGTCTGGTTAGCCAGTGCGCCTCTTGCAATATCACTTCTATCTGTTATGGCCTGGGCTTGCATTCCGGCTTGAAAGCGGGCCATGTTATTGGCGATTGCGTCGGCGTCTACTTCGTTATTTGCATCTTCACCATCCTGGCCGCCGGCGCCGCCTTTACCTGCGCCTTTGCCTCCGCCTTTGCCGGCGCCTTTTCCGCCTTTATTGTTATTTTGAGTCTGCTTATTGGTGACTACAGGTGGGTTTCCATGCCCGCCTTTGCCGATGCCTTTTGGAACTCCCGCGTTATTTTTACCACCCATTTTTGCTACCTAGCCTCCCCACCGGAAATTACCTGCTTGAACCTTTTGACCGCCATTCCTATTCTTATCCAGCTCTCCGGGTGAGACTTGCGGACCACCTCTTTTATTCTGATCTGGTGGTGCCTGGTTCATCCCGGGTAAATTAGCCCCAAATCTAGGGGCATCCTGGTCTAACTTTGCATTTCTATTATCTTGTCTTCTGTTATCGATATTGCGATTATCTTGGGCGTAAGGAGCTCCGTCCCTCATGCCGTTGTTATTTTGTCCTGCGACATAATTGTCGAATTGGACCATATTATTATTGATACCTTTATTGCCGCCTTCACGAGGTCTTGCTTCAGCAAATTCTCTAGCTTGATCTTGAATTGACATACCGTTCCCGGGAGCTTCTTTCCCTTCAAAAACGTTAGCAGGCGGCGTCACAAATTTTAGTTCTCTACCTGAATTTGTGGTGAATCTTTTCAGTCTAGAACTCCAGATCTCAGTTTTTTCTGTCTCACTAACGTTGCTTATAGAGCCCTTTGAATTTACAGTAACAATCTGGTAAGATCTACTCACAGAAACTTCGTGTCGGTCGACCGAGCGCTGGAGATCGAGAATATCAATTGTCATGCTTAGCGGGAGAGTAAATTGTCGTCGATCTTCCTCTTTGAGCCTGGGCATCTTGCTGGCCACAATAAAATTGTACCCTAATTGTGCAGGAATGTTAGCAACCAATGATTTTTTAGTCAATATATTTCTTTCATTATCCTCATATGCATCGATTGCAAAGACGCTAAAGTGGTCGATATCAGAATTTCTTCCCTTGATGCTCCAGGTTACTGTTGCTTCTCCTATTTTTGTAGTCTGAACTTTCGGGCTACTAATATCTGTTCCCGTCTCCGGGATGACGAGAGGAGAATTGGGCACCAGGCTATGTAAACTAGTTCTTCCCAGATCCCATGTATCTGCCGGTGTTAGCAGATTCAAGAGTCGATCTCTTCCTGTGTTGATATTTCTTTGTAGAATTTTATTTTGTCCTCTTTCTGTCGGGGGAAGAATTCCCCTCTTGACAAATAGCGGGTTGTGTATCTTGCAAGATTGAAACAAGTACGGTTGTCGAGTTCTCTCAACTACAGAAGTTATCTCATCAGTCACGCTAAGCGGGTCACGCAAATTAACTAAGACTTCATATTGATATTCGCCTCCAGGTGAAACCGAATCGTCTGTGAATCGATAAGAAAACCTATTCTGTGTTGTGTTAGCGGTGCCGCTATCAGTTAGATCAAACATTTTAGCTGTACTGCCCATTAGCTTAAAAGAGACTTCTTCGCCTGTCACTAGATTGAGACGCCTAATGACAGGTACAGGCTGGGGCGACAAGTTTCTTCTTTGATTAATGATATCTTGTGCAAAGGGAGATTCTCGATCACCTATGCGATTATTCAGAAGGGACTCGAGAAGAGAAATAACATTTTGCGGAACAAATACATCGAAATCAATTACTGCATTACCGCTATCATCCAGCGAAGGAGATGAGGTAACTTCTAGGCTAAGGTCTTCCGATCCGAGGAGCCTAGGATCAAAGTAAGTTGCATTAGTCTTGTCTTCTGACAGCTGAGTTATGCCTGAACGTGTATAAGTCCTAACTGCATATTCGTAAGTGTGCCCATCGACTACGTTCGTATCATCATAGCTTAGCGTAAATCGTTCACCTTCCCGGAGGCCGCCTGGGATCATTTGACGTGAGTTTTGTGTTGAATTAGTGACAGTGCTAATAAGTGTAAATCTTAGTTCGTTCTTCGACAAATCTCTTCTGACAAAATCGATTGCAGCGGGTGTCTGGCTATTCTTTCTGCCCGACACAACAACTGTTATTCCTCCAACAGAATCAGGTGCCCTGTAAGAGACAATAGCTAGATCTGAAGTTGACTTCACCATTGGGGCACTTGGTGATAAAAAATTATCATCTGTGAGCTGGTAACCTATTACGTCTGCAGCTCCGTTTCTCGGGTGTACACCTCGAGCAAAAACAGGAAGAATTCTAAAATTGTCACCGATAGAGACACTGGCTTGAGTTATTGGCGTCGTGAAAGAATCTCTGTAAACGTAAGACGGGGCCTTCCTCTGCCCGATAGGAATTACCCGATATTGGTACGCAAAAGTGTTATCAATTACTCCGAAAGGTACATCTGGATTTGATGTTGGGTTGCCATCGACAAAGGAAACTGTATAGCTCTCGTCAATTAAAGTATCGTTCTCTCCCGAAAAGTCAACATTGGTTACGAATTGAAAGCTGCTGGGTTCACCGTCAGGAGATATTACCCTCCTGAATACTGCAGCAGACTCTGCATTGCAAGTAGCCGATTTATAAAGTGTAACTAAAGTCTGGTCATAAGAGGTCGCTGCAGCAGTGATCTTTACGGGATGTCTAGCGATATAATAAGCATCTAGATCTTCGTCCATGTCATAGGGCTTTGAAAAAGAAACCCCTGGAATTGGGGGGCCGATCTTGTCACCTTCTTCCCCTGAGGATCTAAGGATCGTAAAAACAAACTCAAGATCTTGTGCAACATTACCAAAATCCCCTGGTTGGTAGAGGTCGTAACCGGGGGCTTTTACCTTAGTAGAATCAACTTCTAGATCGAGACTAACTGGTTGAATACCATCTGTGGGTTCTTTTGGTACAAAATGGGAAAAATTAATAG